GGCGGCCCTTCTCGGGAAGAACGCCCGCTAACCCGAACATGATAATGTATTTGACGGGACACAGAAATGTGACGTAGCCATCCCGTGCCGCCTGATTTGCGGGAATCACTGGGAGCCGGCTCCTGTGTCAGCCACATCAGCTATCCTCTCCACAAGCGTTCATGGCCGGTTCGCGATACCATGCTTCCCGGAGCCGGTCGATTTCCGGAGCGGCCAGAGGCGCCTTCCGCTTGAGCGCCACATCCCGGCCCATGTCCTCGCAGCCTTCTCCGAGGGGATGCTGCGCCTCATTGCGCCGGCCGGCCTGCGCTTCATCGCAGATCCCGCGCCACTCGCCCTCCCCGCGGCGCCAGTCACGACCCACGCCGTCACGCCCCTTATGGCCCAGGTCGAGGCCATCGTTCAGCGCCTGGCCCGCAGCATCCAGCCCATGCCAGGAAACCCGGAACTCGGGCAACTTGCGGGCGGACGCGGTCGAAACTCGGTCCACCGCGCGCTGGAGCGTCTCGCCATCGCCGGGCGCATCACGGTGGAGATCAAGGACAGCCGGCGTCGGGTGCGGATCATCGCAACCGGGGCTGTTACGGCCTGGGGGCCGTTCACCCGCAACCCACACGCACCCTACTCGGCCCGGGCGCGCGGCGAAGCGACCCCCGAGGTCAAGCCCGAGGTCAAACGCATCGACTACGAGCCGGTCGAGGGCGAGCCGTTCCGGTACAGGGTGGAGCCACAGAAGCTCGTCGCTGCCGGACCAAGCCCGACCTGCTGCTGGCCGTTGTGGAGCAACGACGAGACGCCCGCCTACCCGGCGTATCCGTTCTGTGACTGCCCGGTGCCCCATGACTTGCGTCAAGCGGGCTTTTCATATTGCCCCGAGCATCAGCGCATTTCGCGCATACCAGCCCGGACAAGACCAGGAAATGAGCGTAAATCCGCCGAATCGTCAGTCTAGCCAAGCATCCGGCGCCAAATTGTTGCGAACGGCCGGTTGACGTTTGGATAATATCAACGAACAATCCTCAGATAATGCCGCGACAAAACAAAAACGTCCCTCGCCTGATGAAGAAACTGTCACGCACACCAATAAGGGAGACACCTTGTGACCGAGATTCTACCGACATTCTGCTCAGATAAGGAAGCGCGGGCCGCGCTCGTCAGGATCAACGCAGCCGTTGACGGGGGAACCTTTTCCATCGGCGCCAGGCTAGAAGTTGGCCTGACGATACTGACGCGCGCGCTCCTGGAGCTGCCGCCAGCAGCTGCTGGCGAGGTTGCCGACGCCATCGGGCAGATTCTGGCCGCGGTGGCGACGGATGCAAGCGAATGCGAATCTCCGGCTGACAAGGAACGGCTCAGAGCGGCCTAGCAGCCTTGTCGCGGCGACAGGCGCCCGCCACCGAGGTCTCCACAATTATTGGAGATCGCGGCGATGCCCGACATGTATCACGGCGCGCACCCCGGCATGAACGGGCCGTTCATCAAGGGGCAGGCCGTCACGCCCAGCGATGGTCTCGATCTGCCGCTCACGGCTCGCAGCCTGTGGGTGGGCGGATTGGGCGATGTGACCGTGATCCTGCGCAATGACGACGACGCCCAGCCCGTCACCCTGAAGGCGGTCCCGGCCGGCACGCTACTGCCGATGTATGCGCGCCGCGTCCTCCAGACCGGCACCACGGCCACCTATATCATCGCGCTGCAGTAAGGCCCGCCGGCATGGCACTGGGCGACCCGAACCACGTCCCTGATCCGCGGCGCAACTGGCGCAGCGATGGGAAAGAGCGGCCGATCGAGGCGAGCTGGTTCCAGCGCGCCAAGGACACGCTGGCTGCCGTGTTCAACGGGGGCGCCGCGTCACAGACCCAGGCGAACCAACCCGACCCGGCGCAGCACCAGCCCCAGCAGGTCGCACCCGTGGGCGGGCAGGCGCCGGGAACGTCGCTGCTGGACTGGCAGTCAACCGCCGTGTCTCGGGTCACCGGCACCAGCTTTACGGTCCAGCTGCGCGATCCGTGGATGGGGCCGGGCAACCCGCTTCGCCCTGTGGTCCAAAACCCCGAAGAGGTCAGGGGCCGAGAGTGGGACTACCCGGCTGCTGCCAATATCGGGGTCACGCCGCGCCGGTTCGAGGGGACCAGCTTCGCGCAACTGGAGGCGCTCGCCCAGAACCTCGACATCCTGCGCCTCGCGATCGAGACCCGGAAAGATCAATTTGGGAATCTCACGTGGAGCTGCCTGCCGATCAAGGACAGGAACGAGAAGGTCCGGCGTGACGCGGACGAGCGGAGCGACGAAATCGAAGCCATAATGCGTCGCCCAGACCGGCGCACGCCCTGGACCCTGTGGGCCAGATCGCTGATCGACGCCCAGCTCGTCACCGACGCGCCCGCCATCTACGTGCGTCGGACCGTCGGCGGGAAGGTCCATAGCCTTGAACTGATCCAAGGGGCGGACATCAACGTGCTGCTGGATCACACGGGGCGCGTGCCGGAGCCGCCCTATCCCGCCTACCAGCACATCCTGAAGGGCTTGCCCGCCGTCAACTATACGACCGACGAGTTGATCTACTGGCCCAGGAACATCCGGGTCGGCCACCGATACGGCTTCTCGCCGGTCGAGCAGATCATCATGACGGTCAACATCGCGATCCGGCGCGAGGTCGCGAAGCTGTCCTACTTCACCGAGGGCAATGTGCCCGAGGCGCTGGTCAGCGTGCCAAAGACCTGGACGCCCGAGCAGATCGAGCACTTCCAGAAAGTCTGGGACGCCATGCTGGCCGACCAGAACACGCGCCGGAAGATGAAGTTCATCCCGGGCGAGATGAACTACCAGCCCACCAGGTCGGAGCAGAGTCTGGGGGACGGCAACGACGAATGGCTCGCCAGGGTCGTCTGCTATGCCTTCTCCCTGCCGCCGATGCCGTTCGTCAAGATGATGAACCGAGCCACGGCGGACAACGCCTATGAGGCCGCGCTGGCGGAGGGGCTCCAGCCGATGATGATGTGGTTCAAGTCCCTGATGGACCACATCATCCAGAACGTGTTCGGCTACACCGACCTGGAGCTGGTCTGGGACGACGCGCGGCGCGCGGATCCGGCCGAGCAGGATCAACGCGACCTGGCGCTGATCCAGATCGGGCGCAAGTCCATCGACGAGGTGCGAATCGCGCGCGGCGAAGCCCCGATCGGCATGGATCATGCCGTGTGGGGTATCGGCCCGATGGGGATGATGTTCGTCACGGACATCCTCAAGGCCCAGAAGATGGGCCTGATGATGCCACGGGCTCCGATGGCGCCGGACGCGATGGGCGGCATGCCCGGCATGATGGGCCACAACGGCGGGCCGCCCATGGACGGTGCCGGTGCGCCCAACGTGGCGCCGGGCGTGCATCCCAAGGCCGCGCAGCTGCTGAACGATATCGACCCCACCCTGCTGGAGGCGGTCGGCCTGGGCGCCAAGGGCGAGGCAGCGCGACGCATCGACGTGACCGACGACGATACGTTCCGATCCGACCCCCTTTCGAACGTCGTGTTCCACCCCACCGTGCTGCGCACGCTGCGGGACGTCGAGGGCAAATTGAAGAGGGGAAGGCGATGACCGAACCTGTATCCCGCGTTGGCGTGTTGAAGATCAGCGACGTTCTGCTGTGTGAGGCGATCGGCATCCCGATCGGATGCTCTATCCTGGCTGTGAGCCACACCGATCCCGGCGTGACGGTGCTGACGCTGGAAGGACCGTCGCTCCCGGTGGCGACCGATCCGCCCGCCGAGGTGGAATTGGTCGGCCTCCAGCGGATTACCTGATCGGAAACTGACAATGCCGCTATCGCTCCCCCTCGCCAAGTTCCAGATGTCCTACCGGTGGGATGAGTCCAAGCACACCAGGGACGACGCGGGACGGTTCTCTGGCTCCGGTGCGGGCTCGCTTCCCATGGCCACGGTCGCGCGCCCGCAGAGCCGCTCCCTGACACGGGGCGAGTCCTGGCAGCGGATCGGCGCGAAGATTGCCGAGCTGCCGACAGCCTACACGGGCAGCAAGAACCGGGAGGCGCCGGCGGACTGGTTCAAGGCGCCGCCCAAGATCGAATGGCAGGCACCGAAGGCGCTTTCGCCCGAGCAGCACACGACCTTGGTCGGCAAGCTGAAGGGCGTGATCCAATCGAACCGCCAGGACGCGATCGCCAAGGCGAAGGAGACCCGCCAGCTCGTCGCGGTGCACGGGATCAAGGACAAGTTCACCATGAAGCGTCGGACCGGGGATCTGATCCTGCCGCCCGATGCGCCGCCTGGGGCCGTCAACCGCGCCTACAATCATGCCGCCATGCTGGCGCTGCACGATTTCGGCGTGCTCGATTACGACTTCTGGATGAGTGACTCGCAGAAGGAGGAGCTGACCCCGCTCATTCCATTCATGCGCTACACACGCCGGCGGCTCTGGAACGAGATGCGCACCGGGGATCTGAAGGGGGCATCGCAGCCGTATCGGGCCGAGTTCGGCAAGCCGTTCGCGGACCAGCGCAGGGACAAGCGGACCGGTGCGGTGCGTCTGCGGTTGCGGCCGAACGATGTGCTGGTGAAGGCCTTCGACGAGACGAAGGTTAAGCGGGACGAGGATGGGAAGTTCGCGAGCAAGGGCGGCACCACGATCGCCGGAACATTGGCAGACCTCAAGGAAAGCATCGTCTCTCCGCTCAGTGATGAGTCGAAGGTTAAGCGGGACGATGACGGGAAGTTCGCTCCGAAAAACCGAAAATTATTGGCAGACCTCAAGGAAAGCATCGTCTCTCCGCTCAGATCTCCCGTCAACCAGGGGATCCTGGGATCTGTCGGGGGCGCCGTGGGGATCATGGGCCTTAACGCGGGCATTGTGGCCGCAGCGGCCATGCCGCGCGGGACTCCCGCCATAAGGCGCGTTCTGCGTGGCCTAGCCAGGAGCGGAGGCACTGCCTCTCTTCTCGCGACCTCAGCCCTCGCGGTGGGGTCGGTTGCGATGGAAACGACAGCCGCCATAAGGCGAAGGCCTGAAGACGGATGGGTAGGCCCAAGTTGGTCGGATCGCCTGAACTATGCAGGCAATATGGTGTGGCCGGCCGGCGCCGGGGCCGTTGGCTTGTATTACGGTCTGACAGGTCACGGTCGAGGGCTGACCATTCTAGCCAGAACGCTACCGAAGCTGGGAAGCAATGCGGTGGCCGCTATCGTTCCCTCTCTCGGGCAGTCCCTGAAAATCGACCGCGCGTCGAGACTGGCGGCGGTTCGATCGGCGATCAAGGCCAACCCAGGGACAATCGTGTGGCGGGGCGCGCCTGCGACACACGATTTCACGCCTATCCCGCGAGGATACACCGCCGTCTATGCGGCAACAAAGAAGAAGGTCACCCGGGGGTATGGGGCTGGGCAAGAGGCCCTGGGATCGGTGACCGCCTTCAAAGTGAGCCCGAAGGCCAAGTTGCTGGAACTCGGGCTGGATTTTCCAGAGGACGCCATCTCGACCGACAAGAGGAAAATGCCGAAGGACTTGGTGCCCTTCTACGAACGACTGGTGGCCGCTGGCCATAATGGTTCCTGGGGTTCGACCAAAAGGGATTTTTCGGGTTTGTCGGCCCTGCACACAAACCCGACAGAGGCTCAGAAGAATATCCTGGAGGAGGCTGGCTATCACGGCACTATCGGTCGGAGCAGGAACGTGGCGCTCTTCGATACGAAGATGCTCACGCCGCTCTACGCGCAGGACCGCGCTTTCGGCACCGTGACATTCCCCAAGAAGCCGCTCACCAAGGCCGCCCCGTCCGACTGCATCGACGATCGCGTCGCGACGCAGGTGCAGGAGGCCGACCGCATCCTGTCCAGCGCAGCGCCTCAGCCTGGTGCTGCCCGTCGCCGCATCGATCCGCACGTCGCCTCGGTGCTGGCCGACGTGGATCGCCTCCTCGGGCCTGCTCCGGTGCCGCCAGTCCCGGAGACGCCGGAACTGCGCCTGAAGCGGAACGCGATGGTCGCGGATCTCCGCATTCCCCTCGCCGACGTGCTGCGCCGTGCCGCTTGACCTCGCCAAGGACTATGACCAGACCCAGCCGCGGGACGAGGACGGGCGCTGGACCGCCGCCGGAGCCGCTGGTGCCTCAGCCCTGGTGGCATCTGCTGGTGTTGCTGGCGGCGCTGTCGCGGCGTCCCGCGTCCGCACGATCCGGGCCGCTGCCAGTCAGGACGTCCGAGCCGCGGTGGCGCGAGTCCGCGAAGTGCGCGCCAAGAACCGGGCTCGTCAGGCCCGTCACGCCGCGGCGGAAGCGAGCATCGCGCGGGGGCTGAGCAGTTCGCCGCGGAATGCCGAGTTCATCCCTACGGCGCTGCGCACGCTGAGGAGCAGGGCCAACCGGGCCGGATACGAGCTTCGGCAACACATCGCCGCGAAAGCCGAGCGGTTCTGGGATCCCGAGAGTGGTGAACCGGTCTGGGCCAGCAGCGATGCCGCGGGCGAGCGCCGCCTCCGAGACAGGGTCACTGGTCTGGAGGAACGGATCACCGACCTACGCGAGAATGGCAGAGCGCCACGCGTTGAGATGCGCGAGGCGCAAGTCCACATCGCCCATGTCCCGGAATACGTGCGACATGTGCGGGGACCGACCATCGTGGAGTGGAGAAATCCGCAGCACGTTATCGACATGATCGCCGAAGCCCCGGACGAATTCGCCGAGCATGGCATTACGTCCATCAAGGACGTGGAGGACATCGCCAGGCTAGCGCCTCGTCGGCATCTGCGTGGCATCATGAGACAGTTCGGCCTGCCGGTGCCGCAGGTTCGGCAGACGATGATCGAGCAGGTTGTGCGGAATGTTGACCGGCATCATCCCGCGCATGAGGTGGTAATCGACGGGAACCCGACCGTCGTGCAACGGCGCCGGCTCCGGAGCAATCTGCTTGACGATTTGCAGGACCGCCGGTTCGGGGCGCTCGACCTGGGGCAAGCGAAATCGCCGAGCCGGCGGTCAGCGCAGCGGGAAGTGGCTCATGCCATCGCCACGGGAGGAACCCCAGAAGCGCCGGCAATGGCGCCGATGGCGGGTAGGCTGCAGGCATGGCTCGAACGCGAGCTGCCCCGCGCCTCGGACCGCGTGATCGGCGAGCATGCCGTGGCGCGCTGGACGGTCCGCCCGGCCCTGCGGACACTCGCCATGCTGCGCGGCAACCGGCGAATCGCGCTGATCGGTGCCGGTGCTGTCGCCGGCGCGGGTGTTGCGGCTGGTGGCATCGCGGCAATCAACCGCCTCGTCGCGAACCGCAGGAAGGCCCGCTTGGAGCAACACTCCAATCCACCGCTTGCCAAGGCCGCCGACGATCCCCCACCCGATCCGGCCGACGCCGTGTATCGCGCGGGTAGACGGGCTGAGAACAGCCTGGCGCAGAACATCGCCGAGATGTTCGGCTCTTGGACCCGGCTGCCGATCGATCGTCTGCTTCAGCGTAGCGCGGCCCTGCACACCACGCTGCTGACCGACCTGGATCAGGCCACCCGGCCATTGGATGCCGCGGTGCGGGGCGGGGCGGGGGTCGAGGTGCCCGTCGCGACCCGGGGCGCCGACGGCTCGCCCCGCACGATCAGCGTCTCGCTCGACACGGGCAGCGAGCGAGTCAACTCCTTCGCCCGCCAGTATCGCCTCAAGCTGGCCGGCTCGCTGGCGGACGAGCAGCTCCAGACGATCCGGTCCGTATTGCAGGACGCCGCGTTTCAGGGCCAGCCCACCGAGGTGACGGCCCGCCTGCTGCGCCAGACGATCGGGCTTACCCCGGTGCAGGCTGGCCATGTCGTCTCCTACCGTCGCGCCCTGACCGCGCTGGATCCCGATGCGCTGGGCCGCGCCCTGCGGGACGCCCGGTTCGACCGCACCGTGTCGCGCGCGATCGACACCGACACACCGCTCGGCGACGACCAGATCAACAAGATGGTCGACGCCTATCATCGCCGATACCTCGCGTTCCGGGCCAACACCATCGCACGCACCGAGGGGTTACGAGCCGCGAACAATGGCCACGTCGATGCCGTGCGGGACTATCTGAACGAGCACATGGACTTCACGGTCATCAAGACGTGGGTCTCCACGACCACCGACGACCGCACCAGGCCGGATCACGTGGGGCTGCACGGTCAGCAGGTGATCGGTCTCTACACGCCCTTCGTGGCGCCCAACGGCGACCGCATTCTGTGGCCCCACCAGTCCGATGCGCCTCTCAGGCAAGTTGTGCGCTGCCGCTGCACAATGTCTATTGCCCTTGTTCCGAGAACCGCCGCTGCCCAGTCCGGCTTCAGTCTGGTGGCCGATGCGCCACCCTGAGCCGAGGAGCGCACCGTGGCGAGACCTGACGATCAAGCCCTGGACGGGATTGTCCTCGACCTGATGAAGCTGGCGGACGGGCCCGATGCGGTCCGTTTCGCCTACATTTCCCAGGATGTGCTGCGGCTCGCGACGCAGTGGTCCGATCCGGCATCCGAGGCCGTGCTGATGAAATGGGCCGACGGACCCGACCCGCTGCGCAAGCGCATCGCCGAGCATTGGCTGGCCCGCGCCCGAGCGACGATCGACGCTCCGCCACCCGCGAAGAAGCCGCCCGCTGCAAAGCCACCGGCGGAGCAGGGGACGGCACCCGCCGCCGCCCGCCCGGTTCACCCTGGGGAGAAGATGCTCCGGGACGCGGCGCAGGCGAGGCTCGCACTACGCAAAGCCGCCGACCCCGATCCGGCCAAGGCCCGCCGGCTGTCCTTTGTCGGGCGGCTCTTCGACATCAAACGCCGCGCGACCGGGGCTGTGCTCGGGGCGGCGGCGGGTGCGTCCCTTGGTGCGCGGCTGGGCCGACGCGCCGGGCGAGGCGGGGCCATCCTCGGCGCTGTGGCTGGGGCCGTGGGTGGCGAACGGGCAGCGCGTGCCTACAGCGGGGCCGTCGAGAGCAACCCGGTGACCCGCACAATCTCGCGCCTAAGTCTGATCGGCTGACCGGAGAGACGATATGAACAGCCAACAGCCCATGCTCAGTATCCCGCTGGTCAAGATTGACGTGGAGCGGCGCCTGGTCATTGCGCGAGCCGCACAGGAAGTGGCGGACAAGAGTCAAGAAATCATGGACTACGCAACCGCGAAGCCCGCGTTTCAAAAATGGTCTGACGAGATGGCGACCATGTCGAACGGCCTGTCGAAGGGAAATGTCCGCGTAATGCACCAAAAGACGGCGGCGGGGAAGGTGACGGAAATCACCTTCAACGACGACGAGAAGGCCGTCGATGTCGTCATGAAAATCGTTGACGACAACGAATGGAGAAAGTGCCTTGAGGGAGTATATACTGGTGTAAGTATGGGTGGCGGATACGCGAAATCCTGGCAGGATGGCAACCTGCGGCGATACACGCCCCGCATCACCGAAATCTCCCTGGTCGATAACCCTTGCATCCCGACTGCGCGCTTCGCTGAACTCGTAAAGGCGGATGGCATGACAGAACGTCTGCCACTACACGGCGTAGCACGCACGTTCGGCCAGTTGTGGCGTCCCCCGGCGAAGACATTCTCCGACCTGTGGCGAGCGAGGGTTGCGTGATGCGGCCGCATTTCGACTCCAACCTGATCGGCGAGCTGCGCAATCGCGTCATCCAGCACAACCAGGCGCACCCCAGCGCCCCGGTCAAGCTGCAGGAGCTGCGCAAGCTCTATTCCAGCGCCCATCAGGGCAGGACCCCAGGCGTCACGGCCATGGCCAAGATCGACAGTCATCTGCTCGCCAAGGCCGCCAGAGACGGTTTCGACGAAGCCGAACATCCCAGGGATGATGATGGGAAGTTCCAGGCGAAGGGTGGAGGAGGCGCATCGGCCGCTTCCGCGCCGTCGCCATCTCTGTCTGTCGCGCTACCCAAGACCCAGCGCGAGCATGAGAAGCTGACAGAGCAGAATGCCGGCTACGCCGCGCTTCAGGCTGCGATCATCCCGGAGACCCGATACCGAGAAGCGGCCGTCTCGATCCGGGACGGCACGTCCGCCGTCGCCGCTATTGGCCTGGTGACCAGTCTCGCGAGAGGAAAGGAGAATGGTCTGGTGGCTCGCGCCGCGCGCTGGGCTGGAGGTCAGACCGGAAAGCTCGCCGCCGGGATCGGGGTAGGGGTTGCGGCACGCGGCGCCACGACCGCGACATCGGGTCTCGCGGCCGGCGCTGATCTGGTCGCTCGTCTGGCTCGCAGCAGGGCGGCAGGAGCATTCGCGACAAAGCTCCGAGCCGGGGCCGCGGCGCGAGAAGCAAGCGCCCGCTCGTCGACCCTCGCCGGGGCCGAGTTGGGCAGAAAGGCGGGGGCACTAGCCGGTGATTTTGTCGCCGGGGCCGCGAGCCGGTCGGTTCGCTTCCTGGGCGACGCAGCCGCTTCCGGCGGTGCCACGCCTCGGGCGCAAGCCGTGCGCCGTGGCGCCATGATGGTCGCGCTGGCGATCCCCACCGCGCTGGTGATCAAGCGGACGTGGAAAGGATCGGTCCTGGACCCGGAACCATTTGCCCAGTCGATCGACGCAACCTCCTATCGCCGCATCCAGAAGGTCGCGGCCGGCGATGATCTCGCCAAGGCTGTGCCGCGCGTTCCAGGCATGTGGTCCGGCGGTGGGCGCCTCGTCCTGGCCGGCCTCGCCGGGATCGGCGGCGCCCTGGCAGGGGGTGCCGGTGGCGCCGCCGCGGGCCTTGGCGTTGGCGAACTCGTGGGGCGTAAGCGCGGCAACCCCTATCGTGATGAGGACGGAAAGTTCTCGTCGGCAGCGAACGCGCGGAATGGCGCGGTGGCCGGCGCGGTGCTGGGCGGCGCGGCCGCGGCGCTCGGAACCTATGCCATGCTGCGCGGCGGAAACGCTAAGCTGGTGCAGGGCGCGGCCCGCAAGGCCAAGGACGCGTTCGATCGTCGCCTGTCCCTGACCAACACCCGGCTTGGCCAAGGGGGCGTGAAGCGCCTGTTGGCGACCCGCGACACTGTGCTGGACGAGGCGGTCCAGCAGAACCCGCAGTTCAAGGCGGCCAGGGACGCCATGGAGCGTTACGGGGCATCGACCGACCTGCACTACAAGCGGCGCATCGCCGATGAGGTGAACGAAAAGATCGGATCGATCGCGGCGTTCTGGGATGAATTCAAGGTCCCGGACAAGGCGGGCAAGACCTGGCGCTCGGTGGCCGACATCAAGGCCGGCATCCCCCAGCGCAACCTGAAGGACACGCGGGCCGCGTCGGAGATCAAGGCCTTCGCGGAGCGGGCCACCCCGGCGCAGTTCAAGCAGGCCATCAAGGATCTGGCGCCGGAGCAGCAGACCACGGCGCTGCACTGGTTCGAGGGCCGATCCGGTTGGGTCAACGGCGTCGACGATCAGATCACGGCCCATTTCGGCAAGATCAAGACGGCGGAAGACACGGTTGCGCAGACCGCCGCCGCGTGGGGAGAAGCGCAGACGGCCGAGACCAGTGCCAAGGCCATTCTGGCCAGGACGACCGGATTGGAAGCGGTGCACGCGGCCGAGGCCGCGGTCGAGACTGCTTCCGTCGCCACGGCCAAGGCAGCGGAACTGAACGCGAAGGCATCCACCACCGCGCTGAAGCTGAAGGATGCCGGCGCCGGGATCGTATCGCCGATCACCGGCAAGAAAATCCCGGCCGCGTCCGCCATGGATCAGGCCGTGATCATCTCCGACATCAGTGCCAAGGCCAGGGACAAGGCGGCGCGGGTCTTCGATGCCACTGTTGCCGAGACGCGGGGCAAGCAGGCCCAGATGATCGCGGAGCGGGCCAACCGAAACCTCGGCGCGCTTGCCGTTATGTCCGAGGCCCACGGCGTTCCGCGCGGGGCAAAGTCCGCCACGGCCAAAGTGGCCGCGCTGCATCGCGAGGTGCGGGGCCTCCAGCGCAAGGCGTCCCAGGTCCAGCGCGAGCTGCAAACCGTACGGGATGCCCGGGCGGCTCTGCGCGGCAGGAACATCGATCCGACGGTCCGGGCCGACCTGGATTCTCGCGTCTCGGCCGCCACAGCATCCTGGGACGAGGTCAGTGGCGAACTGGCCCTGGCGCGGGCCCGGCGCGCTTCGGCGGTGACCGATTACCAGAACGCGCTCGACAACCCGGCCCCTGGCTCGCGCATCCGCCTGATGCCGGAGTCCCTGGCGGCTGACATCCGGCAGGATCTGCGCCAGGCCACGGCCCAGATGACCGGGGCGGCTCGGGACTTCCTGCAACGCCCGACCATGCAGCGCCTTGCCGCGTTTGCCGCGGACAAGACGGCTCTGGCGCGCGCGGGTGCGACCGATCTGGCGCACGAACTATTCTTCACGCCCGACGGCAAGGGTGGATTCTCGCCGTCGTGGATCAAAACCACCCGCAATATCGGCTTGATCGGGTTGGCGGGGGATGGGGCAAAGGACCTCTTCAACTGGGGCAAGGACAGAGTGCTCGGCCCGGAGGACGGCAAGACCCCGGCTCCGTTCCCGCGTGGCCTGAGTATCGAAACCGACACCAATGCGCTGACCGGCGCGTCGTTCTCCGCCCTGACCGCGCCGCACCCCACCGAAAAGGGCGAGCGAATCGTCGTCTACGGCGAGCGACAGGACAGCACGAACGGTCAGGTCAGGCCGATCGTGTCGGGCGGCAAGATGTCGCAAGTCAAGGGCGCGCTCCGCGACGGGCGCTGGGAACGTCCCGAGGGCGGCGGAGGCGGCGGAGGCGGCGGTGGCGCGCTCGATACCGGCGATCTCCACAATCTGCCGCAGGCCGTGAAGGACATGGTCAAGAGCGCCCTGTCGGAGATCGGCAAGGCCGGCGCGATCGTGCGGGAGAACATCCCAGGCGCCGGCGATGTGCGGGTCGCCTACCTCAAGATGGGCAGCGACGCGAAGGGCGCGAGCCAGCCCGTGCGCCAGCATATCGAGAACCTGTATCTCACGCCGGACAAGAAGGGTGGTGATGATCAGCGCACATATTTCCATGCGCTGAAATCGCTGTTCGCCAATGAGGCGCAGGTCCTGACCCCGCAGCAGCGCTACGTCCTGCTGACCAATCGGGCCAAGGCCAACGAGGTCCCTCGAAACCATCACTCGATCTTCCCGAACGCGGCCGACTTCAACACCGACGACAGGGGCGCGATCGCTCGCGCTTTGACGTCAGAGATGGATCGCGCGCTGCGGTTCAACCCGAACCGCGAGGAAAAGGCGAACCTGCACCGGGCCGCGCACATCGTTGGTGTGCAGAAAGGCTTGTCCCCGGAGACGATGCTCGGGATCCACAAGAAGATCGCAGGCCAGAGCCAGGGCGGAGAGCAGCGCCAGGGCAACCCGGGGCAAGGTGATGCCGGGCCGAGCGTGCGGGACAATGTCCGGAAGTCGGCCAGTCAGCCGAAGGACTGGGACGACGAAGAGTTCGAAAACCTGACAGCGGGGCACGCGAACCGGTTCGGGCGGTCCCTCACGAACAACTGGCCCGGATCGAACCGGGACGTGCAGAACGTCGTGAAGGTCTTAGCGTCCCATGTCGGGCGCGTCCACGGCCTTGGCTTGCAGGACTCGGTCACCGTCGCGGCGAATGCGCTGAACGCGTTCGCCGGATCGAGCCAGGAGTCGCGTCGAAACGCGGCGGACCACATCAAGGAAGGCCACTGGGAAACCGACGCGGCCCTGTATGACTCACTGGACGCGGAAGCGCGGAAGCTCAAGCGGGCCGCCCGCGTCGAGAAGCTGGACGACATCGACGATCTGATCAAGGCGTTCGACTCAACCAAGCACCAGCGCCACGGCGCGGGCAGTTCCGAGGGCGGTGAGTTTGCGCCCGCGGGCGGCGGATCGGCCGGAGCGCCGCGGCAACCCACTCAGCGCCGACAGACGCCGGGTCGGGCCGCTATGGTCCGGCATGCTCGCCCGAAACCCGTCGCCGCTGCCCCGAAACCCGTCGCCGCTGCCCCGATGGGGAGCCTCCACCCGGTCCGGATTTCCGGTGAACTGGGATACAACGCCGGGATGGAGGCGGCGTCGGAGATCGCGAGCCGATTCCTGGGTGCGGTAGCGGGAAAGAAGGCCGATATCGTCACGACCGAGGTATCGGCCATCGCGGGGGAGCGCCTGGCCGAACAAGGCGCGCATCACCTGGCGGGAAAGCAGGCCGTTGTGGGGGTTGCGAACAAACTGGCGAGCAAGGTCGCGGCGGGTTTTCCTGCCGGGGCCGCCATGTCGATCGCCGAGCGGTTCCTCCCTGGGCCGGCGCAGATCGTGTCAGCCGGGGTCAAACTGGCCGCGGCAGCGGTCGGCGGCGCGGTTGGGAACTTTGCCGGGGATGCGGCGGCCCGAGCCGCGTATCGCGTCGCGGGGAAGCCCGTACCGGAGCGCGTCGAGGAAGAATTCTCCCTGGGTCGAATGGCGGCGGAGACCGGGGGGCAGATCGTGGGTAGCACGATCGGGGGCATCGCCGGAGGGTTTGCCGGGGGCGTCGGCGCCTTTGCCGGCGGGGTCGCGGGATCATGGGCCGGGGCCGAACTCGGGCGGGCCGCGCACTCCTGGTTCACCGGATACGATCCGAATGCAGTGCAGCGCGCCATGACCCGTTTCTCGGGGCCAGCCGAATGAGCGGCGCCACCTTCTCCGCCAATCCCAATCCGACCGTTGGCCTGCAAGGCTACGATCTGGAGCGCAAGGTGAAGCACCTTGTCCCGGCGACCAGCCATCTCCTGAACATGCGCTTGTTGCGGGCCGTCCGGAACAGACGCGCGAAGGCGAAGGACGGCACATCCACACTAAAGAAGGACATTGGTATGCCCGACGCGACCCTCCAGGCGATGGTCGACACGCTTTCGAGGAGCGTGACGGACATTGTAGGCGCCGGCGGTGACGACCGCGACGAGCTGCTGGCAAAGAGCTTCACCGAGTTCACCGATGCTTTGACCGAGGCGATCAGTGATGAGCAGGAGGCGGTCGTCGCCGATGCGCTCGCGAAGATGGCGCCCGAGGAAGCCGATCCCTTGTTCAAGGGGATGGGTACGGTCGGACGCATCGCAAATATGGTCTCCCGCCTCGCCGCCGACATCGCCGCGATCAAGGAAGGCAAGGAGTGGTACGGCAACGCTGCACCGGGGGGCGGCAAGGAGGCCACCGACACGCCGTCCGAGGAAGTCGAGGCGTATCTCGATTACTGCCTGGCTGGCGCGGAACTGGCGATGCGGGCCGCGGTCAATGAGCATGTCGACATCCTGACCGATGACGACCCTCCCGATGGCATGCAGGAACTGGTGGTGAAATCCGCCGACGGCGCGGATGTCAGGCTGATGACGGCGCTGCCCGAGGAGCTGGCCAAGTTCGCGACCCATCCCGACGTGCTGGATCAGGCCATGCTGGATCAGGCATGCGGTGTGCTGCTGGCCGTGGGCGTGGAAGAGGCCGCGCTGAACAAGCTGTTCGAGCCCGATGGTGACGACAAGCTCAGCAAGTTGGACCCCAGCATGACGGGTGGTGCCGGTGGGGGTGCCCCAGGCGGACAAGGTGCGCCGGACGACGAGGCGGCCGAGGGCGAGGAAGAGCCGACCGACATGATCGGCGCTCTGCACATCGTCGGCCGCTGCCTCTCGGCAGCCCTGATCCAGCTCGACGGCGTGTTGGGCCAGCTGCAAGGCGGCGATGCGGGTGCTGACCCTGCGGCGACCGGAGACGATCCGGACCAAATGGCTGGCGCGGAGCAGGGCGCCGAGCAAGATCAGGGCGACGGCGCGGACAAGGAAGAACCGACGGCCGGCGCGGACGGTGAAAGCGAAGAGGACAAGAAGAAAAAGAACCCGTTCGCCAAGGCTGCCCCGACCGGCACATTGGCAAAGCGAGACCCGGCGGTCACCGAACTGCAGAGGCAGGTGACCAGCCTGACCGCCACGCTCGAAAAGGTGATGGGGCTGCCGCAGGTGCCGAAAGCCGTCCTGGGCAAGGGGGGCAAGCTGGAGAAGCAGGTCGATACCGGCGGCGATCCCGACGCGATGACCGAGGAGGCCATCGCGGACACGCTTGAGAAGATGACGGACCCGAACGACAGGGCTGTGGCACTCTACAAAATCCAGCGCGGCACACCGCCCGAGGTAGCACTCGCCAAGTACCGCTGATCCTTCGACCCTCGCGCTGAGATAACGGCGGCTCCCAAAGCCGCCGTTTTTCTTTGCCCGGAATTTTATCCTCAAAAACATAAAAATGTGTCCTTGACACGGGTACACCGGCCCCGGCGCCTGAGCCGTGCCAGCGAGTGATCGCGGCGCGCTCGTCAAACCCCTGAAGAGCAACAGGACCGGCCCATCTACGCCGTCGGGTCGCGGCTTTAAGTCACATCGAGATGTGATATGAGTACTGCTGAAACCCTGGCCCTGGTCCGCAATGCGCTCTCGAAGAGCGCGGGCGATCTGGCAAAGGCCGCGACCTTCACCGCCAATTCCAATCCGACCCAGGGCCTCCAGACTTACGACCTAGATCAGGCCGTGAAGAACCTGGTCCCATGGAACTCGCCGCTGCGGAACAGAATCCCGCGAGTGGCCGGTGTCGGGGGATCGCAAGCAAACTGGAAGGCTATTTTGAAGTATAACAGCAACCAGATCAACGCAGGTATCAGTGACGGTCGCCGTGGTGGCCAGATCGATGCCGTTACTGCGGAATACTATGCCGCGTATCGAACCATCGGCCTTGAATCGTCCGCCACGATGACGGCGGAAGAACAGGCGCAAGGGTTCGATGACATCCGCGCCCGTGCGGTCATGGGGCTGACGAACTCCATGTTCGAGGAGGAGGAGAAGATCATCCTCGGCGCCAATGCGACCAACCCGATCGGCCAGACCCCGACGCCAAGCCTGACGGTTGCGACCTCCGGCGGGACCATCGCCCACCCGACCACTGTCTCTGTGATCTGTGTCGCTCTGACCTTCGACGCGTGGCGCCGCTTCAACGGCACATCGTCGATCGTCCAGCAGTTCCAGCGCCAGAACATGGACGGCACCGTCGAGACGATCAACGGTGGCACGGCGCTCCCGTCCGCGGCTGGTTCGGCGGCAACGGCCTCCGGTTCGGCCAACATGGTGACGGCCAAGGTGACCCCACTGCGCGGCGCGTGCGGCTATGCGTGGTACGCGGGAACGGCGGGGGCGGAGCGGTTCCACTCCATCACCACCGTGTCGCAGGCCGTGATCACGGCATTGCCAAGCGGCACGCAGCTGGCTTCGCTCCTGACCGCGTTCGACTTCTCGGCCGACTCGCTGATCCACGACGGATTGCTGGGGATGGTCGGCAAGACCGCCATGGGGGCGTACTACAAGGCGGTGACGGCCGGCTCGTCGCTGACCCCAGACGGCGCGGGCGGCATCGTCGAGTTCGATGACGCGCTCCGCTACTGGTACGACACCCATCGCCTGGTTCCGGATGAAATCCTGATCTCGACGCAGGAAGTCACGACCCTGAAGAAGATTATGGTGCAGCAGGGGGCGGCAACATCTCTCGCGCGCTTCACCTTCACCTTCAATCCGCAAGGGCAGGTCATCGGGGCAGCGGCGCCGCTGGGGTACACCAACGCGTACGGGACTCAGAAGTCGCTGACGATCACGCAACATCCCCACATGCCGCCGGGCACGGTGATGTTCCTGACCAACACGCTTCCCTACGCCATGAACAACGTCAACAACATTCTGCAAATCAAGACGTTGCGTGACTATCACCAAGTCGAATGGCCCATTCGAACCCGCTCCTACGAGTATGGCGTCTACTCGAACCAAGTGTTGCAGCACTATTTCCCGCCGTCGATGGGGATCATCACCAACCTGTCCGCCGCCTGATCCTCGGCTTGCGAGGGGCGGTGATCCGCTCCTCGCCTTCTTTTCACTCGCAGTGAGGCAGCAATGCGATATCAGCTACCACCAGGCGTCGCCTCGGTTTCGGTGCAGGGCATGTCGTTCGTCGGCGATGACGACGACCAGATCACCGTTCCCGACGGGCTTCCCCCCGAGGTCTACAGCGATCTCGAATCACCCCATCATCACAACCTCAAAGGCATCGCGGAACCGGTCCACGCCCGAGATGCCGAGGTCGCGGGCGACCCCTTGGCCGAGAAGCGCCTGCTCCGCGAGCTGCTGCGGATGCACGGCGTTGTCCTCGACGGGCGCGCCACGCTCCCATATCTGCGCGAACTGGTGGTCAATACGCTCGATGAGCGCGAACCGTCCGCCGGCTCTGCCCCAGCGCTATCAGAACCTCCCAGCGATGACGCGACTGGCGCGGGCGGACGTGATGCCCCGGGTGCAAAGAAAGGCGGCGCCCCCGGGCGAAAATCGAAGCCTCGCCCCGACACGCCGGATGCCGAGGCCGCTACCCTCACCTTCGATCCGCATGGGCTGGTCATCGAACCAGAGACGCCGCCGATCGCCAATGAGATCGCGGCTGGGGCCATCACGACCGACACGCCGAAGGCTGAATAACCCCTGTGCCGGATCTGATCACCCTCGCCGAAGCCAAGGATTGGCTGGACATCACGGACTCGGCCAGGGACGCGCTGATCGCGACCCTGGTCACGGCCGCATCGGATGAGTGCCTGCACATCCTGGGCCGGCGCAGTCTCCTCCAAGCGACCCGCACCGAGGCCCTGAGCGGCGGGGGTGGGCCGACCCTGCCGGTCAATGGCTGGCCGATCCGGTCCCTGACATCGGTGACGATCGACGGGCAGAGCGCGATCCCGGTCGCGCAGCTCACGTTCGACGATCACATGGTCATCTGGAAGCAGGGCAAGTTCCCGCGCGGGATCAAGAACGTGACCGTGGTGTTTTCCGGCGGCGAGGACGCTGTTCCCGCGACCGTGAAGCTGGCCACGAAATACACGGTCAAGGCCATGTGGGACGCCAGGAAGATCGACATGAACGCCACCAGCGAGTCCTGGGTCGGTGTCGGCGGGGCCGGCTTCTGGCCGACCGGTCCAGGCTCGGTGCCACCACAAGCGGTCTCCCTGCTGCAAGGCTCGGTATCGCGGGCCTGGGTCTCGTGACGACCGGCGACGATACCATCATCCGCCGCTACGCTGACGCGGTCGAGCGACGCGGGACTCGGGTGACGCTGCGCCGGACCACGCTGGTCAACGGCGTCTCGCCGAACCCGGCCGTGCTGGTCTCGCCAGTGCTTGATGGGAACCACTCGTCCGGCGCCACCACCATCGCGATCCGGGCCGGCCAGGCCACGGGCCGTATCATTGCGGGCGACAAGCTGAAGATCGGTGCACTCGATCCGATCACCGTCTCCGCCACGGCGACTGCCCGGCTCCCGTCCATGGACCCGAGCGTCACGCCAAACCCGGGGTTCGCCGCCGTCTCCCTCGCCGCCCCGCTGCCATCCAACCAGGCCGATGGCGCCGTGATCGTGCCGACCTGGGTGGCCGACCAGCAGGTTTGGGTCGTTCTCACGGGCGCGCCGATCAGCATGACGAACGATCGTATCCTGGCCGGCGACCTGTTCGTCAGGATGCCGTCCTTCAACACGACGAAGCCGCTCATGGACCAGCAGCTCTACGTCGATGAAGCATGGCGCACCGTGGTCAATGTCCGGCCGGTCTTCTGGGGTGTGCTGACCAGCGCCTGGGACGTGCAGGCCCGGTAATGCCCCTGGAATTCTCCGTTGCGGTCGAGCAGTGGGTCCAGGCCGCCAAGGCTCGGTCCGATCTCGCGTTCCAAGCCATCGCGCTGGACGCGGTGAACCATGTCAAATCCCTGACCCCGGTCAACACCGGCTACCTGCGGGCCAACTGGACCATCGTGCGCAACAACGACCCGATCCCCCTGCCGGGTCGGGTGCCGCGCCCCGAAGAAGTCATAAAACACATACGGGCCGGCGATCGCATCCTGATCGTCAACCCGGTCGTCTATGCGCGCCGGATCGAGTTCGGCTTCGTGGGTCAGGACAGCCTGGGGCGGAATTTCGACCAGCCCGGGCGTGGCATGGCCCAGCAGACCATGGCGGCCATGCCAGAAATCGCGCGCCGCGCGGTCCAGCGCGTCATGGCGGACCAGGGACAGGGCGGGGGAACAGGCTGATGGTGCAGACCACGCAAGGCGCGGTGCGGCGCGCGTTCGATGCCCGTCTCGCCACGTTCAATGCCGGCGGCGCTGCGATCATCACCGGTGGCGTGCCGTACCAGCCGCAGGGCGGCGTGCCCTACATCACGGGCCGGGTCTCGGCTTTTGTCCGCGCGCCGCTCGGGGTCGGGGCGAGCACGGCACACCGCATCGACGGAACCTATCAGATCAACGTGAACCGGCCCGCGACAGAGGGGGCCGACATGGCTGATTCCATAGCGGGCCGCGTAGCGCGCCACTTCACCCGGGGCACGGCGATTGTCACGGAGACCGGCCCCGTTCTCACGGTGATTTCAGCGTCTGAGCAACCCGAGATCAGAGCGGGGGACTGGATCACGGTGCCGATCCTGGTCGTCTTTTACGGCACCGACTGAGGAGCGGCACATGACAGAATATGCGGACGGTTATCAGCGGGTCATCGTTCTGGCCGAGGAGTCGACCTTCGGCACCCAGGCATCGGGGCCGGGGCAGATCATCCGACGCGCCAACTTCACGCTGGAGGATCAACTCCCCGAGGCACAGAGCCAGTTGATCTTGCCCGACGCTCAGGCAATCGACGGGTTTGTCGGAGTGCCGAGCCTTGTCAGCACCATTGCCGGCGAGGCCGCGCCAGGGACCTACAAGCAGCTTTTCGAGGGCGTCACGCGCGGCACGTGGACCGCCGGCCCGACGGTGTCGGCCAAGGCTGACACGGCCCTTACCACCAGCGGGACTGTGATCACCATCACGTCGGCGACGTCAAACTACCTGACCTCGAACATCAAGATCGGTCACACCATCCGATTGAGCGGCATCACCGGCGCCCCGGCGGTTCTGAACAACGTCAACCTGTTTGTAAACGGCGTCACCGCGACGGTGCTGACCTGTGCGCCGAACCCGATAGCGGTGGCGTGGGCGTCCGGTCAGGCAGCCGTTGTCGTCACGGTTACCGGTAAGACGCTGATCCAGCCTTTGCTCGCCGCCCAGGTGCAGCGATCCTACACGATGGAAGACTGGGACGCGGCCAATGCCCGCTCGCGTCTCGGCCTCGGCCTCAAGGTCGGTTCGATTGGCTTGGCCGTTCAACCCAACGGGTTCGTGAACCTGCAAGCAAGCTTGGCCGGGAAGAGGCTCGTCCGTGCCGGGAGCCGCGTCTACGCCACCCCAACGGCGGAATCCACAGCGGACGGCATCAGGCCGGTAAACGGAACCGTGGTCTATGACCGCGTCGGTTCGGCCGGCGCGATCATCGGTTACATCACCGGGTTCAACATCCAGATCAGCCAGGCGCTCCAGCCCGTGCCGACAATCGGGGCGTCGGATGGGGTGCCGAAGATCTCCACCGGGATGATGGGGGTGCGCGGCACTATCACCATGCTGACCACGGACGACAATTTCGACGACGACTTCTTCCAGCAGAACGATGTCGAGGTCACGGTCGTCATCCCGAACTCGGCGGCGGTCGGGGCCGATTTCCTGGCTCTGCATCTCCCGCGCATGCGCCTGGTGTCCGCCCAGCGCACCGACTCGGACCGCGCCATCATGCGCTCTTACGGCTTTGCCGGGTATCGCAAGTCCACGGCCGGTTCCGGGTCCGCCTGGGTGAACACCACGCTCATGATGCAAGACAGCCTCGCCTGACGCCTGTCCTGCCAATAGGCTCGGGCAAGAAGGGAACGGCCCTGGGGTGTGCGACCCCCGGGGCCGTTTTCTGTTGGGGGGTTGGTGATCGGCTTGGGCTCACCTATTATAGTGTGATGGCAATGAGGGCAGGCGAGATGCGCGGTCCGGTGTTCAGCGGCGGGATGCTCGCCATCCCATTTATACGCGGGGCGCAATTATCGACCGGACGTTGAACGGGCTGAGAATGAAGTGGCGCTCCGTAACGCAGCGGCACAGAAAGCCGAGGAGAATGCCGCGAAGGACAAATCCCCTCCAAGTCAGAAGGTCGCTGAGGCCGCAGTCAAGCGGCACTTCGAGAAGACTCTTCGGGATCCAGAGTCGGCTCGATATTCGTTCGATCCATGGGCGCGAGGGGTCATTACACCCTTTTGGTCCTCCCCCTTACTGACAGGGCGTGGCCCAGCTACCTGGAAAATTGGTGGGGTCTTTGTATGCGGGATGGTCAACTCTAAGAATGGCTTTGGCGGGTATGCAGGACGGTCGCCATTTGCCGCCCGTCTCACATTTGATGGTATCGAATGGCAAGTCGACAAAGTACTAATATCCGACGAGTGGCCTCTACGGGAAGAGAGAGGCGATTATGACGAGAAGATCAAGCACGAATGCGAGTGGCTTCCGAAATAAAAGCCGACACAATAGCGCCCATCGCATTGAATAATGTAATATAATTACTATATTCTAGTTGTGCCTTTCTCCGCATCGAGCGGAGGCTGACGAGGTCACAGTATGACCCAAAGGCGGGGTCGCTGGTGTAACAAACACCAGCGACCCCGTAGGAAAAGGCAATACCATGCCAAACCATGTCACGAGGCTATACGCGACCAACGCGAGAATCAAGCAACTTTGGGCGGAGACCCGTATATCCGACCCCAATTCCGACCTATACCTGGAGCTGGGCCAGCAGGCCGGCGACGACCTGATCCAGGCGCGAAGCGCCACCCTCGAAGAAGTGCTCTATAAGCTCGCCGAGCTTCAGGAGTGGATCAGCGAGGATGGTACCGCTTCGGAGAAGGCCATGATCGCCTCCATCATCGCCGATATCGAGGCGTTTATCGAGGCGTTGCAGGAAGCGCCCGGCGGCACCCCCGCACCCGAACCCGATCTGGCACCAGCCCCTGTTCCCCAGGGTCCGGCGCCCAAGGCCGGTGGAGCGGCGGCACCCGTCCAGACTGCCCAGCCTGTCGCCCCGAAAATCCGGGTCGATCGCCGATCCCGCCCGGTCCATGTCGATGGAAAGGTCTATCCGTCCATCATTGCAGCAGCCCAGGCATTGGGTCGCAGTTACGAGAGTGTGCGCAGCGAGACCGTTCGCGGCAGACTCTGAACGGCTGAAGGGCCGTCGTCCGGAATCCCCGGGCGACGGCCCTTTTTGCGTTCCGGGTTCCCTGGGCGACGGGGCTTGCGCGAAGCCGCGACACATATCAGTGCGGTATTAACATTATATGTAGGAGGTCGTTGCGGCAGGTAGCTTGCTTCCGCTCGTGTTCGAGGAGTCTCGCGTGCGCCTTATGGTGCGTGACAACGCTCCATGGTGGCTGCTAGCGGATGTGTGTCGCGTGCTGGAGATCAGCAATCCGAGTGATGCTGCCGGCCGCCTCGACGACGACGAGAAGGAGACCCTCGGTAATGCCGAGGGTGCCAAAATCAATGGGTTAGCGGCCGGCGCCTCGCTTCCGACCATAATCAACGAGCCCGGCCTCTACTCCTTGATCTTCCGCAGCCGCAAGCCTGCGGCGAGGCGTTTCAAGAAGTGGGTCACCGCCGAGGTCCTGTGGGCGACGGGGGTTGCGCGATGTCGTGCTACATATCAATGTGGTGTCCGCATTATATGCAGGAGGTCGTTGTGGCAGGTAGTTTGCTTCCGCTCATGTTCGAGGAGGCCCGCGTGCGCCTTATGGTGCGTGACAACGCTCCATGGTGGGTGCTGGCCGACGTGTGCCGCGCGCTGGGCATTAACAATCCGTCTCAGGCCGCGACCAAACTGGACGACGATGAGAAGACCTCCCTCACTAATAATGAGGGAGTCCCAGGCTTCAACGGAGCGAAGACCGTCACCCTCATTAACGAGCCCGGCCTCTACTCCGTCATCCTACGCAGCCGAAAGCCCGAGGCTCGACGGTTCGACCGTTGGATCCGCCATGACGTCCTCCCCTCGATTCGCCAGACCGGCTCTTACGCCGCGCCAGGTCAAGGCCCGTCTCTGCCCGACGAAGTCCGAAACGCCATCGGCGGTATCGTCAAGGCGGTTGTCGGGAAGATGCTGACCGAACAGGCCACGGCGATTCAACACCTCGCCGTTCAGGCACACACCACCGATGCGGTGGTTCAAAATCTCGCCGACCAGGTGCGGACGATGATCGTCGAAGCCGATCCCCGCATAGCGGCCATCGCGTACCGTCCCATGCTGGAGGTTCTGATCGAGCACGGTATCGGAACCAAGCGCCGCCGGGCGCTATCCCAGAAATGCAGCCGCCGACTTACGCGCTGGTGCCTGGACCGAGAGCTTCCTGACGCGGTTCGCATCAGCAGAGAGTCGGGCCGGTACCTTTTCCAACCGAGCGCGATCCAGGGGTGGATGAAAGCTGAAGGAGCGACCCTGATCGCCGAGCATCGCGCCGCGATCGAAGGGCAGGGGGTGCTGACCTTCAAGAAGCCGAAGCTCGTGTCGTAGCGATGGCTGACCGCGACAAAGTCGGGCCCAGCAAAGTCTCGCTGCCCTCACCAGAAGAGATTGCGGCCGCACAGACGCCGGGCGGGGGGTGGACGGCGAAGTCTCTGGCCGGCTGGGGCGTTCCATGGCCACCGCCGGCCGGATGGCGGCGCGCGCTGGAGAAGCGCTGGAATGACGAAGTCCACCTCCGCGAGAGCGCCGCCACAACATGACCTTGCCCCGGGAACAGGCCCCGTCTGCCTTGAGGCCGCTACCTCAATGGCAGAGAGGCCTTTCCCATGACGTTCGATCTCGCAAGTCTCGATACCCGCACCCGAGCCCAATCCGGCGTGCCGATGCAGCTGATCCACCCGCGCGACCGCGGGCCGGTGCGCACCGATGCCGGCGAACTCGTCACCGTCACCCTGCACGGCCGCGCCTCCGACATTTATTGCAACGCTGAGCGCGCGATGCAGGAGCGCCGCGCCGAGCGCCGGGCCCGCGGTGTCATCACCACCCAGGATGAATTCGCGAGGGACGAGACCGAACTCCTTGCCGCATGCACCGTGGCATGGAACATCCCTGAGCTGGATGGTAAGCCTTTCGCCTACTCCGATGACAATGCGCGCCGGTTGTGGAGCGACACACGGTTCGCGTGGCTGCGCGACCAGGCCATCGGGTTCATCCAGGCGGATGGAAATTTTTTGCCAGCCTGACGGCACGGCTCCTCGAATGGGCGGAACACGATTTCCGCCTGTCGAGGCCGAAGGCCGACGGGCCGACACTGAGAGACGCCTACGCATCGTTCAAGCGACAGTCAGGGTTCCCCCACCCAAAGGACAAAGGTGATGTCGAGTGCCCGGACGAAGCGGTCTACCTGCTCAACTGGTTCTGGGAGATGAGCATGGGGCGGACCGTCACGGAGAAAGGGTGCAATCCTCTTTCGCCTCGTGACATCACCGACTGGTGCGGGATGCGGAACATCAAGCTTCGACAATGGGAAATCACCGCCATCATCGGCCTTGAAATGAAATTCCGGAAAGTCATGGGCGAACCGTAGATGCAAGACCTCGCTACCCTCAGCTTTAATATCGACAGTGCGCCGGTGGTCCAAGGGCACCAGGCCCTGGACCAGTTCGCCACCCAGGCCGTCCGGGCCGACCGCGCCTTGCAGGGGTTTGGCGAGAGGGCGTACCTAACCAACAACAGCGTCGCATCGTTCTCGCGCGGTGCGGGGGAGTCTTCCACCCAGCTCGGTCAGATGGCTGCGTCGCTCCAAGGCGTAGTCCGGGATCTTCAGAACCTCCGCGCCGGATTGGGCCTCACTGAGCGGTCGTTCCGTGACTTCTCCACCGCGCGGGACAGGGCGGAGGCGTTGGCGACGTCCCTTGGGACAGGCGTGGTCGCGATGGAGGCTTATGCGAGCGCCGCCTCGCGAATGCACATGACGTCGATGGAGACCGCTGCCGGCATCCAGCGGGTTACCAGCGCGATTGAGGCGCAGACCGCCGCGGGCCGCCAGCTGCGTGAGATCATGCAGGAGTATGGCGTGTCCATGACCGGGCGAACCGCGGGGGACGCCGACCGGGTCTTCGCCGAGTTCGTCGCGAAGGCCCGCTCGTACCAGCCAAGCCAGGGCAATTCTCGCATCGTGCAGGAAGTCCTGGGGCCGCTCGGGGTTGAAAGCCTGACCTCGGTGTTGAACCAGGGACATGAGCCGGTCCAGGACCGGGAGCGCAGGCTCCGGGTCGAGGCAGTAGATCGATCCCGGGCGGAGATGATCGAGCGGGCCACTGCGTCTATACTATCGTCACGTACCGATATTGACGCGCTATCGGACCTCCGCTCCAACTACGATTTCAAACAGTTCTCTCCTGACCAGATGCAGTCTATCTACAGAGGTATGGACGTGCGTCCATTGTCTCTGCAAGACCCCCGCAACGAACTTGCGATGTTGCGGTTTCTCGATCGTGACGCGCCGGCCGATCTTCGAAAGGCCGGGCGTCGGCCACGCACTTCACCTGATCCGTTCTACGATCCCGGCATCGGGGAGGGCCCCGATGATGCCATGGCGACGTACCGGGCGCGCCAGATGAACATTCAGGCGCAGCGCGGCGAGCAGATCGGACGCGACGGCAGCATTTTCGGACCTGGAGGCTTCACCGGTCTGTTCCGGCTGAACGGCGCGAACAGCATCTGGGACAGCGCGCTGGGCCGATGGGTAACCAACTCGGCACAGAACGCGGTGGGGCGGGACGCGACGCGGCCCCTGGAAGCCGACAGCCGGCCCATGTCCGCCGTGGAGCTGCAGCGCCAGCAGGCCGGTCTCGCCGATGGACTGGCCGGGGTGGGGTTCACGGAACCGGCGCGGATCGTCCAGGCCGACCAGCGTATCGAGGCGCTTACGCGCGGCTATAAGCCTGGCAACTACAGCAATAAGGTTTTGGAATCTCCGGATTTCAAGCCGTTGGTGCCCTTCAACTACTCCAAAGTCCCGGAACCGGACTCCGGCGCCAACGCCGACGTGTTGAACAACCTGATCAAGGCATACATCAGAGGAACCGGCCCAGACGGCAGGCCGCAGATGAGCGACCGCATCGAAGCCAGTCAGGAGGCCACGCCCCGCTACGACAACATGCTGGACCTCGCCAGGGTCGCCCGCCAGCGCATAGAAACCCCGGGCGGCTCCACCCTGGCCCAGGTCGAAGAAGATCGCTGGATGCTGTCAGTGCCGCCCGAACAGCGCGGCCGGGCCAGAGCCATGCTGCGGTTCGGACAAGCACCGGAGAACGGCATCTCCACCAGCCGGTGGGCCGAGCAGAACCTGATGCCGAGCGGCATCATGGCCCTGGGCCAGGGTCCTGGGTCGTTCAGTCCGCGTCAGAAGGAGTCGTTCCGTCAGATCGAGGCGGGGGAAGATCAGAACTACCTGACACGCGCCCAGCAGACGACAGACGAGGATGTGCAGATCCAGCAGCGCATCCGGGACGCGATCGAGGAAGGTTCGGCGGCGGTCGAGCGGGCCACGGCACGCTGGCAGGCCTGGACCGCCGCGATGCGCGCGCAGAAAACCGAGGCGCAGGCCGGTGCCGATGCCAGGGCGGCCGAGACAGCAGTCATCGAACGTCAGACGACGGCAGCGCGTGCGTCCGAAGTCGCGATGCGCCAATCGAACGAGCAGGCCCGGACCAGGGCCGCCAGTATCACGGCTGCCGGCTTCGGCCCGGCGCGCGACGTCGCCGCCATCAACGCAGGGATCGAGGCCGATCTCAAGCAGGAGCAGCTGAGACTGCCCGCCACCGATCCGGAGGCCTTCCGGACCGAGCGCCGGGGGGCCCTGGCGATCCAGGTCGCCGGCACCGCTGAGCAACGTCGCGCCGACGCGCAGGTGATGATCGAGCAGGAGCGCCAGATCACGGCGGCGGCCGGCATGCGGGGCGACGTCCAGAAACGCCTCATCAGTGACCTGCAGGTTGAGCGCGAGTACCACGGTCTGCTGATGCAGGCCATCGCGAGCAAGGATGAGGCACAGATAAGGGGGCTGCGCGAGACGATCGGCTTGATGAAGGAGGTGCGCGGCGAAATGGAAAGCCTCCGCACCACCGCGGCCAACCTGACCTCTGCGCGCGACACGAACTGGCGAGCCGGGGTGCAGGGCCAGATCAATGAGATGACCCCGCCGCAGCGCCGGGAGTTCCAATATCTCGCCCCCGTCCTGGAGCAGAACCGCACCAACCCAGCCATCATGGGATCGCCGAGCGAGGTGTTGCCGCGCGGTGAGGAACAGCGTGGCGCGCGATACGATCCCTACTTCCTGCAAGCCGCCAACGCGACAGGAGGCCGCATCACGCCCGAGGTGATGGCTGTCCTGGCATACCGCGAGGGGAGCCTTCTGGCCGACCCTCCGACCAACGGCACGGGCGGCACCGAGCATCGCGGGATGATGCAGTTCGATGCCGCCACGGCCCAACGCCGCGGCGTGGGCCTGACGGTCAACGATACCACGGACGATCGCCTCGATCCGAGCCGCGCGATCCCCGCGGCTGGCCGATACATCGGCCAGATCCTGGATCGACAGGGAATCACCGGCCCGGTCACCGATCTGCCGACCCTGCACCGCATCCTCGGTGCGGGCGGGTATGGCTCGTCCTTCACGCCCCAGATCAACCAGCTCTACGAGCGTGCCCTGGGGAGCCAAAGCGGCGATCCGGCCCTCGCAATGGCGCGGCTCCGCTCGTCGAACGACCCCTCGGTTGTCGGGGCCGTGGATGCGGCGCGCGTCGCGCAGCAGCAGGACGAACGGTTCCGTAACATCCAGGCGAACGAAGCCTACGGTTCCGAGCGCGGGCGGAATGCCGCAGGCATAAGCGCCATCCTGGCCGGCACGGGGGATTTCGGCCGCCAGATTATGACGGCAAGATTTGAGGACCCTAGCTCTCCCAACGCTAGGGAGGATGCCCAGCGCCGGGTCGGGTCCATCATCGACAATCAGAGGCTTAGCCTTGCTGGGCAGACGGCCAATTACGACACTCAGATTCGTGGTCTGTACGAGCTGGCCGAGGCATACGACCATGGCAAGGAGGCCGGCGAACAGTTCGAGCGCCACCTGACCAGCAACAACATGATCCGGGCACTTGAGGCGCTCAAAAAGGAGATGCCAGGTCTCGCCAAAGAAATCGATGAGGTGACCAAAAAATACGAGGCGTTCAAACCTCAGACGGATCAGGTCGCCGGAAACCAGGCGAAGGCGAACTTCCAGAAACGCCGCGTGCAAATGGACGAAGAGAACGAGATGCTGGAGGTGGACGCCAGCGCCGGACCATTCGCATCGGCGGCGCGTTTGGGTCGAGAACGCGCCTCCCTTCTGGCAGACCGCGCCGTCATCGCCACCAAAGACGCAGTAGACAAAGATGGCAAGAGCGCGGCCCTGAAGCGCGAAGATGTCCTACCCGTCTACGAGCGCAACGAGAGCCTGAAGCAGCTCATGCAGGACCAGCAGCAGGTCCGGCAGGGCTACCTCCAGATGAAAGAGTCGGCGATGCAGGCCTTCGAGGCCGCGGTGCTGGGTGGAGGGAAAACGTCCGACGTCTTGAACTCTCTGCTGCGCGACCTTGAGCGGTTCATGCTCCGGAGCTTCGTTACGCGCCCGTTGATGAAAGGGTTCGAGAACGTGGTGGACGGCGCCACGGAGTTCGCGGGGAAGGCGGCCAAGGGCCTGTTCTCCAGCAGCTCCACTTCGGCGGCCGGGACCGCCGCATCCGCCGTGGGATCAGCCGCCGGGGCCGCCGCCTCCGGCAGCGGATCATCCATCATCGGGAGCCTATTCAGCGCGTTCATGGGCTTGTTCGCCGAGGGCGGCGTGGTCGTCGGCGGCCAGCCGATCCGCTATCTCGCATCAGGCGGCGTGATCGACCGCCCCACCCTGTTTCAGGCCGCCAGCGGCGCGGTGATGGCAGGAGAGATCGACAACGAGGCGATCCTGCCGCTGAAGCGGCTGGGAGATGGGAAATTTGGTATCCAGGCGGCGAGCCGTGGCAAGGATGGGGTTGACCGCGAATTGATCCTGCCACTGAAGCGACACGCAGGCGGAGCGCTAGGGGTCGATTTGGATGCGCGCGAGCTGGCGAGGGCGGATAGCCCTTCGTTCCATAAGCCCGGCCTGTCGGACCGTGTGGGCAGCACGCCGGCCTCGCCGTCGATGATGCCAGCGCCGGACAGGCCGATCTTCCTCGCCCAGGGTGGCGTGATCTCCGGGCGGCACGACGCCTCATTGCCAATGCCGGAGCCCGCATCACTGATGCCTGGCCCGGGTCAACCGATCCGCTATCTCGCATCAGGCGGCGTGATCGACCGCCCCACCCTGTTTCAGGCCGCCAGCGGCGCGGTGATGGCAGGAGAGATCGACAACGAGGCGATCCTGCCGCTGAAGCGGCTGTCGAGCGGCAACCTGGGCGTCCAGGCGTCCGGCGGCGGTGGCCGCAACGCGATCACGATCAACGCGCCGATCACCATTCAGGGTGGCGCCACGGGCCGCGACGGACGGATGGACCCGTCCGCTGCTGCGAACACCCAACGTCAGATCGAGATGCTGATCAACCAGGCGGTGCGCAACACGCTCACCAACGAGCGCCGGGACGGCGGCGATCTGACCGTGGGGATCTGATCATGACCGATACGCTCTCGGTGCCCAGGGCGCCATCGTCCAACGGGACCATGCAGGATGTTACGGCCAGGATGCTCACGTCAGCCTATGGCGACGGATTCAAGACGTCGGCGCCAGATGGGGCAAGGCCCTACGATCGGACCCAGAGTCTCTATTGGGAGTTCATGACGGTCGAGGAGGTGAACGCGATCACGGACTTCCTCGAAACGCATGTCGGGACGCCGTTCTATTTCCGGCTACCCAGGGAACAGGCCCCTCGCACCTGGGTGTGGCTCAAAACACAGCGCGGGCATCCGCTGCCTACCGAGGACTCGTTCATGATCTCCTTGGAGGAGCGCCCCGTCTTCTGACGGACCCCCGGCAATAGGCTTTTGCCCCGGGAACCGGCGCCCCGCACCCCGGCCTCGATCAACAGATCGAGGTGCGGGTGGCAAGAATCAGTCCAGTGTTGCGCAGCGTCGCGGGCGGATACGCGCATTGGTGCCCTGGCTGCGAAGAGATGCACGTCTTCCACGTCTCGCGGCCCGCCCCGTCCGGCGCGCGCTGGACCTGGGACAACAATGCCGAGGCGCCGACCTTCAAGCCCAGCATGGTGGTCGCCACGCGGTGTCACTATTTCCTGACCGCCGGGGAAATCCAATTCCTCGACGACTGCACCCACGCGCTTCGGGGGCAGACCGTTGATCTGCCTGAGCTGCCCTGATGGCCGCCAATCCGGTCCTGGCCGCGGCGCAGCAGCTTGAAGCCGACGGCTACATCGAACTCTTCGAGCTGGACACGTCGCCGCTGTTCACGGTGAACGGGGTCGCGACCCAGCAGGGCGAGGTCTATCGCTGGACCTCCGGGATCATCGATCTCCGCTCGTCCGGTCTGCTCGCGCCAACCGGGACGCGGACAGCGTCGGTCGTCACCCTGGACAAGCTGTTGCCGCTGGTCGAGGGCCGCCCGTATAGCATCGTGGTCGACGTCGGCGATGGCGAGGTATATGCCCCGACGCTGGTATCCGCCGTTACGACCGTGACGATCGCCAACCCTTACGGGAGCGGCAACATCTCGGCCACGGAGATCACCCTTACCGTCCCGCTGACGGCTATTCCCGCATCCGGCGCCGCCTGGACATTTATAGGCACTAAGGCGGTTCGTTTCAGGGGAAACGACTACATTCCCATGCCGATCGACGTGCAAGGGTTCGAATGGTCTGGAACCGGGAAAATACCGAGACCCAAGCTGAGTGTTTCGAATATAAGCGGTCTCGCCGGCGCTTTGGTAATTGCGAATAACGACCTGCTCGGCGCCCAGGTGACGCGCATCAGGACGTTCCGGGGCTTCCTGGATGATGGCGAAACGCCTGATCCCACCGCGTTCTTCGAGCCTGATATTTATTTCGTGGACAGAAAATCCGCGCAGACCCGCGTTTCCGTGGAGCTGGAGCTGACCGCCGCGCTGGATCAGCAAGGCCTCAAACTGCCGCGCCGGACCATGATCCGGGACACGTGCAGCTTTCTCTATCGCCAGTATGTGACGGACGTGGACGGGATTGCCGGTTTCGTGCCGGGCACGTGTCCGTACAGTGGCGGCGCCTATTTCAAGGCCGACGACACGTCGACCGGCACAGCTTCCCTGGATGTTTGCGGGCTCCGGCAGAGCAGCTGCGTGGCGCGGTTCGGTCCCGGCGCCCGGCTACCCTTCAACGCCTTCCCCGGCCTGTCGATCGGCCGATGAGATTCCTGGCCCCCGATGTTGCCCAGGCCGCGCGGGAACACGCGATCCGGGACTATCCCAACGAATCGTGCGGCGCGATCACGGCGGGCGGCTACATGCCGCTGGAGAACAGGTCGAAACGCCCGCGCGAGTATTTCCGCTGCGACGATCAGATCGAGCCGCTCCTGCAGGCCGGCGAGTTGCTGGCCCTGATCCATTCGCATCCCGACGGGCCTGTCGAGCCGTCGGAATTCGACATCCAGCAGCAGATCGTCATGGACGTGCCCTGGGGGATCGTGGCCTGCGACGCCGAGGCAGCGCTTCTCCCCTACTTCTGGGGCGACCAACTCGAACCGCCTGCGTTGCTGGGTCGGGATTTCCGGTATGGCCCGAGCGGGACGGATGGGCGGGGCGATTGCGCGGCCCTGGTGCGCGACTGGTACCGGCTCACACGTCAGATCATCCTGCCCGAGTTCCCGCGGGCCGACCGGTGCTGGATCGGCAAGCCTGATCTCTACCGGGGGAACCTGCTCGCGGCCGGATTCACGCGCATCGGCGGCAGATCGGACGATCCCCGCGACGGCGATGTCGTGCTGATGCAGATCCGGCACAACGAGCCGAACCATGTCGCGATCTGCGACGGGCGCGGGATGATCCTCCATCACCTGGAGAACCGCCTGTCGCGGCGCGAACCCCTGGTGCGCTGGCTGGGCCACGTCACCGACTGGTTCCGCTATGAGGTTCCGCTATGAGTAACCGCCTCGCCGCCGCTCCTGCAACGGTCCGAGTCGTCCTGCATGGCCGGCTCCGCCGAAAATTCGGGGCGGAGTTCAATATCGGCGCGGGCTCGGCTTCCGGGGCAGTCTACGCGCTGACCAAACTGGTCCCGGACTTTCGTGCCGAGCTGGAGAAGGGCCAGTACCGGGTCAGGCGTGGCAAGTTCCGGTCCGGGGTTGATCTGCCGGTCTCCGGCCTCGGCCTGCGGGTCGTGCCGGGCAGCGAGTTGCACATCGTGCCGGTGGCAGCCGGTGCGAAAAACAGTGGTGGCGGAAAGACGATCCTGGGTGCGGTGCTTGTCATTGCCTCGGTCATTATGGCAATCCCGACCTTTGGCGCGTCGGCTATTGCCGAGGCTGCGATCGTCGGCGGTGCCGAATTCGGCATGGGCGTCGTCGGAGGGGGTTTCGGGGCCTCGCTGATCGGCAGCTTCACGATCGGCAACTTGGCGCTGTTCGGCGGGGCGCTGATGCTGACCGGCATCACCCAACTCCTCTCGCCGCAGCCCAAAGCGGCCCAGACGGCGCAGGCCACCAACTCGTTCCTGATAAGCGGCCTGACCAATGTCGCTTATCAGGGCGGCCCGATGCCGGTCGTGTACGGCCGAATGCGGGTCGGGTCCGTCGTGGGCAGCCTGGGCTACTCTGCCGAGGATTTCTCGCCGGGCCAGTCCCTGACCCAGCCAGACCCGAGTGGTTCCGGATACGAGGTGTCAGCCTACGGAGGCACCACGCTAGACGGTGGTCAGACCGAGTCGATCGGCACGACCGGGCAGGTCAGCGATGGCCAAGGCACGGTTACCGTGGGAGCGGACGACCGCAGCGGTGGCGAAAGCGGCGCAGGCGGCGGCGGGGGCAAGGGTGGCGGTGGCGGTGGTGGCGGCACGGAAGCGCCCAATACGCTCCGCAGCAAGGCCATCGTCCGAATCATTGATTTCCTGTCGGAAGGGCCGATCGGCGGGCTGACCGATGGTGCGAAGTCGATCTACTTCAACGACACGCCGCTTCAGGCATCGGACGGAACCTACAACTACAAGGGCGTGACCTGGGAGATACGGTACGGCCTGCCGGATCAGGACCCCGTTACCGGTTTTCCGGCATCGGAGACCGCCGTGCAGGTCGGGCGCCGCGTGCAGCAGTCCGACCCGGTGGTGCAGACCTTCACCAGCATCACGGCGACCGCGGCACGGGTCACGATCCGGCTGCCCGCGATGTATCAGCGCGACACGAGTTCGGGGAACATCGACGCAGCGCCAGAGTTGCACTACAAAGTAGAAGTCCGTCCCAGCAAGTCTGGCAGCAATGGATGGGTCGGCTCCTACAAGATGACGGCCGATGTCCACATCGTCGGCGGCAAGTGTATGTCGGCGTACCAGCGGAGTCATCGCTTCGACCTGCCATCGGATAATGGCGCGAATACCTGGGACGTGCGGCTCACCCGGGTCACCGCGGACAGCGCTGATCCAACCAACCTGCAAAACGACCTCTACTTCGATCTGCTGGACATCATCAACGACCACCGCCTGATCTATCCGGACAGCGCCTATATCGCGGTGACCCTGGACGCGGAGACGTTCGGATCCAACCTGCCAGCCAGGACCTATGAAATCTACGGCCGCACGATCGAGGTGCCGCTGAACTACGAGCCTTCGACCCGGACCTATGCGAACTCCGGGCCCGGCACGACGGGCGGCGTGTGGGACCTGGTGTCGATGCATCAGCGGCCCAGCGACAACGCGGCGTTCGTGCTGCTCGATATGCTCTCCAACACCCGATACGGGGCAGCCTGTCCGCAGAATTACCTCTCAAGCACCCGGGCCGACCTCTACAACATCGCCCAATACGCTGATGGTTTTGTCCAGGATGGGTTTGGCGGCCAGGAGCCGCGCTACTCGGTCAACGTGGTGATCGCCAACCAGGACGATGCGTACAGGCTCATCCAGATGATGGTCTCGACGTTTCGGGGCATGTCGTATTGGGGATCTGGCCAGATCGTCGTCACCGCCGACATGCCGGCCGATCCGGTCAAGCTGGTTAACCAGACCAACGTGATTAACGGTGATTTTGCCTACGAAAGCACCAGCCTCAAGACCCGCCACAATATGGTCCGGATCGCCTACCTCGATCGCGCAAACCGATACATCCCGGCCTATGAGCAGGTGTCGGACGCGCTGGACATCGCCAAGCGCGGTGTCGTCTCGACCGACATCGTCGCCTGGGGCTGCACGACCCGCGGCGCGGCGCACCGGCTCGGCCTTTGGATGATCTACACCGGGCAGTACCAGGACGAGACCGTGTCCTACAAGGCGGGCCCGTATCACATCGATCTCCGGCCCGGCGACATCATCCAGCTCACCGACCCCGCCTATGTCGGGGCCAGGATGGGCGGGCGGCTCCGGCGCACCACCGTCCCGTCGGGCAACAACTATATCGCGGACTCGGGCACGCCCACGCTGATCCCGGTCGCGCCGAACACGGTGACGGTGGCAGGCCCGCCAGGCGCGTTGTTCCAGGCCGCAACAGTATTCAACCACGGGTTCGGCAACGGCGCGTCGACGGACACCGGACATATCTCGGTCTCGCTGCCAGCGGGCACCTATTACGTGTCGTGCTACGTTTGGATTCCTGCCGCGTTCAGCGGCACCACGGTCCGGCTGTCCTCCACCAGCACATTCACCGTGGTGGAGGAAGCCCTCGCACTGTCCGGACTGATTTTTGGCCTATCTCCTGGCATCGGTCTGCAACTCTTCGGATCGTCGAGACCGAGTTACGACGCTGACCTGACCAAGCGGGACCAGTGGCAGCGTATCTCGCATAAGGTCGTGCTCGCGTCTCAAACGACGGTCACGACCCGGCTCGACGTGGTCGCGGGCAGCGGTCAGACCGTCTATTCGACCGCGTGGCAGATCGACGACACCGGCTTGACCGCCTTTGTCCACCAGGTTGCCGGCGTGCGGGTCGCGCACGAGCTGCACCTTGACAAGGTGTTCGAAACCGTCCCGGGCGAAACCTACAAGATTTCGGTCGTCCTGCCGGATGGCACGCTCGACAGCGCAGTCCCGGTTGATGCGTTCGTCTCCGCCGGCACGACCCCCGATTTCTCGATCGCGAAGCTGAATCGCGCCCTGGCTCTGACGCCCAGTCCGAACGCTGAATGGATCGTTCAGTCCACCCAGGTCGCGCCCCGGCAGTTTCAGGTTCTCGCGCTTGGCGAAGAGTCCAAGGGCATCTATTCGGTCACCGCTGTCAGCCACAACCCGAGCAAGTTCGGTTACATCGAGCTGGGCCTCAAGCTCGACGAGCCGAACTATTCGATCCTCCCGGCCCTGCTGACCGCGGCTATGCCGCCACCCACCAACGTCACGGCTCGGGACTACATGACTGGCGTCGGCGTGACCCAGGTGATCCGCGTCACCGTGTCCTGGAGCGCCCCTCTCGATCCGCGCATCGAGAGCTTCCAGGTCATGGCCACGGCCAGCAATTTCTACCAGATTTGGACCGTCGCGGTTTCGTCCTCGTTCGATATCGACTCGCTGCCCGCCGGCGGCTCGTTCACGTTCGGGGTCCGCTCGATCGGGCGGGACGGCAAGACTTCCTCCTGGACCCTGACCAGCTCGGCGCTGCTGGTAGACGGCAAGGTCGATCCCCCAGCCGCCCCCGGGGGTCTCTCCGCGACCGGCGGCACGCGCCGCGTCCAGCTGCGCTGGCAGCCCGTCACGAACCGGCGAGACATCCTGCAGTATGAAATCTGGCGTGGGAATTCCAGCCAGAACGGCCCGGGTGTCGGAGCAACCCAGATCGGCGTGTCGGGCAGCACGACGTTCCTCGATGCGGACAGCGCCGTCCTCGTGCCGAACAGCACCTGGTTCTACTGGGTCCGGGGGATCGCGCTTGGCACCCCGGTAGTCGCCGGGGCCTTCGCCGGCCCGGTTTCCGCCACCACGACGCTGCTGATCACCGACGATCTGGCCGACGGGATCATCAACACCGCGAAATTCGCTGCATCGATCAAGCCTGTCTTGCTGATGACGGGGACTTCCGAGCCGGGAGTCGAGGACGCCGTTTCCTTCAACACGGTGGACAACAAGCTCTACCAGTACCGAGCCGGGGTATGGGTCGAGTTGATCAACCTCGGCGAGATCACGGGGCAGGTCAACAACGCCCAGATCGTGGGTGTGGCAGCGTCGAAGGTGACCGGGCAGCTCACCGACGCCCAGATCGCCGACCTCGCCGCGGCGAAGATTTCCGGCCAGCTCACCGACGCACAGTTGGCCGCGATCGCGGCCGCCAAAGTCTCGGGGCAACTCACCGACGCGCAGCTGGCCGCGATCGCTGCGACGAAGATCACTGGGCAACTGACCGACGCCCAGATCGCCGACCTCGCCGCGGCGAAGATATCTGGCCAGCTCACCGACGCACAGTTGGCCGCGATCGCTTCTACCAAGATCACCGGCCAACTGACCGATGCCCAGATCCAGGCAATCGCGGCGGCAAAGGTCTCGGGGCAGCTCACCGACGCACAGTTGGCCGCGATCGCTTCTACCAAGATCACCGGGCAGCTCACCGACGCGCAGATTGCGGACCTCGCGGCGGCGAAAATATCCGGCCAGATCAGCAATGCCCAGATCGCAGCAATAGCCGCGACCAAGATCACCGGGCAGATAACTTCAACCCAGATCACGGACAACTCGATCTCTACTGCCAAACTGGCAGTCGGCGCGGTCACGGCCAACGAAATAGCGGCCGGGGCGATCACAGCCGGCAAGATCGCCGCCCTTTCGATCACGGCCGCCGAGCTGGCAGCCGGATCGATCACCACGGCAAAACTGGCGGCCAATTCCGTCACGGCGGGTGAGATCGCGGCTGGGGCCATCACCACCGCCAAACTGGCAGCCGGCGCGGTCACCGCCAACGAAATAGCGGCCGGGGCGATCACAGCCGGCAAGATCTCCGCCCTTTCGATCACGGCCACCGAGCTGGCAGCCGGATCGATCACCACCGCCAAAATCGTTGCCGGCGCCATCACCGCAGGCGAAATAGCCGCAGGGGCCATCACCACCGCTAAACTGGCGGCCGGCGCGGTCACGGCCAACGAGTTGGCCGCCGGATCGGTCACGGCCGGCAAGATCGCCGCACTATCGATCACGGCCACCGAGCTGGCAGCGGGATCGATCATCACCGCCAAAATCGCCGCCGGCGCTATCACGGCAGGCGAAATAGCCGCAGGGGCCATCACCACCGCTAAACTGGCGGCCGGCGCGGTCACGGCCAACGAGTTGGCCGCCGGGTCGGTGACGGCTGGCAAGATCGCCGCCCTGTCGATCACGGCCGCCGAGCTGGCAGCCGGATCGATCACCACCGCCAAGATCGCCGCCGGGTCCATCACGGCAGGCGAGATCGCGGCCAACGCTGTCACGGCCACGGCGATCAGCGCCGGCTCCATCACCACCGCCAAGATCGCGGCGGACGCTGTCACGGCCAACGAAATCGCGGCCAACGCGGTCACCACGGCCGAGATCAACGCCGGGGCCATTACCACGGCCAAGATTGCGGCCGGCGCTATCACGGCTTCGGAGATTGCGGCTGGTGCCATCACCGCCGGCAAGATCGCTGCCTTGTCGATCACGGCGGGCGAAATCGCCGCCAACGCGGTGACGTTCGGCAAGATCGCGGCCGGTGCCGTTCGGGCGACAGAGATCAGCGCCGCCGCGATCTCGGCAACCCATCTCGCGGCCAACTTCATCCTGGCAAACAGCGCCCAGATCGGCACGGCAGTCATCAAGAGCGCGCAAATCGACAATCTTGCGGTTGGGACTTCGGAGATCCAGACGCAGAGCATCACCGCAACTGATACGGACTACATGGGAACGGCGACCACCCCGACGGCGTCCTGGGTCACCTATGCCAGCGTGAGCCTGGTGGTTCCGGCAAATGCCAAGGTGCGCATCGATGTGCGCACCGTGACGGATGGCGTTTCAGCGGTCGCGCAAGGCGGCAACAACGGTGGTGGCGGTGGCGGAGAGGGCGACGGAGGAGGGGCTGGTGTATGATCGTTTATAGAGTGCTGCGGTCTGATGGGCAGGTTGTCTTAGGCCCGTACGTCGCAGCGGATTCTTGCTCGTTCAAGATAGATTTCCCCGCTGCTGGGACTTATGACTACGACGTCCAAATGAAATACGATGGAGCGAGTGCGGATTCCACCATCAAAGAAGTACATATGGTCGGGATGGTGATCAAGCGGTGATGGATTGGACCGACTATATCGGCGCCGACGGAAAGGTTTGTTTCGTCAGAGTCGCGCCTGACGGACAGCTGACGAACATCGGGTACACGTCGCCCGACGCTGCCTCGGGCCGGTGGGAACGTAAGCCGGACCTGATCCCCCTGCTAGCGGCCCAGGCGGCCCGGCTCGACGGCTCCACCAATTGGCGGCTCGTGGAAGGTGAGTTGATTCCCGCGCCGCGAGCCGATCCCACCCTGTCGGTGCTCCGTTCTCGCGCGGAGCGAGACATCGACACCCAAGCCGAAAGAGCGCGGCAGCGTTGGCTCACTCCCGGCGCGGGCCAATCCCTGGAATACGAGGCCAGCGCGGCGGACGCGGAGCGTGCCCTGGCCGCGGCCGATCCCCTCGACCCTGCCGACTATCCCTGGCTCGTCGCTGAGCAGGCCGCCCAGGCCGCGGTCGGGCGTGAGAAATCGATCCGCGAGATAGCGGAGGCTACCCTGGCCGCGCGGGCCGCCTGGCACAGCGCGGGCGCCCAGATCAAGGCGCTCCGGCGTGAGGCCAAGCTCCGAATTGCGCAAGCGACCGACGGCGATGAAATCTCTTCCATTGTGGGCGCGGTGATCTGGCCCACGCCTTAGCGCGTTCAGGCGGGGCACGGAATGGGCGACGATAAGGACAACCAGCTGAGGGGCACCGACAACAATGGACGACAAAATCAGGATCGCGGGGCACCGGCCTCCCGGACGCTATCAACCGACGACATCAGGCTGCTGCGATGCCTTCTGACCTGGCTCAATTGGGGCGGGATCGCCTTGCGGTGGATCGGCGGCGTGCTGACCAAGGGAGCCATCGGGGCAGTCAGCAGCGCACTGTTGGGGGGCGCGGCAGCCTTCGCCGCCTGGGTCTGGACGCAGTTGCATTGATGGAGGGAGCGATGCGGCGATTCGCCGAATACCACGCCGAAAAGCCATGGCGGCGCGTCAGGGACTGGGCCGCTTTCGGTGGCGTCACCGTCAGCATGTTTCTGACCTTCAACCCCGCCCCGGCAATCTGGATCGCTCACCTTCTGCGTTGAAGCCTTGAGCCGGCGACCGGGGATGTTCGCCTTCGGGCCATGAGCACCCTGACCGTCTCGGAGTAGGCCGTGGCCGATACGACCCTGATCCAGTTCGACGCACTGGACGCCGCCTCGACGCTGGCCAATACCGACCAGACGCTGCTGATCCAGGTGGTCAGCGGCGTCTCGACGGGCCGGCGCGCCTCGCTTTCGCAGATCAGGTCGCATCTCGTGCGGCCCGGCCACAACGTCTCGATCAGTTCGGACGGCGTGATCGATGCGACCTCGGCCACGTGGCTCCATTCGTCGGGCGCCCCGTCGGCCGATACCGGGGCGGACTACGACTACAATCTCGATATCGTGACCGGGAACGTCTACCAGAAGACGCTCGGGGCCTGGAACCTGATCGGCTCGATCAAAGGCACGACCGGCTCTTCCGGCACGGTATCCAGCAACTCCGGCGTGACGGTCGGCACGACCGGAAACACGCTCTCGATTGCCCCTGGCGCGACCAGCTCCAACCCCGTCTTGATTACCCGCAGCGGCTCGGGGGCAATCCAGTTCTCGCATCCCGTGTCGCTGTCCTCGACCCTGGCGATTGCGGGCACCACGACGGCAGCGGCCATCACCGCGTCCGGGACCATCACGGGCAACGGGTCTGGCACGGGCCTGGTCATCGCGAACGCCGCGACGATCGGCACGACCCTCTCGGTGGGTGGGACCACCACGCTGCTCAACTCAAGCACCGCGCCGCTCACGATCGCCAACGAGACCGTCTCCTCGATCGTCGGGGTGGCCCTGACCGTGCCGGCGGGTCGCGAGATGGCCCTGCGGGTCCCCAACGGGTATCGTCTGCGGGTCGGGGTGTCCGGTTCCGTCTCGGCGCTCATCGTGCAACCGAACACCGGCCTTAACACGCCAGGCGCTGCCTCTCCCAGCACGGTGACGGTCGGAAACGTCCTGTCGGCCGTCGCGTATCAGAGTCCCGCTGCCACCTATGACTTGACCGGCAAGTCCAGCGTCCATGCCGTGTCCGCTCTCGCTATGGCCTGGAACACAACCGGGGCGACCTATACCGGGACCACAGCGGACGCGCTGCACCAGCTCGCCATCTCGGCCGATACTGCCGACATCACGCCCGACGCAGCGACAGGGGCTGGCGTCCTGCTCGTGGGGCACACGGTGGGCGGCGGATCAGCCAAGGGCGGGCGCGTTCCGTTCCGGGTCGCCCTGACCCAGGCCGGCGCCATTGGTGTGCGCGGCGACATGCTGCACGCGATCGGCAAGTTCACGTCGAGTTGGTCCTACAGCCAGGGAGGCACGGACCTTACGACTGGCGCGGCCGGATCGGTGCACACCCTGCGTCCTCAGATCACGCTGAACTCAGGTGCGACGAACTACGCGGAGGTCGCCGCCTGGGGCGAGGCCGGTCTGGCGATCCGCTCCGGCGCCAGCGTGCGGGACGCGCGAGGGATCGGGGTCACCCTGCTCGCCGCGCATCGGACCGCCGCGAGCCGGAGTAACATCGTCTTCGCGATCGACGGCGAGGCCATTGCGGTCGACGGGGTCGGAGCGACCGCCACCTGGGCGCAAGGCATCGCGTTCGGGACGCGGGACCGTCGCTGGGCCATGGCAGCCACGGCCGAACTCATCACCGCTAATTTTCAGACGAACAACGGCGACGGGGCGACCCTGAACGCCATCCTGCCGCCGCCCCTTGCTACCCGGGGCGTGGCGTTCGGCAACGTCAATTTCTCCCAGCAATCAGGCCACTCCATCCATGTCCCCGGCGCCTCGATCGACGGGACAGGCCAGTTCCGCTCGGCCAACCTGTTCATCAAGCAGGTCGCGGGCGGGATCGAGATTGATATCCCGCTCGCCAAGGTCAGCGCGGTTTCCGTCTCAACCGCCGGGTCAGGCGCGGCTGGCGTGGGGAACTACTACCCGGGCGACATCCTTTATGCCGAGCTGACCTCGGGCGTGCGGTCGCAGTATCGCGTGACCAATACCAAGGTGTTGAACGCGCGCATCGTCGCCGGCGGCGGCTCCGGCACGCCAGGGGCGGTTACCGTGACCGGCACGACCGGCACCGGGACGAAGTTCCAAGCGACGGGCATCATATCGGCCGGCGGGGTGTTGGGTGGGAACCAGGTGCTGTCCGCGGCAGTGGTGGCGGGCGGCACCGGCGGCACGCCAGGGGCGGTGACTCTGACCGGAACGACCGGGACAGGAACCCGGTTCCAGGCCACGGGCACGATCAACGGCTCTGGGGTGCTGACCGGCGCGCTCATCGTGGCGGTGGTGGGCGCCTACACCGTTGCCCCGACCAATGCCGCTGTCGAGCCCGTTACGGGCGGCGGGCTGACCGGGGCAACGGTCTCGCTGGTCCTGGTGCCGACCGTGACGGTGGTGGGCAATTACACGGTCAATCCGACCAACACGGCCGTCGAGCCTGTCACGGGCGGGAGTCTGGTCGGGACAACGGTCTCGCTGGGCATCGGCCTGCTCACCGTGTCCGTGCTGGCCCCGGACGTCTCCGCGGCCGCGCCAGGCACAATCACGGTCAGCGGCGGCTCAGGCAGTGGTGCCGTGCTGACCCCGACCTGGGCCGCGGCCAACACGCTGTCGCTGAACACCAGCGGCGGGGCAACCGAGGTCGTGGGGAGCCTGGCGATCGGGCGCTCCTCCGGGACGTCATCGACCCTGAAGCTGGTCGGCGACGGCACGGCGGACCGCGCCATCGAATGGTACACCGGGTCTACCCGCAAAGCGAAGATCCGGACGCCGCCGACTACGAATGTGATTTCGGCCACTGTCGTATCGGGCGGTTCTGGCGGGTCGAACGGTGCCGTGACGGTGACCGGCACGACCGGCACAGGCACGAAGTTCCAGGCCACGGGCACGATCAGCGACGGAGCGCTGACCGGGGCACTGACGATCACCGTGCAGGGCAACTATAGCGTGCTGCCGACCAGTCTCGCCGTTGAGCCGGTCACGGGCGGCGGGCTGACCGGCGCCACCGTCTCCGTGGAGTTCTCCCAAAGATTCCAGGCCAGTATATACAACCAGAGCGGCGCGGGGGAAACCATGCTGGACCTGCGCCGCAACCTGGGGACGCTGGCTGACCCGCACATGGCCTACTTTGGGCCGGACCTTGCGACCACAGAGGCGCTCAACGTAGACGTAAAGGGGGGGGTCAAGGCGCGGAGCTTCTCCACATATACCTCGCATTATCCGGCCCTCACCTTAGCTTCGACGGCGTCGGTAGTGCCGCCTCTCGCGTTTTTCAAGTCGTCCTATTCTGGCGTCAGCACGACCTCCGGCTACTATGTCGGCATGGGGTCTCTCGACGACACAGCCAAGCTGCTGACCGGCGGTTCGCTCGATTACCTGAATATCGCCGGCATCCTGAACGCAGGGTACAACGGCGGCCGCACCGCGATCGACGCGTCGATATCGGAAATGGGCGACACCCAGCTGATCAACGACTCCACCGGCATGATCGGCGGGAAATTCTCGCACAACGCGTCGAACAACGCCGGTGGGATTGCTGAAGGCTTTGGCTTAGATAACAATTACGGGTGGGGCAACATCTACGCTGCCAACCTCCAGGCGACCTTGAACGCAGGGGCGACCTTTCGCCGCGGCCTGACCGGCATGGAAATCGACTTGATGGCCGTCGTCGGGACGAGCTTCGTCAACGGTACCGGTCTTCTCATCACGACAATCGGTGATCATGCGGTTCAGCCAGTGCGTGACTGGACCGCGATAAGCGTTTCGAACGCCGGTACGGCCGCAGCTCCGGATAAATACAACGGCCGCTTCAAGACCATATTTGCCGTAGCAACGTACGGGTCGGCCTTCCCTGCCGCTTCCGACGGGGTGTTGATGCACCTGACGGGCGGGTCTGACTACATCAACGCCCCGGCACAACTCGCGAAGGGCTTTCACTTCCGGGAGGCGATCTTCACCGGGCAGATCATGCAGTGGGACGGTGGAGAGCTGACTCAAGGCACGTACGGCGGCGAGCTACAAGTCGGCTATGTCGCCCTGACCGGAACGTCGACCGGCGCCAGCCTGAATGTCAACAGGTTCAAGACCGCGACGGTCTCGATCGGCTCTACGCCCGGTACCGGCTACTGGATTGGCTCGTTGGTCAAGACCGGAGGCGATGTGTTCATCAAGGTGACCTCGGTCATCAACAAGACCATCACCGGGATCACAGCGGCCAACCCGCCGGTCGTGACGTCAAACGCGCACGGGCTGGCAAACGGCACCGTGTTCGATGCCACGGCAGTCGTCGGCATGACGCAGGTCAACCAGCAGACCATCGCGTCGGTCACCCAGGCCAACCCGGGAGTATTCACCAAGACAGGGCACGGCCTGCCCAACGGCGCAAGGGTGAGACTGAGCGGGTTCGGCAGCTCTACCTCCAAAACGTCAATGTATCAGCTGGTGGGCAATCCGTACTATGTCGTGGCGAACCGGACGAACGACACGTTCACACTGACCTATCCGAGCGGGGTTGCGGTCGATACCACGAATTTCGGCACCTATACGGGTGGTGGGACGATCAAGATTTCCTATCGCGTCGCAAACGCGACCACGAACACGTTCGAGTTGCAGACCGCCGAGGGGGGCACGATCAACGCCTCGGGGTGGACCGCCTACGTCTCGGGCGGCACCATCACCACGACGATCCCGGACGGCGTCGAACTCTTTCGATCGGCGTGGACCGCCTCCGCATCGACCGAAACCAACGTGGCGACCGAGGCTCTGATCCGGATCGGGAGAAGCTACGGGGCCGGGCTGACCGTCAATCTGACGAAGTCCGGGGTGTCGGTCCTGGCGATCCAGGGCAGCGGCGGTGCGACGACGGTGGGCGGCACGCTAGGGGTGACGGGTTCGGCTACGGCTGCGTCCCTGATCGTGACCGGGAGCACCGTCCCGGTGAACGGGATGTATCTGTCCTCGGGGAACACGGTGGCGTTGGCGGCCAACACGACGCAGATCCTGACCGGAACATCAACGGTCATCGCGGTGAAACCGACCACGGCGTCGACTTCTTCCACCACGGGCGCCCTGACTGTTGCTGGTGGGTTGGGGGTGGTAGGGACAGTATATGCGGGTAGCAGCCTCCGCTCGGACGGAGCCGTATTCGCCTACTACGGCACAGATAATCAAGTACATTTCGGGTCGAGTAGCATCGAAATAGGTTTGACGGGACGTGTCGGCACGTCAACGCCGTTCATTGACTTCCATTCGAGTGCATCTTCGCCTGACTACGACGCTCGTATTGTGGTGTCAGGCGGATCAGCCACCTCGGGGTCTGCGGCGATGACTATCACGTCATCGACACTGGTTCTTGTCGGACCGTCTGGCTCGAACGGTGGACTTCTGACGATCAACACGGCGTCAAACGGCACGTCCGGGACAGCCGTCGCGAACGGTATTGTGATCGTGGACTCAGCCAATGGCTCGGGCTGGGACACGGGGAACCTTTGGGCAAAACTCGAATTTAATAGCCTTGATGTTTCGACCGGCGGACCGGGCGGGCGCGTGCGGATCGGCCCGGTCGCGGAGTCCACCCTCGGGGGCGCGTCTCGGTTCTCGATCTTCCAAGCCGCGACGGCCAACACTTTTCTCGAAAAATGGGCGCTGACCAGCGCGGGACGGATGTTGGTAGGCGGTGTGGCGGACGACGGCGTCCACATGATCCAGGCCCTGGGCTCGATTGCTCTAAACCTGAACGCCGCGACCGCTCCTGGGAACCTGTCCGGCACGGTCTTCCGGGCCACTCAGGCGGATTCTGCCAACGCATACCTGTTGGTCGATACGTTCGCCGGGCAGGGATACCTGACATTCCGGAAATCGCTAGGCACGAATGCGGCTCCAGTTGGCCTCGGCACCGGCAGTATTTTGGGGTCGATATCGGGTCGAGGGTACGACGGATCGGCCTACAGCGGTGAGCAGGTCCGTATAGCGTTGCGAACCGACGAGGCGTGGTCGGGGACGGCGCATGGCACGGCGATCGTTTTCAGCACGACGACCCTCGGCACCACGACACTGGTGGACCGGGTGGTGATCGACGCCGCCGGGATCACCACGTTCGGTGCGTCTGGCAACACGATCACAATCGCGCCGAACACGTCGTCGTCCACGGCAGCCACCATCACGGGCGCTGGCACGGGTGGTATAAACTTTGCCACAGCGGGGGGAATCCAATTCCAGATCACGAATACCGCCAGTTCTGTTAATTATGCAAGCCTGACGGGGGGTGCTACCGGGAGCGGCGTGACGATATCAGCGCTTGGCAGTGACACTAATATCAACCTGATCCTAAATGCTAAGGGGTCTGGTGTCGTAGCGATCACTCCAGCCGTCACCGGGTCGGCTGCATTCACTGCAACGGCGTTCATACCGTCCAGTTCAACCGTGCCGACCAATGGTATGTACCTACCTGCGGCGAATACCCTTGGATGGGCGGTCAACAGCGCGGCCGAGATGCAGCTAACATTGTCGGCACTTTCGCCAGCAGTTTCAGACGGCACCGCGCTCGGAACAACGTCGCTCATGTGGGCGGATGCGTTTTTGGCCTCGGGCGCGGTTATCAACTTCAACGCGGGCAATTACACCCTCACGCATTCGGCTGGGTTGCTGACCGCTTCGGGTCCGGTTCAAGTCAGTGGAACCGCTGCGGGGGCGACAATTTATTCGATGAGGTTAATAAATGCCTCTTTGACGGCCAGCACTGCGGTTGCAATTTCGCTCGATCCGGGGAACAACGGCGTAAATACACGCGACGCATTGATTAGAGCTACTAACAATGGCAGCAATCAGATTACATTGGATTTTTTAACCTCCAATGCTGCACCGCCAGTGTCGGCGCTGAGCATATCGCCGAATGGTGTGGTAACTATCGGATCGTCCGGCAATACGGTGTCGATAACACCTAACACGACAAGCGGTACGGCTATTGCGATAGCTGGAGGCGGCACGGGCGGCATGACCTTTGCGGCGTCAGGCGGCGTCCAGTTGGCCGTCACCAACACCGCGTCCGCTGTCAACTACGTCGCGATCACCGGCGGCGCCACCGGCAATGGGGTGACCGTCTCGGCTCTCGGCGCGAATGCCGATGTAAACCTGATCCTGGATGCCAAGGGCACGGGCATCATCAGCGCACTCGACCATATCAACCTCGCGTCCGGGAAAGTGCTACAGATCAACGGCACGCAGGTGGTCGGCGCCCACGACACCGGCTGGGCCGCCATGACCGGGACCACCAACAAGGCGACGGTCTACGACACGGCCACTGTCACGCTGGCGCAGCTCGCCGGCCGCGTGATGGCCCTTCAAGCGGCGGCGACCACCCACGGTCTGATCGGAGCTTAACCATGGCACTTCTGAAGGCCCTCGAATACCAGCGGACAGGGATGACACTCCAGTATTGGAGGATCGAAACGGCGCACTGGAACTACGATGAGGCGTTCGAGCTGGACGGGGTCGAAAAGACCGGCGTGGTCCGGGTCACCCTGCTCGGATACATGAACCAGGCGGCCAGGATGGACAAGAAGGACCACGTCGACACCAGGGTGATAGGCATTCCGATGGAAGACCTTGCCGGGGCCATCGTGCCGTGGTCCGCCGACCCGCGCGGCGCGCTGTATCAGGTGATCGCTGACATGCCTCAGTTCGTCGGCGCCGAGGAGGGCTGACTCCGTCCGAGCCCTTTGACCCGGCGACCGCCCACATTTCCCTGTGCCGTGTCACAAATCATGGATGGCAGGCATGAAATACATCGAACTGAAGACGGTCCCGAGCGGGGCGATCCGGGGCTTTACCGACAAAGGCGAAGCGGTGATTCACCCGGATGTCGTCTTTGCGGAGCACATCAGGAACATGTGCCAGTTCGACCCGAACGGCATGAATGTCCAGGGCGTGCGCAGCGCGATGCGTGTCCTGAACACCCTCGACGCCCAGCTTGGCCAGACGCACCTCGCGCTGGAGGATGCGGACTACGAATACCTGCGGATGCGTCTGGACAAGGTGAACTTCACCGTGGCGTCGAGCGGGGTGATGGCTTTGATCGATGCGATCGAGGGCGCCTCGACCGAGGCGCCTGTCGTCGCGCCGGCGGAGGAGGAGACTGCGTAAACGCCGGCCGCCGAGGCCGCAGCAACGGAGACGGATACGGCCAGTGGGGCCGATAAGGCCACGGTGAAAAAGACGCCACCGCGCCGCTCCTGATGCTAGGGCGAGGCCGGCTCAGGTGGAGCCGGCCTCGCCTCCCGTCCTACTCAATGCAGCTTACTGGCGTCGTAAAATGACCGCGTCCGGTCGCCGAACACCTGCTTGCGGACGTTGACGAGCGAATCCCTAACCCATGTCGAGCGGGTATGCTCGGCGTCCAGCCATCGACGATGGCCGCGGCGCAGATGCGGGACAGGGGAGGCGTGCGTTCCGCCCTGCGCATCCTCGGATCGCGCCTTGGGTTTGCCGGTCAGAGCCGTGATGTAGTCTTCGGTGTGGACTTTGGTGAAGCCAGGCAGTGGGTCCTTTCCACTTTTAACCCGTTGCTTGTTGAGCTTCTCAGGGGCTGGCACGGCCTCGATTGGCACGAACTCGGTATTCAAGATCATCAACCCATAGAACAGCATGTGCGAGCATTGGTGACGCAGGTGGTTCACAGCCAAACGCTGCTGCGGTTCGAGGAAGGCGTCATCAAGGCCGTCCGGGTCTTCGGCCTTGAGACCGTCTTTCGTCACATGAAATATGAATTCCACGGACGGCGTGAGTAACTTCTCCCCCTGTACTTCCATCGCGGCAAAAGCGAATACGTCGACTTTCGGCGGACCGAGGTCATCCTTTTCGGCGGCCCGTGGCTCGATCACCATGACGTGACCGCTAGCGGCGTCGGTGACGCCTAGCTTCTCGAATACCTCTGCAAATTCCTTCATGCCTGCCGCGTTTTCGCGGTTAAAGCTGCTGTTGTTGAACGCCAGGATATAGCCGTCCTGAAAGGGATGGCGAATGAAGCCATCAAAAAACATCTGTTGTCCGCGGCCCGATTCCCGCTCCAGCACATCAAGCGGCGGCACCTCGTCCAGCCAGATGAGTCGCCCCTGCCTGAGCAGAGTAATCGCGCTTTCCAGGCCGGCCTGTGTGGCCTCTTCCGTGTCGTCTTGATCTTCCCACGCGCCGCCGAGCTCCGTCGACACCTGTTCTTCCAGAAGTGCCTTCCGTGTCGCCTCTGGCGTCAGCCGCCATGGCTTCACGAGCAATCGGCCATCCCCCCCCACGAGCATCTCAGCGGCTTTTAGCAAATCATCGGCCTGGTCTTCCGACATCCCGGCCGCCTGGAAAATCTCTCGCATATCGTCTGATACGTCGTCCATTATCAGGGTTCCTTCCCGTGTAAGAGGTCATCAAAAGGCGGCCAGCGAAGCTCGCCGTGTGGGGATTCATCAAAGGGTGGCCAGCGAAGCTCGCACACTGGCCGGTACCATCCCGTCGCCGGTCCGAGGGCCCGCACCAACTGAAGCGGCGCGATCTGGTGCAGCTTCTTCGCTGCCGCCACCGTCGCTAGGTAGCCGCCACCGTCCCCCGATGCGGTAATGCTTGAGCGTCGCCTGACGCCAGTAAATCTCTCCCAAACGACGAACCGACTGCCGTGCATCGGACTCAGCCGGTGCGAACCGGGGCGCAATTTCCCGCGACGTTTACTGGAACCGACCGGGCGGCTCGCTGGGGCCGACCGAGCGCGCCAGATCGGCCGGCACGCTGTTGGCCAGCGCATTATGCGCCCCGGCCAATGCCGAGTTCTTTGCCGCACTGCCTGAACTCGATCCCAACCAGTAATTGGCGACCTGGGTTGCCATGGCGGCCAAGGTGCCCAGCAGGACGTTGGCCAAGGCGGCGTTGTCCTGCGGCATTTGGCTGGTCAGTACCACGTACAGCATGATCGAAAAGGCGATCAGGATGAAACCCGACAGGATCATGCTGCCATACGCCAGTGGACTGTTCGTTCCGGCCAGGGCGATTGTATGGGACCGCGCGGACCCCACATCGGTCAACCGTCTTTGCAGCTCCTTCAGGGCGTCCTCGCGCTGTTGGTCCTGTTCCCGGTTCTGCTCGGTCAGCATGCGCAGATGCAGTTCCCCGAGCCTCGTCTGCAACTCCCGCGCCGCATCGGGGTTGCCCTGGATGGCGGCGACCGCGGCGGCGGCGCCTTCCGATGTTGTTGGATCGACGCCGACCACGGTCTTGACGATGCCAAGGACCTGATCGGCGGCCTCTCCGCCTTTCGATCCGAAGATCATGCCCGCGAGTTGCGGGGCCAGGCTCAGGACAAGCGGCAGTAATGCTGCAAACATTCTATTCTCCGATGGCGGCGAGGGCGGCGTCGCACAGGTGGCGGCGTTCGGCCGCGCCCGCGGTGCCGCCATTGATCTTGCGGGTCATGGCGTCGATGGACCAGGCATCGGCCAGGGTATTCAGGCTGTTGGCCGACCAGAAGAACGCCGCGCTTTCCCCGGCGCCCCGCGGCGTTTCGGCGCGCTGGGCCGCTTCCTCGATGGTGCAGCCCAGGCTGTTGGCGAAGCGCTGGTAGTTGGATCGACCGGTCAACTGGATCAGGCCACGACCGCGAAAGCGCCAGCCATCGCCTGAAGCCTCATCGCCGTTGCCCATACGGTTTGCATAGACACGGTTGGCCAACCGTTCCGGGTTGCGCGCGCACTCGTTCGCCGCCGCAAGGTTCGGAAACCGTGCCGGCCAGACCTGATACAGGCGTTCGGCGCGGTAGTTCAGGTTTTCCTGCATCACCGTGAAGCCGCCGCTTTCATGCGCGCACTGGCCGACAAACGCGGCAATCCGGCGCGGCGTGTCGATGCGGTTGCGCCGCAGAGTCTCCGTCAGCGCGTCGACCCAGGACGCGATCTGCGCATCGGTCAGGCGCGGGGCGCAGGCACGGATCGCGGCTTCCAGACCGGGCAGTGGCGCCGGGACCGGGGTTGCGACAGGCGGCGACGTCTCGACGGGAAAGTCGGGCACTGGGTTGGACGAGGCCGGATCGGCCGATGTCGCCACCGCGCCTTGGCTCGACGGAGCATCCGTGACCAACCCGGACGCGACCGGCGGTTGGGACACTGTCCCTGCTTCCGCTTGCGGCGCCAGGGGAGTCGCCAGGGGAGTCGGGAGTGGCTCGTCTCCCAGGATAGGGCGCCTGTATGGTCCGGCCGGAACCGGTATGGTCGGTCCCAGCCAAAGGAATTTGACGTTCCCCGGGTCGAGGCTGACTGTGCCCGGCAGATCGGCGAAGTGGAGCCGACTCGGCAGATAGATTGGCTTCGGATCTTCGCTCATCGGTTTGCAAGCTCCATCAGGACCGCGCGGTGGCAGCGATCGCGGTCGTAGGGGTTGAGGCAGGGGCTGCTTGCCGAGCACCACGGCCGGGTTGCCATCCGCGTTCGTGGCGGTCGTGATTGTTGCCATGCGCACCAGCATCTCCAGTGCAGTCTCGCCGGCGCCGAACGAGCCGCCATTCAGTTCAAAGCCCGTGCAGCACCGACCGGGATGGGCACAGGCATCGCACAGCAGGGAAGCGCACGCCGTCACTGTGCAGGCCGCCTCGCCAGGGTGAACGGCAGCAGCGTGCCGGGCGGGAACACCCAGAGGTGGTAGGCGTTGGCTTCGTCGATCAGCTCGCTGACCGGTGGGAACACCTCGATCGCGGTGCGCTCCCGGCCGAACAGCTCGTCCTTGATCCGCTGCTTCTCGCGCCATGTGACCTCGGTCGCCGACGTCGTTCTGATCATGGCGTGCTGGAGCTTGCCAAACGGCCCGGCGTCCAGGTCCCGGACGAGGACAACGAACACACCGTTCTCGGCGACCCGCCTGACATCGGCCGACCAGCCCGAGGCACCGGGGACGCCGTCGGGCAAGTCCTGCCAGCGCCAGGCCGGCCATTGGCCAGACGCCCTGAAGCGCGCCTCGCGTTGCAGAACATTTCCGAGCGAGCGGCCAGCGTTCGTCGGCTTCATGACTCAAGCCCGGCGAGGAAGCCCCGCTCCCGCATCACGGCAAGGGCATCGGCGCAAATCTTGGCGCCATCGATCCGACCGACCTGCACGCCGCCTTCGTTGGTCAGAACCAATCGGCCGTCTCGGATCGCGGCGCAGACCTTGGCCTGGTAGTCGGTCAGCCCGGTGTTATCCTTGGCGCCGGGCGTGATGAGCTGGCTGGTCTCGACGATATCGGCGGGCAGGTCAGGCCAAGAGACCAGCGCCGTGCCGGACGCTGAGGCAAGGACGGTCCCTGTCTGGTAGAGGCCATAGGCGCCGCTTCCCCTGTTCAGGTCGACCAGCATGCCGGGAATCGGTTCAACGCCGTCGCTGGTGACGTTGGGCCGATCGAATGACCGTTGCAGCTTGGAACAAGGAAACGCTCGGAACCAAACGCCTTGGTGCTGAGCCGAGCGCAGCCTTGGTGGGATTTCAGGCTTCGGCAGGCCGGGGACCTGGTCCGGACACCACTGCTGAACCGAGCCACACGAGTATAGTTGGCGACACCCATAGATATCGCCTACCGGCCCGCGGCTGGTTCCACACCACCTGCAACCCTGCAGAGGTTGCTCGTTGGGCTCAGCCGAACGGAGCAGGCGAGCCAGCATGATGCCATCTAGCCGCAGAGAGCAGTAGCTGCGAGGGCTCAGATTGGCCCATTGCGGAGCTGCGCAATTGCGCAGCTCCGAGTCGATCGGCTTGCCGTGACGTCGGACCCACGCCGCGTTCTTGTGGATCGCGCCTCCGATTTCGTCGCTCATTTGGCTATAATGTGAGCCAGTGAGTTGTCCCGCATCGATCGCAGCCACGATCAGCAGCGCGTTCGGCAAGAGTGTTTCAGCGCCTGGCGGTATCATTGGACGTCTCGCGTCATGCCGTAGAGCGAACCCGCGCACCTGCCTGCCAATCGGATCCCGGCGAGAACCGCCCATACGAGCACGAAAGGCGTGGTCAGGATCACGCGAGGCCAGCAGCCGTTTCCGAGTAGTCGGCAGAGGTCGGCTTGTGCGTCACCACTGAAAGTCATGGCATCCCCCGCCGGCCCCGTCGGGCCGCGACCCGCTCATGGGCCGCATCGATGGTGCATCCCGTGACGGGGTTCCAGGTCGCGTTGGTCCATTCGATCTTGCTGCCGTCAGCCATGCCGGCCTCCATCCGGGTCGAGGCTGCACCGATCGCAGACCAGCTTTCCGGACCGATAAGTCAGGGAACCGACCGAGCAATGCCGGCACGTGTCGCCCATGGTCGGGGCACGCTTGAGGGCGGCTTCCCGCTCGGCGGCAAGCTCCTTGGTCCGCGCCGCGATGTGGGCGAAGTCATCAGCTACCCGCTCAGCCATCACGCGTTCCCCGCCGGTGGCGCTACTTCGAGCCGAGCGTTCGCCAACGTCGCATGGACATTGGCCACGAGGATGTCCATCATCTCTTTGTCGGTCTCCGGTGTGGCGTTCGGAACCCATGTCGCGACGTTGGCGAGCACGACCGTCAAAACCGCCAACAGAGATCTCGGATCGGCCCTGGTGAGTGGCTTCAGAAGTTCCAGGACAACGGTGGCCAAAGCGTGGGCTTCCTCGACGCGCGCCATTTGCTCGGGCGTAAGGCGATCGAGCGCGGTAGCCGTTGTGGCACTATCCACCGTCGCCTCCCGCCGGCGGAGCGCCGGTTCCGTGCGCCTCGATCCCGGCATTGATCACGCCAGCCGCCTTGATCAGCTCGATCCCCGCCTGGAGCGGGTCAGACGGGCGCGGCAGGTTGGTACCGGCGAAGTGCCGGTAGGCAACTTCCATCTTCGGCCAGACCCAGCGCCCGCGCTCCCGGCGGACCTGCACGATCGGCGCGGCGTGCTGCATCAGGCAGATGCTGTGCGGCCACGGGATATCGGGCAGGCCCAGGTGACGCGCGGTGCGGTCGAGCAGGCGCTTGTGGGAATTGACCGAGTATCCCGCGACGGAGTCAGCTTTCGCCAGTTGGTGGAGGAAGCCGGCAAAGACTTCCCCCGCATGGTCGCCCCGCTCGGCGAGGTCCTCGTCGCTGATCCCGTAGAACGCCCGGGCCTCTTCATCGATGGCGACCGGCGCCATCGTCAGCGAGCAGATCGGCAGCGTGACGCTCGGATCGTCGCTGAGCAGAGTCAGCCTGGTCAGGTAGGGTTGATCGGGGTGGTGCCGGTCCAGCTTCCAGTTCTGAATTCCGGTGCCGGCGGTGTCGATCAGGAGCCTCATGGTCGGGGCACGCTTGAGGGCGGCTTCCCGCTCGGCGGCAAGCTCCTTGGCGATCAGGAGCCTCATACCGCGGCCCCCTGCCCCGAGCGGCTCTTCGGGCGGGTCCTTTCCCTCTCGTCGGAACCGGGAGGGGCGCCCATCAGCTGCCTGCCTACGGGCGTGGCCTGGCACAGCACCGAGCGTCGATCCGACGGATCAGGCACGCGCGTTGCATAGACGGGGAACAGCGCATCCATCACCCGGGTCACAGACGGCTTCGGGATGCCGAATTCGCCGTGGATGGCCCGGACCGTGCGCTTCTCGGGTTCGTCGCTGTTCGCCACGATCCAACTCAGGATTGTCAGTGCCCGCACTGACAGTAAGTCATTCTCTTCCACGAATGGGCGCAAAACGTCATGAAGCGGCAGTGACACGATCTTCTCCTGATTCAAAGAGGGGGAGTCTGGCGACTGGCCCCCAGGGAAATACGTTGGGTGCGGGCTGGATTTCACTCGGATCAAAGCAGTCCGTGCATCCGTCTGCCCACCTGACTTCATACTGGACCGTGATAGGACCGGCCTTGATCTCGGCGATAACTGTCGCAAGGCCAGTACTTCCTGGTGTCGACCAGACATAGGCCCGCCACGGCGGAACCATTGGTATTCTTTCCATTGTTTTCCTCCCAGACGAAGACAGGCCGGACGCGCGAAGCGCCCGGCCTGTTCTTCAGACTTTGGCGTAGTAGAGCGGCAGACCCGTCGCGGCGACCACGTCGTCGCACGCGGATGTGAAAGCGACGTCGACGGCGCGCTTCAAGTTGTACACGTCGAAGGACCACTTCAACGTCTGCCCTTCTTTCCGGTACTTCAGGCGGGTCAGAAGCTGGAACACCGCGCCCCCTTCGAACACCGGCAGCGCGATCACGAACGCGGTCGGAACCTTCAGGTCTGGGTCCCTGCTGGCAGCCTCGTGGGTCTGCTCGTAGGCCACCGAAATGCTGCCGTCGTTCGTGTTGACGGCACTCCGCACCGCTTCGGTCACCTTCACCGCCATCCCGCGCGCCGCGGTCAGCAGCTGGAGACGATTCCCCAAGCTCAGATTGAGCTGGCCGATCAGGTCTCGCGTTTTGACCGCCTTGATCTGATCGGCCGTGCTGATGTCCATGACATCGGTGATGTGATCCTCGATCCACTCCGCGAGAGTAGACTGCGACAAGGGCTGCTTGTTTTGAGTTGACCAGGCTTTGAAGGCGTCGTGCGCAGGGAAATGGTAATCGGCGCGGAACCGGCGCCACTGCGGGCGGGGAGTGTCGGCCGACGTGTAAACCGTCGGCAGGACGAACGGTTCCTGTTCGTCTTCTGCGGCATCGTCGTTCAAGGCGTCATGCGCGGCCCTCATCTCCAAGATCGTGGCTTTGTCGAGCGGCGCAGGCACGTTCACAGCATCGTGCTCATCGAAGATCGCGACAAGCTTCGGCGCGTTTCCGTTGGTGCCCTGCTCGGCGTACAACGCCGAGTTGGGCAATTTGTAGCGGTTCACATAGGCCGCGAACGAGTCGAGGTCCAACAGCGTCTGCGTTCCCGTGCGGGACAGCGGGTTCGGCAGGGTCTGCAGCAGCTTGGCTGTCAAATCCTCAAATTTGCGTCCCTGCGGCACATCCATCCCGTAGACACGGCCAATAAAAGCTTCCGGTCCGGGGGGCGACGTGACATTCACCATACGGATGTCCGTATTGGCGCTGGTCAGTTCGTCCAGTTTCGTGAGGAAGTCGGCATCGATCATGATAGCGCTCCTTGTGGTTGTTGCGCTGGTGGTGGGTTGGCTGGCGCCGCTTTAATCGACCCCCCGAAGGCGCCGAACGCTGGGATGATCGTCCACGCCCTGCAGCGGCAGGTTCGGCTGGGTTGGGTCCTCGCGTGTCAGGCGGCCTGATCCGGTCGCGTAGAAGGCCGACCGCGTGCGAGGCAGCGCCGGCTCCTTGACGGTAACGTCGGCGATCGCCTCGATCAGGCCGCGATCGGCGCTCAGATTGATCGTAATCTTGAGCGTGCCCTTGGCCTTTCGCCCCATTATCATGTGGTCGCGAAGCGTATGAGACAGCGTGTGCATCGCGTCGGTCGCGTCGCGCACGAGCTGTCCGCCCTCCAGGGCCTCCAGCATATCCACGAAGCTTGCAAAGCCGCTAGAGTCATCTCGTTGTGGTGGTGCCGGCGGCATCGTGTCCCCCTTCGGTGTGACCTGGTTGGCTATAAACATGAGGTCACACATTACGGTGTGTTTGGCAAGCGCAAAAACGCTATTCTGGAATTATTCCAATCCTGCGGGTTAGAACGGTATTTCGTCGTTATCGCCGAAGTGGCGTTTGCCGTCCGCACGCTGGGTGGGAGTGGGCGCTCCTGGGCTCCAATGTGCGCTTGCATCGCGCTGGGCAGGATCGGCCGCGCCGCCGGCCCCGCTGGTGCCGCGACGTCCCGACCCGCCCGTATCGGCGTCGCCGGCGTGGCCATCGTCCCGGTGGCTGCTATGCAGGATAATCAGAGATGCCTTGTAGGGGCCGAGCACGACCTCGGTGGAGTATCGCTCCACGCCGTCCTGGCCGGTCCATTTCCGGGTCTGCAAGGTGCCTTCGACCATCACCTTGCTACCCTTCTTGGCCCACTTCTCGGCGATCGTGGCGAGCATCTCGTTGAACACGACGACGCGGTGCCACTCGGTCCGCTCCTTGCGCTCACCGGAGGCGCGGTCGGTCCAGGACTCGCTCGTGGCCAGGGTCATGCTGGCGGTCTTCTTGCCGTCCTGGGTGTTCCGGATTTCCGGGTCTTTCCCCAGATTTCCGATCAGTAGGACCTTGTTCATTGACGCTGCCATCACCGCCTCCCGAGAGTTGTCATTTCCACACGCCGGCTGGCTTCCTGCGTCCGCATCGCCTCGAACCGGGCCTTGCCTGCCTCGAAGTTCACCAGGGCCACATTCGCTCTCCGACGGGCATCGAGAGCCGCGTAGATGTGGTTCATCCAGTCATCGGAGCCACGCACCTTCAGCTCTGCCGTGGCCCGGCTCACCCCGGAGTGCTCCTCCATGTGGGCCAACACCATCTGGGCAAAGACCGCGGTCTGGGTCTTGTCCAGGAGGGATGCCGCGTGGCTCAGCCCGGCCCAGGCGTGCCCCAGCGTCTCGATATCGTGGCCGATCAGCTGGGGATCGAGGTTGCCGTCGGCGTCGCGCCAATCGTCCGACATAGCCGTGCTCCGGTCTCACTCGGCGTCGATCTGGATGCCGAGGCCACGCTTGCGGGCCGCCACGGCGCGGAACACCCGCATGCGTGTGCTATCCGCGCCTTGGAGCTTGTCCGACAGGTAGATCGGCGAATTCACCCGCTCCCAGACGTCCATGTCGGCGATGGTGCGGACCGTCCCGTCCAAGGATGCGCCGATCGCTTTCAGATACAGGGCCAGGTCGTAGCCCTCGCCGCGCCCTTTCGGCAGCGTTACCAGGGCTTCCTCTTCGGACAGTGGCGGTGCCGGGGGTGTCTTGGTGGTGAACGTCGGGGTAGTCACAGAGCCGTCGGCTATCCGTGTCGCCGTGACCATCGGACGGGCCGCGCCCGCATCGTCTCGTGGTGCTTCCTCCCGGTGCAGGTCGGTCAGGAGAACCTCTGCCCCGAAGTGCTTCACCGCATCCATCAACGCTTCGGCATTGTGCTCGGCGAGGAGCGGCAGGTGCTCCGGCGGCGTGGCGCGATACATGGCCTCGTATGCCCGCGCCCAGGTCTCGGCACTGGTGTAGATTTCGTCCGAAAAATCACCCACGAAATCCGCCACGCGATACTCGAACGGCGGCCCCTTCGCGGCATCCTCCTTCGCGATCCGATCGGCCTCGGCCTGGGCGGCCTTCACATTGGCCGCGATGATCTCGCGCCGCGCGGTCACGTGACGCATCAGGTCTTGGTGTACCGCTGGTTCGGCGGCCCGGAACGCGGCCAGGGTATCAGCCCACTCGCCGTCCATCTTTTCCACGACAGCACGCTCTTGCTCCCGTGTGGTGGCGACCATGATCGCCTTCCAGGCGCTGGCCAGCACCGTGCCTAAACTTCGTTGGAGTGCCTTAGCAACGGCGTCGATGACCGCGCAGAACTGCTCCTGCTGGTCCTCCTGCCGCCGCATCTTTTCGACGCGCTCGCGGCCCTGGACCATCCAGAGGCGCAGCAGGTTACCACCCTCGCGGACGTTGTGGGTGCGAAGGGCCATGGCCAGCAACGGGTCCGCCTCGGCCGGTTGGGCCGGCGCTTCGGGATCCCAGCGCCTCTGGTCTCGGGGACCTGGCGTGACATTGTTGCCTTCGGCGATGTTGCTGTCATCGTCATCCTCGGCGCTGATCGATAGCAGCCCTTGAATCAAATGTCGGCGGTATGCGGTCAGCTCAGAGGCAAACGCCTGTGGTCCGGAATCTGCGGGTTGGAGGCGGATCCCGGCCCGCATCCATTGGCCAGACTCATGGCACAACATGACGGTCAGGTCGTTTCCCGTCACAATCTGCGAGAGGAATAAACCGTTGTTCTTCAGAGGAGCGCGCACCGTGTCAAGTATTGCCGACAACGTGGCATAGGAATACTGAAAGGTTGTGCCCGTCCGTCGTGACGTAACAGTCGCGGTCTCATTCTTTTTCGGATTTTGCATCTCCCCTTGCGCTGCGCTCAGCGCCTTGGATAATTGGTCGATGCGGGGCGACATGAACAATGCCGGGTTGAGCATCGCCTCCGCGGTCATGTGCTCGGCCGGGCCGGGATCGCTCGGGAGAGAAATTTCGACGCGCTGATCCATCACACCCTCACAGTCACATCGTCGAAAAATTCGACACCGGGCACGGACGCGCCGGCCTTATCCTGCCGCGCCAGGGCGGCCAGCTTGTCGTGGTCGATGACCCAGAAATCATCCGGAACCTTGTCGGGATCCACGACCCGGTGCTTCCAGACCGATCGGGCCGACAGCACGCCGCCTGCCGAGCCGCGTGTGCGCGCCATATCCCGCACCGGAGCCGCGGCCTGGCGCTCCAGGCGTTCGGCCGCCTCGGTCACGACAATGGCGCGGTCCGTCGTATCGATGGCGTGATCGAGGGCACGCTCCGTCATGACCGCCTCGGCTGCCTTGCGCGCGGCCTCGGCCTCCTGCTTGGCCTGCTCGGCCTTCTGGCGGGCCTCCTCGGCCTCGGCCTCCCGCCGGCGCCTCTCGGCCGCCGCCTTCTCCGCGGCATAGGTCTTGAGCGGACCGGTCTCGATCCCGGAGGCTGCCGCGCCGAGCGGGTCGGCGATGGTTGCCTTGAAGAAGCTCTGCACGGCCGAGGCGGCTCCGTCATAGGGGCCCTTCTCTTTGACCCGAGCAGCTTCGACCGGCTTGAGGTGATCCTTGATCTGCCTGACGAACGACACGACCCGGGCGGCAACCTCTTCGTCTGGGATCGCGATCGTGTTCAGCAGGTGGCGGATCGTCTCAGCGGCGGTCAGGATTGAGGTCTGGCGTCCGGTTGCTTCCTTGCGCCGTTCGATGAGCACGGCACATGGGGGCAACTCCCCCGATCGGTCGACGACGCACACTGCCCCGACCTGAATGTCGGTGGCGTTGGTAATCGCTTCGAGCGTGGGGAACCGCGCCTTTGTCGTGTACGTGAGGCAGAGCCGAGCGACTCCCGCGAGCAGCTCGTCCCGCTTGCGCACCATGGACCCATAGTCCTGGCCGAGCTGCTCCCGGATCAGCTCCGGATCGAGTGTAAACAGTTCAGGCACATCGCCGCTATTGTCGCCAACGCCGCGCGTCGGAACATTGAAATCGTTCATTGCCTCTTCTTTCAGAACAAAGGGGGAAGGTTGGTCAGGTCGATGGGCTTGTTGGCGGGCAAGGCATTCGGCAGGCCGCGTTTCGCCATATCGGCCCAGTATTGCCGCTCGGAGATCATCTCGGCGCCGTGCCAGATCGGGTAGACCTTCGGCGCAGCGGCCGGGTCAGATGCCTTCTCTTTGGCCCTGCCTTCGATCATGGCCCACCAGAGGCCATCCTCGTGGCAAATGCGGGCAGGGACAAACGGCCCATTGCGGACCATCCTGTATCGGAAATAGCCGGGTTCCGGCTGGGCTACCGACCTGGACTTCCAGTCTCGCCGGTCCGTCATCGCGGGTATCCCCGCGGGCAGCTGCTCAGCAGCATCATGAATTCGCTCCGTGTCTCTCGAACGCCGCCACCATCCCACGCTGTAGTGTGTCGAGTCAACCGAAATGTTGAAACGAAAATAGCCCCACCGGGCGGACCCGGTGGGGCTAGGCTATTCGAATAGAGAGGGGTGCGGCGCTTCGCGATGCTCAGGGCCGGGCCCGTCGACATCGCCGAACAGAAAGTGGTTCAGCGTGTCCATGTCGGACTGCGACAGGTTGCGGGGATTGCATCCCCTGAGCAGGGTCGCGGCCCAATCATCTCGGGTCGCTCGCGCCTCGGCACGCGCCTCCTCGACCAGCCACGTCGCCACACGCGCAAGGGTGGCGCGGGTGGAACGCTCGGTGTGGGTGTTGATGGTCGGAAAAGGAGAGAGCCAGCGCCGCGTTTTGCTGCGCAACCGCTCTCCGGAGCCGATCATGGCGTTTCGGGCCATCGTGGTTTCCTCTGGCCCGCGGAGATGCGGGCGACCCGCCGGAGCGGGTTTCAGGGTGCGTCATCGCCCCAAGTGGGCAGCGCCGCTACGTCGCGGTCCAGCATGCCGTGAACTTGCGAGCGGCCACCGCGGACGCGACGTACAGGGCTAAAAAAAGTCTGGCCTGCAGCCCATCGGGCCCGGCTCTCTTTGGCGAACTTCTTATAGGCGGTTTCTGTGGTCCTGGCAGCAGCAAGGACGCGGACGTGGAAACCGTCGTCGAGTTCGGTGATAAGGTAGTCTGTCATAGTTTCAGTTTCCTCATGCCTCGCATCGGCGCTAGGTGACCCGCCGGAGCGGGTTTCAGGTCGAGCCAAAGCGAACATGCTTCCAGGAGAATTCAAAGCACACCCCGAAGTGGCCCCGCCCCTTGCTTACATGTCCGGCAAACGTCGCCTGGTTCCTGGGGCTCAGGGAGTCATGGATTACGGTCATCGCTTTCGCCGTCTGCGGATCGATGATCAGAGGCTCGTATTGGCCGCGGTGCTCATCGTTGAAGTGCCAGTCACCGCCGCGGAATTCTCCCTCGTCCGGCCAGACGAACGCCTTGGCCTGTTTTTTCGAGAGGATATTCCCCAGCTCATCGAGTGACGCGAATACGACGTCACGCCGGACAATTTCCCGGCGCCATGGTTCTTCTTTTTCCATTTTGAATTCCTCTTGCCTCGCGTGATTGCGAGGCGACCCGCCGGAGCGGGTTTCAGGTTGGCCCCGTGTTCTCGCCAAACGCGCCGGCCGGCATGAGCCAGTCAGCGGGGTTGCAGCGAACCGGGGCATAGAATGCCATATCCAGGCATGTCGAGACATGATCGGGGTTGGCCTCGATTGCCGCGTAGGGTTTCCCCTTTGCGGCCCTCGCAACCACCGATTCGGTCCGATGGATGGTGGTGCCGAATTGCCTCTCGTATTGCGCGATCCGGTCGAATTCCCAGGGCGCGATCGCTTTGATGGAAGCCCATTGGTCCGGGCTTCCGAAGATGCAGCACAAGCAGGACAGCCTGCCCCAGCCGATGTAATAGGCCGGGTGCGGGATGATCCCGTGGCGCTGGATGATCGCCCATACCTGTTCGCGTGACCAGCCGTGGACGGGCCGCCAGGCGTCGACGTGGCGCTGGTAGCGCCGTCCGTCGCGCAGATCCGCCCGATGCGGCTCGAACACCGCATAGCGGGCCCGGGCCGAGCTTTCCTCGGCACGCTCGCCGGTTACCACCAGCGTGCGTGTGCCGCGAAAGCGGTCATCGTTGCGGATCAACGCGTCGCACACGTCGATTTTCAGATAGGCGCTACAGTAGCGCACCGAGAGGTCGGCAGAGACCTGGGGGAAGCGCAGGCGCGTCCCCTTTGGCCCATTGCCGCCGACCTCTGTGAGTGTGCCATCGAGCCGCTCGAACATGATCGAGGCGGTCGGCTGGTTGTCTCGGGTCATCTCGCGCAAGAAGCCACCGCACCGCCAGGAGCGGAGCAATGGCATCTCAAGCGCCTGCGCGACTGCCGCGCAGTAGGCTTCGGTCACCGGCCAGTCCATAAGAGCCGTTCCGCCACCACCATCGACGAGATGGTGGTGCAGCTCGATCTTGTCCGCCGGCACGCCCAGCTCAAGCAAATGCAGGACGCACGCGAGTGAGTCCTTGCCGCCACTGAACGCCACAATGATGTGGTCGTACGATGGAAGATCCGGCTCGTGATGAGCCAGAGCAGTTTCTTGCATTTATGTGAGTATCCTTTTCAGGCGCCGCGGTGTGGCGGCGCGACCCGGCTCAGCCGGGTTTCATGGTCGCCTTGGCGATGGCTTCTTGGGCCTGTCGTAGGCAAGCATCACGTTCCAGGACTGAGCCCTGCAGCACCTGATGCACGATGGCACGCAGTGCTTCCAGCAGGTCAGGCGCGGCCGTGATCAGCCGCACGTTGGCCTCGTATTCGCCCATGGTGTCGGGACCGTTACGCGCGATGCGTAAGGGTTCACGGACAAGCGCGATCTCAACGGTGCGCGTTCTACCCTCGGTGTTTCGCTTGTCCTGCCGCTCCTGGGACCAATTCGTGATCAGAGATGCGCCAGCGGCCCAAGGGCCTGGAGTGTGGGGCATATTGTCTCCTCATGCTGGCGTGAATGCCAGCGACCCGCCGGAGCGGGTTTCAGGTGGTCAAGCCGCGTTGCGCGCGGCCCGGTCCATCAGCTTGGATGCGACTTTCTCGACATCCAGGCGCAGGTCCTGTTGCGGAATGGTCCGAGCAACGGCGGTAATGCCGTTGACCATGTCCCACGCTGTCTCGGGTTTGCGTCCGTCCTCGCGCTCGCAGGTCTCGATGATCTGCTGCGCACGCTTGAAGGAAAAGCCGAGTGCGTCGGATGTGAGGAACTTGGTGCGCTCCTCATCATCCTTCGCCACCTTGGCGTTCTTCGCTGCATTGATGCCGGCCAGGAGCTTGGTGGGCTCGCTGGTGGCATAACGCTCAAGCGCCGGCGCCGCCTCGCGAACGAAGCGATCGTTGCCGTACTTGGTGTGCACGATCCGCAAGGTGTCGAAGTCCTCGACTCCCCAAAGGTTGCGATTCTGGCAAACGCCCCGCAACCAGAAGGTCGCGATACCGAGCGAGCGGGTCCCGACTTCGCTGTTCCAACAGTAGAAACCGCGAAAAATAAGGTCGGGATCGCCGTTGTCGAGTTTGCCAATTTCAATGGGGTGCGTGTCGTCGCACAGAAAGACAAAGACGTCCCGGTCGGACGCGAACAAGGTTGTGGTCTCCTTGGTCACGTCCACGTAGGGATTATAGGTCGAATCGGACCAGTTCATCACGCCCGGAACCTTCCAGCGCGAATCGCTGGTGCCGTTGCCCGCGAATTTCATCACGGACTCGACCAGCGTCGCGTCGAAGATCCGGCCGTAATCAGGACCGGTGGCGGCGCGAAGAATCATCTTCTCGCCGTCGGCGTAGACCTTGACCGGCTCGTCCCGCACGTTGCGGGACAGGCCGTAGCTGAGGTTCAGCCCGGCCAGCCAGCTCGGCTGGGACCGGAAAACCTCGGTGGCCCGGCCCATCTTCCCCAACTGGCACAACTGGCCGAAGGAATGATGGGTGGGCTGGATGGGCCGGCCATCGGGCAGAAATGCCTTCAGCACCTCCGTCTCCTCCTCGGAGCCCTGGAAGCGCATCTGGCCGGCTTTGATTTTCTCCTCGATCGACGCGTCGCGGCGGCGCGACACGAATTCCATCAGCTCCGTGAGCGACAGGAATCGCTCATCGTCGCCGCGCCGGAACCATTGTGACGACACCTCGCCGCGGTTCTGCCCGCGGGTCGCGTCGACCTTGCGCACGCCAACCGTGGCGTCGTCATCGAGGATCGGTTTGGTCATTACGTTCATGGTAAGTCCTCATGCCTGCGGGATGCAGGCGACCGCCTGGTGGGCGGTTTCATTGGTGGCGCTCCGTTCGGGCCCGATCAGCAATCCACGTTCATTTCGTGGTCGTGGAAGGATGTATCGAGCGACGGGGTATCCAGAGGGCGCTCAGCAAGCGCCAACGCCTCGTCGATATCCGGATCGGCCATTGGCTTGACGGGTCCATGTGCCACCAGTGCCCACTGGATGCGGGTCACGGCGGTTTTATAGGACGGGAGCCTGCTATTTGCGTAACGAGCAAGGAACGCTCTGCCCAAGGCCGCGGTCTCCTCGTCGCTCCTTGACTCGCTGATGGCGAGCAGAATCGGCGGGGTCTCGTGCGGATTGTAATCGTGGATCCGCACGACGTCGGCTGCGGCGTCGACAATCTCGGAGGTGGCCGGTGTGATCTCGTGAACACCTGTGATCATGCTGATTTCCTCATCGCAGGCGGGAATGCCTGCGGACCCGCCGGAGCGGGTTTCAGTCCTTCGGGAGGGGCGGATCGGCATCATCGATCTCGGAGTCGAGTTCTTCGAACGAGTCCGGGTTCGTCTCGACCCACTTATCGAACACGTCCATCGTTTCAGCCTCTTCACAGGCGTAAGCCTCGATTTCGTTGGCCGAGACAGGCGTGCCAGGTGGGATCTGCCACGCTCCACGAACCGTGTCATCGGTGAACCTCAGTTCGACGTACTGGTGCTGATAGCGGGTGATTTTCCGCTTGAGCCGAACCGTAACAGTCCGTTCAATGTGCTCGCTGCGGCCGCCGACTGGTGTTTGGTCAGTCATGGTAAGTCCTCATGCCTGCGGGATGCAGGCGACCGCCCGGTGGGCGGTTTCATTCGGTCGGGAGCGGCGGATCGGCGTCCTCGATCTCGGAGTCGAGTTCTTCGAACGCTTCCGGCCGGGTTTCGACCCATTGATCGGGCTTATCCAGGAGTTCGGCAACCTCGAAAGCGTAAAACTCTATTTCGTCGGCCCAGATTCGCTCGCCGTCCGGGATCTGCCGGACCTCCCGCACATCAGCGTCGGTGAACTTCAGTTCAACGTCTTGGTGCTGATATGTGATCACTTTGCGTTTCAGTCGGACCAAGACGGTCCGCTGGATTGTTTCGGATTCTGTCATGGTGATTTCCTCAGTGCAGGCGGTATGCCTACGGACCCGCCGGAGCGGGTTTCGTGTTCAGACGTGGAGCGCGTCCACGGCGAGTTGGGCGTCATCGACGCCTTTGTTGGCCGCGTCGTAGGCTTCCAGAGCTGGGACCCAGCCTGGTCCAGCCGGGGCGGCTTGCCACGCGTTGTAAGCGGCGCGTTGCGCTCTCAACGCAAGCACGAGGCGCTCACCGGCCTCTTTCAGCTGGAGAGCCTGCTCGGCCGCAGAGAGGCAGGTCGGCATCACGTGTGCACCGACCAGCTATGCTGGCTGGAGTCGCCGCCGATGTTGACCGTCAGCGCCGGTGCCGAGCCGTTGAGAGGCTGGCGCGGACCTTCGTAGATGAAGCCGCCGGCCCAGGTGACGTCGTATTTTCCGAACGGAACCTGGGGCGTGTCAGCGCCACGGAACAGCGCGAAACCGAGCGACATGGGAGCATGGTCAGCGCCGATCACAGCCGTGATCGGAACGTCGGTCGGCTCCAGCTTGAATTTCGGGTTGTCAGCGTCGCTGCCGGCGTAGGGCTTCATCATACCGATGGTTGCCACCTCCAGGAGGCGGATCAGCGCCATGCCGAGCTTTTCCTCGCAGCGGTGCTGGCGAGCATACTGGATCATGGCCCGCACCCTGAGCGGGTCGGTGATAACGATTCGATGGTTCATGGTGATTTCCTCAGTGCAGGCGGTATGCCTGCGGACCCGCCGGAGCGGGTTTCTCACACATCGTAATGTGGTGAGTCGCACACAAAGATGCAAGCCCGGTCGGCTTCGCCGAGCAGGACCAGCGTCCTGTAGGACTGGCAGCGATCCACGCACTCGCGGTAGGCCCGATCGTAGCGGAAACCACTCGGATGGGAGTAGTCGTCCGTCGAGATGCGGCCCAGGTGGCACAGTTGGTGCAGGATCATCTGCACCGCAGGGTCTCGGTTCGTCCGGTCGGTGTCGCGGTATTCTTCCCGCGCCTCCCGGTACGCCTGATGCAGCGAGCCGGCGATCGCAGCGCCGTTGCAGGCGCCCGATTGAATCATGAGTGCGTTCTCGAACCGGTTGGGGGTTCGAAAGATGGGTTTCGGGATCATGGTGATTTCCTCAGTGCAGGCGGTATGCCTGCGGACCCGCCGGAGCGGGTTTCGGGATCTATGTCCGATACCTCCAGGAGTCTTTTCCCTCGAAGATGGTCGCGGCAAAGGCGGCCATCTGCAGGGCGTTCTCCCAGGTGTAGCACTTCGCCAGTCCGATCAGACGGCGTTGGAGATTGGGGATCTCCTGCCGGAAGATCAGCTCAATGTGGACGTAAAACCCCTCGTTGGTACCGCAGACGGGAAAGCAGGCGACCCATGCTGGTATGGTGGGCCACCCCCGATTTGCGGCGTCGAGGTATCTGGTCATGTCGCTGAAGTCATACTCCTCCGCCTCGATCCCGGCCGCTTGCATGGCCGCGTTCACATCCTTGAGGATGTCGCCGACGCTCCTCCCTTCAAGGGTGAACGCCGGGTCGAGTGTGGAGGCTTGTGACGCCTCGTTGATCAAAACTCTCGATGTCATGGTGATTTCCTCATAGCCCGTTATGGGCCGACCCGCCGGGGCGGGTTTCGTGGCTATGTCAGAGCCACTGCGGCGACGGCGTATTGGCGCTGGCTGGGCAGGTCGCCCAGGTGCCGACCGTCGATCTCCTCCAGGGTTTTGAAGGTGTTGTCCGGTCCGACCAGCACGGCTGTGCGTGCGCCGAGCGCGCTGCTGTCCGCCTGGAGGTTCTCGAACAGGGCGATGTGGGTCGCCGTGGGTTGCTTCCTCGGCAGCATCTGGATAGCCGGGCGCGTGCAATGATCGAACTTCGCGAGAAGCTCGTCCATGGTGATTGATCTGATTGTCATTTCAGTCCTCATGCCCGTGGGATACGGGCGACCCGCCGGAGCGGGTTTCGTGGGTCACCGGATGACCGATATCCACGTCAGGTAGCGCGGGCCGTTCATCAGATTGACGTACGCCGCGCTGCCCGGAGTGCCGGACATCACGCTGGTCCGGGTCGGCAGGTCATAGCCGGCCCAGTCTTTGACCGGGTCGTTGGACCAAAGCAGGTAGCCTGCCTGGATCAGATCGTTGGCCTGGCGGCCGATGCTGCCACTGGTGCCCCAGCAAGAGCCGGTGTTGACCTGCATCTGCCAGCCGCGCAGCCAAAGTCTGGTCTGCTCGGTAAACACATCCAAGACGTCTCCGGCTCCGACCAGGTCGGCGGGCAGGCCGACCGCGGCCAGGATGTCGATCTGTCCGGCCATGCCGGCCGCCGACCACATCGCCCCCGTCACCAGCACGTCCGGCTCCTCCATCAGCGCGATCTGCACTGGGTCGGGAGCGACGGGCACCGCCGTGATTGGCTCGATGCCGGACTCGGTGATGACGTGGGTAGGGCGGAACTTCATCTCAAGTGCGAATTCCTCCGCGAGGGTCGCGGGTCGCACGGGGGGTTCTCGTGTTGAGAGCATGTTGATTTCCTCATGCCGCAGAAGGCGGCGACCCGGATAAACCGGGTTTCTCAGGCGCGAGCAGATCGCGCGTCTCGACCCCTAGGGCTTTGGCCAAGTTGTCAAGAATGAACAGGCTGGGGTTTCGGCGTCCATGCTCCAGGCTGATGATGTAGGACCGGGAGATTCGGGAGGCGGCCGACAGACTAGTCAGCGACATTGAGCGACTCACCCGCGCCTGCCGCACGTTGCGACCGACCAGCTCGCAGATCGGGGGGCGACGATTCATGATCATCGCGCCTCGCTGAGTGGACCGTAGATAGCGGTCAGAGCGGCGCGTTCGCCTTGGAGGCGGTCCCGGATGTGCTTGACTTGCTCATGCGTCGATTCCGGCTGCAGGACCTCGTCGAGCATCTCGGCGGTGGCTTGCAGCAGGCGCACAAAGGGGCTGCGCGTGCCAAGCCGGTTGGCCATGACGTTCGCAGCATTAACCAGTTCGTGCACCGCGCGATAGCCGATCAACAAATCGTCGATGTCCAGGCCGATGGCGAACGGATCAGGGTTTGGTTTGCTCATGTTGATTTCCTCATGGCCCGGGATGGGCCGACCCGCTGGGCGGGTTTCAGTGCGGTCAGCAGCCGCGGAAGTCCGTGGCCGAGCCGGCCCGGATATCTCTCGCGCGCTGGACCCAGTGGAGGGCTGAGGCGAGCGTCTTTCTGTGCCCGCCGTTCATCCCGTCGTGCCAGGGGGCCCAACCGTCAAATTCGTAGCGGGACTCGCTCGCGGACCGCCAAAGGATGGCAGTATTGCCGTCCAGGCCGATTATGTCCCTCGGGACACCGACGTTGCCGACGGTTTCGGGCCGAAAGCACATGACTCGCAGGTTCATCATGCCCAGGAGCGTAAGGTCGTCTCGCGTCACGATCGGGGCGTCTTCCGGCGGTGGTGCCGCCTTCCCGCGTGCGCTGGCAGTCGTTTTCATCATGTTGATTTCCTCATCCTGGAAGGAGTCCAGGGACCCGGATCAACCGGGTTTCGGGTTCAGGCTGCGGCGCGTTCGTTGAGATCATCTCCGAAATGGCCGATGCCCTGCTTTTCCTCATAGTCGTACGGGAGAAACGGGTAGTAGACGCGGGGGTTTACGCCCCGCTTCCAGCAAAGCCGGATGACCTCCCGCATCTCTATGCGGGGCTTCATCATGGCAGCGGCCCAACCGTCGGGGGTCGTGTTCACGAACACGTCGTAGGACATGTACGTCTGCGGCCAGCTCCCCGTTGTAGTGAGATACACCCGGGATTTGACCTCAGCTGACAGGCCAACGAAGCGCGCGTCATCGGCGATGGATTCCGCCATACCGCTCGCGTATTTGTTGGCGCCGGAGCCCTGGCTGCCGAAATCTGTCCCCGATATGGTCCGGGCACAGAAAGGCTCCTCGGTCTTGGGGATTTCGGCTGGACCGGCCAGGATCTTCAACAGGGCGTCAAACTCATCCAGTTTTTGCTGCCGGTCCTCCCGCCACTTCTCGAACCTTAATTCGAGTGGTGCCTTGATGGCGGCGTAGACCTCCGGGGGCAGGACGTTCTGGGCCTTTATCCACCCATCGCGTCCCGTGCCGATCCGACGTTTTGGAAAACGCCTTTTGGCTTCGGAGATCGCGTCATCGAACAGCAGCAATTCAAGCTTGCCGCCGATCTCCCATGACGCCTCTGAGAATTCCGTCTTTCGCCGCAGGGTTGCGGCGAACTGGTCGAACAAACTCATTGTAATTTCCTCATTGCGGGCGGGATGCCCGCAGACCCGCCAGGGCGGGTTTCGGTAGTCAGGCGGCGACGTCATTCTCGGCCTTCGCCAGCTTGTCCGCCTGCTTGGCCGCCTGCTTGGCCGCCTGTGCCGCATGGTGCTGTGCGATCCACTGCCGCAGTTGCGGCTCGAAGTCGTCGCCGCGCCATCTGGCTTTTACCAAGCCGAGAGCTGCGAGGGTCGCATCCAGCACTGCCAGGTGGCCGGTGCAGGGGTGGACCTCGGCTGCGTCGTGTTCGTTGCTTTCGAACACGGTGGCGACCATGTTGATCGGCTTTCGGAGGCCGCTGCGCCAAGTGAACGCGACGGCCCAGAATCCCTCGCCCGCCACGCCGTTGCGGTGGTAAGCCAGGGCTGTCAGCTTCATGCCTTGCATGATGGTTTCCAGTTTTCAGGCCCGCTGGATTGCGAGCAACCCGGGCTGGCCGGGTTTCGTGGCTACACACTATAATGTGGTGATTCACATCGAATGCGTCAAGCCGTGGCGAACAGGTCCGTCGCGGCTTGTGGTGCCGTCTGGGCCGGTTTCCCGGACCGTTCGCGGCTCTTGGCCTCGGCCACCACCTTGTTGCGGATCGAGCCGGCGATTTGCCGGTATTCGTCGCACCAGGGGTGCTTGTTCAGCACATCGTCCTCGGTAAGCCGCCGGGGTCCGCCGCTGCTTTCCTTGGCGTAGGGGTAGACCTGACCGGACTTGTGTTCGATCGCGGCCCGCGCGGCCCACATGTAGAGTTCGGAAAGGGCAGGCTCCAAGGGAGCTTCGAACGTCGCTTCGTGCATGACGGCCATCAGCTCGGCCGGCCCCACGGTTAAGGGGGACAGGCCCAGCGCGATGTCGAGCCGCTCTTCCATGATCTGGTCGCGGAATTGAACGGCGACGTGGTGGCTCTTGTCGACCTCATCACGGCTGTGCACGATAATCGCCCCGTTCAGGTAGCGCATCGTGTCGACCGGCAGCTTGGACAGACCGTGCTTGGCAAGGACGTCGTTGGTGATCGTGCCAAGGTTGGGCATCAGGCGCCTTCCCATTTCATTGAAGTCGGGGAAGGCCATTTCCATCAAGCGCGTGACCTTGTCGCCAATGGCGATTATCGGCAGGGCGGCCAATACCTCGGCCTTGACCTGCTCGACGAGGGCGCGCGTCTCGTTTGCTGTGTTCATTGTGATTTCCTAAGGCTGGCGTCATGCCAGCTACCCGGCGAACCGGGTTTCAGGAGTCAGGCGGCTTATGTCGCTTGCCGGCTCTCCAGGATTACCCTGGGAGGCCGGGGCGCATCGATCTGGCCCAGGTCGACATCGTGCTCAGCGAGCATGGATGCCCGCTGGGCCAAGGTGTGCTGACGCCACCAGGTGGCGTCAGCCTCATCGATGCCGCGTCGGTGGAGGCGGTACGCCCACAGGCCCGTGATGTGGGCCGGTGTCGGCCAAGCTTCCCGGATATCCAGCGTCAGGGAGTTCCCCAGGTGGATGATCGCCGGAATGCCGAGCAGGGCGGCCTGGACGTAGGACATGTGCACGCAGCGCGGATCGACATCGACCGCCATGACGTGCAGCTGTTCCTGGAAGTTCACCGCCTCGTCCATGCAGGCATGGGCCATGGCGACAATCATGCCGCCAGCACCGCAGGCCGGTTCGGCCGCGGTGATGAACCCGCCCGGCTCCTGCAAGGCTGGATGGCCCTTCAGGTCGTGCATGGTCATCTTGGCCATCATGTAGGACACGTGGTAGGGCGTGAAGAACTGGCCTGTGTATTTGTTGCCCAGTTCCAGGTCGTGGAACACGGCCCCGAGGACATCCTCGGGGCCCGCCTCCATAGCCGCGATCAGCTCTCCCATCATTCTTCGGAAGGCTTTCACGTCCTTGCGCTCGTATTTGCCTTCGATATCCAGGTAGCGTCGCTCTCTGGCGTCTCGATTGGCAAAGTCGCAGGTGTTGCGCAAGGCTAAGGCTGCCATCTCCACGAAGTCGTTGAAGACCTGATAGATGGTATGCCGACCGCTGACCTTTCTCATCTCGTCGGCGATTGCCTTTTGATGATTGGTCGGTGCTTTCTGTTTCATTTTGATTTACTCATGCCGCGCGGGATTGCGGGCAACCCGGATCAACCGGGTTTCTCGAACACGTCGTGGTTGCGGCGCCCCGAGAAGGGGGTGAACTCCAGCTCGGGGCCATGTTCCTGCTGGAACGCAAGACCATCGGCCGGGGCGATGAAGCCCGACACCGTCTTGCCCGAGACCTGCACATAGGCAGGCACGGAGAAGGCGGTGTCGGGATGCAGGCCCTTGCTGTAGATCGTGGATCTGGCCCGAACGGTTCGGGTCTTCCCGTCCGGGCATTTCACCCCCGCGACGGGTCGATAGATAATTTCTCGCATGTGCGTGGTCCTCATGCCGGCGTAATGCCAGCGACCCGGACCAGCCGGGTTTCATTCAGTCGCGCGGACCAAGCGTGTCACGCCCAGCACACGACGGCGCGCATCCCCAGAGCGCACCGCTTTCTCGTCTGGTGCTGATCCGGGGTAGACCACGTCGTCTCGCTCCGGGAGCTGCCGGGCAATTTCCATGGCAGCGATCTTGGACACCACAATCACGGTCCCGTCCCGCTTGGGAGGCAGGTTGGTGATGCCGGTGATCCGGGACGGCGCATGGATCGGCACGCCTGAAGCCACACCCACAGCGGGTCCGGCCTCGGTCTCGATACGAACCGCTGGCCCGACCTGCTCATAGGTGCGGGGGCGGCCCTCGGAGTCGATCAGTGTGACGCCGTGAGGGCAGCGGTTCACGATTTCGATTTGCATCGATTGGATGGTTCCTTTCATTCAGGCCCGCGTGGTGCGGGCGACCCGCCGGAGCGGGTTTCAGATAGACTGATATGTCATGCCTTTCTTGTAGTCGGCTTCCGGGATCACTTTGATGAGTGCCGTTTTGCCGTCGTCCAGGATCAGGCAGAGCGGGGCGACTTTCGTTCGACCCGCGATGAGCCGGAGGAAGGCGAAGGCGCTCGGCAGATCGCAGCGCCGCAGCAGTTGGCCGACCTTTCGATCGTCCAGGCAGTTGTCTCCGCTTTCCTCCCAGAGGGCGTGGTATTCGGTTGCCATTGAGGCCTCTGTTTCAGACCTGCGGAATTGCAGGTGACCCCCTTGGGGGTTTCACTCGTGTCGCTCTTGCAGGAACGGCATTACGACGTCGGGCGGGTCAGATTTGACCACCAAGCCGATGTCGCCATCGGCCAGCATCAGCAGATCGACCCGTTCGGAGAAGTCGGCTTCGAACCAGTCGTCCCGGCACGCCTCGTCCAACGATTTGAGATATTTAGCGGGGTCGAGATCGTTGCCAGCCGCGATGAACTCAACAAGCAGTTGAGCCGTCTTGATGGCTGTATCACACTCCGGGTCAACCAGAACGACGAAGGAACCGCAGTCCGTGTAGTATATGCAGGAACTATACGTTTCCTTGTCGTTCAGGCTTTTGACCAAGGCGTGTGCGTTGCATTCTTCCCGGATCGAGCCGAAGTCGGCCGAATAGACGACAAGCCATTCCTCGTAGAAATGGCTCTCATCTTCGTTCGCGTCGATGTCGAAGCCTGACCGGCAGAGCGGGTCAAAACCGTGCTTTGACATTGTGGTTTCTCACGCCCGGCGGGATTGCCAGGCAACCCGCCGGAGCGGGTTTCAGGTTCAGGCCGGGGCCAGCTTGGCAGATCCCCGGGAAGGGGTCTTGCCCGAAAGCTTGCTCGCTTTCGCTGGGCCGGGCTTGGGGATCGCGAGCGCTATCATGCTCGCAGTTACCGACATTCGGAGCGGTCCGGTCGCCTCTCGAAGAACTTTTTGGAACGAAGTTGCGTCAATTGTTTCGACGCCATCGTCTCCTCCAAACGAACGCTGTTTTATGTCCCACCAGTCGTCGAATGCCATCCGATCCGGATTGCATTCGTTGGCGTAGACGATGAACTGTCGTTCGGGGCTCTCCGGGTCCTCCGCGCTCAGGCCGGGCTTGCCGTTGGACATCAGGTAAATGCCCTGATCCCCCACAAGCCATAGGCTGGGCTTGGGCTTGCCGGTTGTGTCGAAAGTTCGGTTGTGCTCTTTTGCTTCAAGCGTGTGAGCCAGCATTTTCTCAACGCCGGCGCGGTTGAATGTAAGGATCATTTTGTTGTCCTCTGGCCTGTGGGATACAGGCAACCCGCCGGAGCGGGTTTCAGATACGTCCAGCGACCTCCATCAAAAGCATGGTGTTTCCGAACGTAGATACGATGGCTGGACCCTGCATCGCAATTGCGATGCTGTCGTCATCACCTTCCTCGTAGGAGCCGAGAATTTCGATCCGTTGCGAAAGTGTCAGGCCGGCCCAGCGGCGTGTCGCGAATACCTGGGCGGCTCGGAACTGTTCCGGTCCGGCCAGGCAATCAGACCCGCCGCAGTTGCAGTGCATCAATGCCGAGTTGAAAGACTCGATCATGTCGCAGCACGCTTCGGCGAGGTCGGGGTGGACCACGAGGTAGCGATTACCTTCGCCGTCGCGGGCCACTCGGTGCAGTTTCTTGCCGTGCTGGTATTCCTCTTCCTGCACAGTTTGCAGGGCGCAGATCCAGCAGCCGACATCCAGGGTTTGCGCCTCCTTCAGGTAGGACAGGACGTTGAACCACCCGGGGGGTGGGGCAGGGGTCAGGCCATCCTCGGGACGACACAGGGTCGGCATGGGCAGCGTGGCGTCGTCCGCACTCTCGTACGGATCGTCGCAGAAGGGCAGGTTGGACTGCATTTCGGGGTCCTCTGGCCCGCGGGATGCGGGCGACCCGCCGGAGCGGGTTTCATGGCGGACTGCCTATCCGTGGTAGGAGTCGTGGCAGTCCTTGTCGCAGAACAGGCCCTTGTGGGGGTTTGTCCTGCCGCCATCTGTCTCGGTCTGGTATTGGAACAGCTTTTTGCCGGACCGGCGCTTACCGCCGCACCAGTCGCAACCCTTCGTGGTTTCGACCAAGACGCGGTGTAGCTCCTGCCGGGCAAATGGATCGCGGCTGATCAATGTCATGGCGATGTCTTTCAGGCCCGCGTCATTGCGGGGCGACCCGCTCACGCGGGTTTCCATAGCTTCGTCTCCTTGCAAGGATGGAAGAACGTCGGCGTCTCGTAGAACAGACCAGTGAACAGGCCGTGTTCGTTGACATGATCGGCATGGATATGGAACTCGCCGGTTCCGTGGACGCCCTTGTGAACTTCGTTGATCAGGGCGTCGATGCGGCGGTTCGCTTTGTCCTGATCGAGATGCTTATCCTCGACCCGGATAATGCCATACCGAAAAAGTCGGGTTCGGATCATGGTTTCCTCATCCCGGCGAAATGCCGGGGACCCGCCGGAGCGGGTTTCAGAAGAACAGTTTCCTGACGACTATCCATGTTATTATCGCTACGGAAAGTGACAAGAACCCATAGACGACAAATTGCACGACGGTCAGAAGCAGATATGCTCCGACCACGACACCAATCGCCTCAAGGATGAAGGTCAACACGGCGGTCTCCGCTTGCGCGAAGATAGCGGGTAGGCGCGTCTCGTGCTTTGGTGTGTCTCATAGTATGTCCTCATGCCTGCGACATGCAGGCAACCCCGTTGCTCGGGGTTTCGCGGCTGTGCCGCGTTGCTCATGCCGCCATATTGTCAGGACGAAGCGTAGTGGCGTTCCGTCTTGCCAGACGTATGTTCAGAACGATCGGAGCGATCGTCTGCCAGGCCGGTCGTTCTGGCATGCCCGCCAACGATGCTGCCGGCGGTGTGCCGGGTCGCGTTGACAGAGTTACATGGACCAGTTTGCCGTCCGGCCTGTGTCTTTGGTGGCGAACAGGGCCGTTGTTAACCCAGCCGATCAGGACGTCTGCGTCATCCCCCCGGTAAATCCCATCCAGGCCGAGTTCGATCTCCCCACGAGGGAAGCCAAACCCAAGAGAGACCCGATAGGCCCAGGTAAACTGCATGCAGTAGACCTGGGTGAATGCCGGGGTGACGCGGGACAGTATCTCGGCCCGCTGGTGCGGGGTAAGAACCGCCGATACGGCGAGTATCTTTGCCATTTCAGTATTTCCAGTATAATGGGCGTGATTGCCCATAGTCTATATGGTGATTTCTGAAATTATTTCAAGTATTGCCCGCCCGACACGCGCGCCTCGTTAGGTGGGTCCGCATCGTGCTTCGCCGCGCCGGCCCTGGGTCGGGTCTGACACCCACGGTTGTTGCAAACCACCCTGCGGTGTGTCAGGGTCCCAAAACACGAACCCCCCGGCCGTGTCGCGGCCGAGGGGCAAGTCAGAACCGGAGGGCAACCCGGTTGTGACCCGGTGATGCTGTGCATCGTAGCACCGTATTGGTCTGGGCTCAACACTGGAATGGCCTCCATAGCGAGTGGATGGCTGAAAATGTCGAAAATATCACGAAGTGACTTGGGCATGATCGCGGAAAGCGGACCCGATACCCATGCTGTCTTGATCAGTCGCGACGTCTGGAAAAGCCCAGTCTTCCGCAATGGCCTTGAGGCGAGTCTGTTCGTCTGGATGATGACGGCCGCAGCCCCGGTGCCCGGTACAGTGACGACGCAGTGGGGGGATGTGCCACTCAAGACGGGGGAAGTCCTCACGTCCGAACGCGAGTTGTCGAAGGAATTCGAGATGCACCCGGACGCGGTCCGGAACCTGTTTGGAAGGATGGTCCAGGCCGGGTTGGTCGGCAGGTCCCAGCATCAGCCCAACCAGCAAGCTGGGACAGTCTGGGCTGTCAACATGTCGAAATTCTCGCTTGGAGCGCCCCAATCATGAGCGGGGCGGCGAACTCGGACATCGGCTACATCAAGCTTTACCGGAAGGTCTGGGGCCATCCGGTTTTCGCCGACGGGCATGAGGCGGCCCTGTTCGCCTTCATGCTGTCAGTGGCGGCATGGCGTCCTTGCACGATGAGGACCCGCTGGGGACAGGTGGCCTTAAAGACGGGGCAGTTGGTGGCGTCCGAACGGCTGCTGTCTGAGAGCATCGCGATGCACCGGAACAAGGTCCGAAAGGTGCTGCGAAACATGATTCGCGAGGGCATGATCAGCGAGTCGCAAACCCAGAACGATGCGAGAGTCGGGACCACATGGACGATAAACAATTACGTCTTATATCAATTGGCTCCGGATGATGCTTCAGGTGACAGGGACCGCACAGGGACCGAACAGGGACGGCACAGGGACGGCACAGGGACCAAGATAAAAGAAGTTAAAGAATCTAAGAAAGGGAAGAAGGGAAGAAAGGAAGATTCTCTCGTCGCCGAACCGGCTTTGCCGTTCGCTTCGCCCATCCTGGCGGATGAGCGAGCGGGCGAGCAGGATATCCCTGCGGTTGGGCTGCATGCGGGGGATGCCAAACCTCCCATCGCCGTAGAGCCGGTCTCGGTTCCAGCGGCGCCTCCGGGGCCAGCCCCTGCGCCCGCCATGGCCGCGCCTGCCAGCGGGGCGCCCCTCACCATCGACGCAGCCCCCCCGGCGCAGGAGCCGTGCCCAGGCCCGGCCCTCGCCGATCCTCCAGCACCACCAAAGCGCATCCGGCAGGGCACGACCCGGCTCAAGCGGCCCACCGGGATGGACGAGGCGATGGAGGGCGAATTCGAGACTTGGTTCGCCTCCTATGGCCGCCTGGAGCGCAAGGCCGAGGCCCGCGCCGCCTACCTCAAGGTCCGACAGCAAGGCGTGGATCCCATGATCCTGCTGAACGCAGCCAGGACCCAGGCCCTGCATCGGCAGGTCCAACTGCGCCGGCAGGCCTGTGTCTGGCTCAAGGCGTGCCAGTGGGAGGACGTGATCGTGGCGGACCAGCCTTTGCGGCCCCCGGCGAGCAACGACCGATTGTCCTGGCTCCGCGAGATCGAAGACCAGGAGGAGGCCGCCCGGGTCGCCCTGGGCGAAGCAGCAACCACGGGACCAATCATCGACGGATACGTCGAAGCAGAACTGGAGACAGTGCATTGAACGAATTAGCAAAACGGGTGACGCAGGGACGTGACGGGCACGATGTCCCGGCGCGATCCTCCGCCCCGGGCGTGCCGATCCTGGCGCCCTGGCTGGAGGAAGAGGTTGGGAAGTGGATCAACCCGGAGATGCGGCCCTACCGGCAGCCGTTGACGGACGGGCAGAGCGAAGCCGCCGGCGCTGCCGCACGCGATTATGCCGCCGCTCTACGGCTGAAGATCACCAGGGATGCCCTGGACCGCTGGTTACGACCCCTGACGAAAGCCGTGGGAAATCCTCCGGACAGGCCCCTCTACGATGGTCGCCTCGATGCGGTCATGGCGGCCTCGGCTGGCCTGCCCATGCTGGTGCTTAACCCCAAGACCTATGCCGATCTGGTCAAGGTGAGCGACTTCTGGCCCTCGGCTGCGAAGCTGATCGGCGTGCTGGAGGTGGAGGCCAACCAGCTGATCAAGCAGATGGAGGCGCTGGAGGCTATTGCCAGGGTCGCCGTGCCGTCACTGCACGCCGACATCCCGAAGCCGCGCGACCCGGCCACGCCGGCCGAGCGGTCCGCGGTCCGCGACATGGTGGCAGCCTTCGAGATGGACGCGGCGCGACAACGAGCGTCCCATCCAGAGGCCCGAGAGTTGCCAGCGCAGAGCAGGGAGCCGCGCTTCCTGACGCCAGACCAGCTCAGGGCTGCCTACGAGGAACAGGCCAGATCGCCGGATCCCGGCGTAGCTGATCTGGCCCGGATGCGCCTGAGAGCCATGGCCGGGGCAGGGGCCGCATTGCCTCGGGAACCGACCTCGTCCGTTGGGAAGGCACCAGCAACCCCGACGACGGAGTGACCCGCAGTGCCCACCATCCCGATGAAGGCCCCGACCCAGGCCGCCTATACCCAGGTGTATGGCATGCCGACGGGTATCATTTACCTACCAACCGCAAGCGGCTACGTACAGGCCGACACCCGCGACGTTCCGGCATTCCTCGCCATGGGGTACACACCGTCCGCGCGCCGCGACAACGTCGCCGCCACGACCGACCCGGCGGCGTCCAACGACTCGACCCAGGACTACGCGGTCGGCTCGCTGTGGGTCAACGTGACGTTTGGCGGCACGTACATGTGTGTCGACGCCACGGCAGCCGCGGCGAAATGGGTGTCGCTGGATCGCGGCCTTCTCGGGCGTCTGATCGGCGCCAACATGAACGTCACGACCGACCAGGCCATCTCGATGTTCGTGGGGAATTCGGCGTTCCGTGTCACCAAGATCAGCGTGAAGAATGCCTCGATCTCGCTTACCACGGCCGCCGGCGGCATCTATTCCGCGGCGTCGAAGGGGGGTGATGCGATCGTGGCCGCGGGCCAGGCCTATTCGGCCCTGACCACCGCAGCCCTGGTGACCAACCTGACTGTGGCCGCGACCCCGGGCAACACGGTCTACGCCAAGACCATCGTGCCGACGTTGTCGCTGACCACCGCGCAGGGCGCCGCCGCGACGGCCGATGTCTACGTGTGGGGCGACCTGTTCACTTCGGGCTGATCCGGCGCTTTCGCCTGAACCTCGTCGGGATCACCAGTCCCGGCGGGGGCGGCGGCATCTCTACCTGGACCGGGAACATCGACACGATCCGGAGCGGGACCTGCTTCTCGACCAGGACGCGCTGATAGTCCTCGACCGATTCGAGCAGACGGTAGTTATGGCCCAGCGCGGTCACTGCGCGCCGGTAAGCCTTCTGCTCGTCTGAGGATCGCCCGGCGGCGTGCATCTCGTTCTCCGGGACCTTCACTTCCAGCAGCATGACTTCGGCCAGGCGCAGGAGCAGTACGAGATCGTTCACACCGGGCAGCACGCCGAGGCCGGCCGGACGCATCAGCTCGGCGTCGCTCAACTTCGGTAGCCCAGGGATCTTGCGCCGTCTCCCGCTCAACATACCGGCCGTGGCGGGGTCGCGCAGCTCGCCGTTCGGCACGGCGAAGAGTATGGCGTCGAGGGGGTTGACCAGGCAGGTCGCGTGGAACTGCACGATGGCCTTCTGAAGGCGCCGTTCCCACTGGACGGGTTTGCGGCGATATGGCGCCGTGGGTGATCCTCCTGGCGCCGTCATTGAGGTGTGATCAAAATTATGTTGACGAACATTCCGGTGTGGAGGCAGATTGCCTCTCGGTCACCTGCTCGGACGCTCCAGGGACATCACAAGTAGCCAGGAAGCCGGTCAGCTTCCTAAGGGTGGTGAGGGACGGATTCCAGCGATCGCTCCCCATCAACCTCAGCGTGTTGGTATGAAGTTTGGCGCGCTTCGCCAATCTGATCTTGCTCAGACCACAAGTCGTGGCTCGCATTCTGATCTGGGCGACAAGCTGGTCTACGGAATCAGGATTCATAATGCATATAAACACATTCTTATGTTTGGCGCAACTCCAGTGTTATGTGTTCGAGAAATCGGAATGTCAGGCTACTCTTATGAATGACGACACAGTTTCAGATAGCGAAACTCGCTATAGGCCAGATGGCGTTCATACCTGGTCGACCGCCGTTGGCCTGGATGGTCGGGGATGATCGCTACATCGTAGCAGCGGTGGTTGTCCTTGCCATCGTGCCGGCGCCGTGAGGTTACAGGAGACTGGCGCTGACCGCCTGAACCGGTACAGGCTGGCTCTTGCGGAACGCCATGGCCAACCCGGTCAGCCCTTTCGGAGTGATCCTGACCTGGGTCACGGCCTTCTCGCTGCCATCCGATCGGCTGACCGTGGTGGTCTTGTGCTCCAGTCGCCCGGCGTTGATGTGCTCCTGGTAGCCGATCTCCGACCCGCCCGCTCGGCTGTAGACCCAACCGTTGGAGCGCAAGTACCGGAACAGTTCGCGCGGCGGCACCTGAAGCGTCTTGGCCGCGTCCGTGATGCAAAGGCTGCCATCGGTGGTGGCGATGCGATCCAGCGCCTCGGCCTTCGGGGCCAGCGTGGACACCTGGACTTCGAGGGTCTTTACCTTGCCGGAATAGCTCAGGAGCAGGCTACGCAGCGTGTCGGGATCGTCCAGCGCCTCCATCGGGTCGCGCTGTGTGCCATACCCGCCCGTCTTGCGGATCGAGGGGAGGACTTCGGCCGTGACCCACTTCTTGAACCGCTTCGCCTCGGGCTTACGGCTGCGGAGGATCAGGGAATAAAGGCCGGACTCATTGATGATCCACGCCTCATTGTTGCCTTCACCCGCCCCTAAGTCATTGATGTTGGCGCCGTCACTAATAGTGACCCCCCAGGTTTCTGGGGACATGTCCAATTTCCGACGCTCGTCATCGTCCAGCTTGGAGGCGACCTGGCGAGAGTTGCCGATCTCCAGCACCCGGCACACGTCGGCCAGGACGAACCACGGCGCACCGTTCTCGTCTCTGATGATCCGGACACGCTTACGCTCGAAATCGAAGGGGATGATGTTGCTCGGCATGGCATGGCGTCCCGTGACAGGAGGAAGAGAAAACCCACAACAAGCTTCGTGAGAACATAACTATGTGTGAACCGGACCCCAGAGTCGAGTCTTGCCGTCAGGCGGCGGTCAGCATTCGCGCCAGGTCTGAGACCATGCCGACCAGCAGGTTCTGATCGGTCGACCCGCCGGCGATCCCAAGGACATCGAAGTCGATCTCCCCGCCGTGGCACCAGGCCAACGCTCGGGCCTTTACCCGTAGACCTTCGAATGTCTGCGCCCGGGCCGACTGGATGTTGCTGGCGCGGGTTAGGAGTGGCGGGGGTCGGTCATGCTCGGTTCCATGCGTGTCGACGGCGTTTGGTGTAACGGCGATCAACTCCGGCTTGCCTGCCCTGTATCCACGACTCGGCAAGCTGCTCGGGATCGAACAAAGCCCCGACGGAATAGGGGTTCGCGAAAGGCGGGAGACCCGCCTTGCCAGCCTGATACCCCTCATACCAGGCTTTCTCGCGGGCTGGTGTCGTCAGCAATTCCACGGGCATGGATCGGTCTCCTGCTCTGGGTTAGGCCGGGCGGGGTGTTGGTAGCGCCCCGTTCGGCTGGCATGTAATTACATGCACCCTTGCATCATGTCAACACATCATATACATGAACCCCATGGCATTGACCCATGATAAGATTTTCCAGATGCGGGCGACGGAGGAGTTCCTACGTCGGATTGATGACTGGCGCCGAGAGCAACCCCAATTCCCATCCCGTGCCGAAGCGATCCGCCGTCTGATCGAACGAAGCTTGCAGGCTGAGAAAGCGGAGGTGGCTGCGTCGGACCGGGGGCCGGAATCGAACCGGCGACCCTGACGTCGCACGCCGTGAAGGCGGACCCCTCGCTCTACCGCTGAGCTACCCCGGGGCATCCCTGCGCCCTGTTGCTGAGGCGTCGCCGATCCCGTGTCCAGCCCCGGAAACGACGAAAGCCCTCCGAGTCGGGTGACTCGAAGGGCTTTGGTATCGTTCAGGCGGCCGCCGCATCGACGAAGTCGTCGGCGGCGACCGTGGGGCCGGGCTTGTTCATGTCCGGCTGGGGGTTCCGACGAAAGGCGCCCCGCAAGCGGGATGCCAGATGATCGGCGGTGTCGGCCACTGCTGCCGCGCCGGATCGGGCGAGGCGGTAGAGACCAGGTGCGGCGAGAACCGCGACCGTGGCGACCGCGGCGCCGGCAACGATGCCGGCCACCAGGGGATTGCGTTCGATCGCGGCGGCCACAGCGTCGGTGACCGCGTTCTCGGGGATGGAGATGTTCATGGATTTCATCCTCTGTTTCGGCCCGGTGTTCTCGTGACGGGCGCACGCGCAGATATGTTCATCAGCCACAGGGATTGCGCCTGTGGAACCCGCCGCGATGGGAGGACCGGCGGGTTTCTGGATTGCAAGAACCTTTCATAGTTGGAGGTTGCTTCAATGCGGAACGGGGGTCCGCAGAGCCGAGGGTTCGGACACCGGTAGATGGGCCACTCTCGACTTTCGGCTTTGGAGGTTGCTTCAATGCGGAACGGGGGTCCGCAGAGCCGAGGGTTCGGACACCGGTAGATGGGCCACTCTCGACTTTCGGCTTTGGATATCAGCTAGGCACGTCTCGCACTATCGACTCGTCCCGTCCCTACGGGGTCCGCGCTCATTCTGCCGGCCTCGGCGATCGGTTCCAATGATTGGAGATCGGAAGGGGAGAATGGCGCAGCCTTTTGGTGCGACTGACTCGGTAGTCTTGGTCGTGTGTAATCCGAGTAGGGGAGCGGGCTGTTCCGCTCTGGTATAGTATATATTGTGGATAATCGCAGTAATTCAAGTAAACACCTGAATATATCTGCTATATCCGCCGGATTTTGTCTAAAAACCGGCGAAAAACCGGATAATTCCGGGTTATTCCGGGGGTATTCCGCCGGATTGGCGCGTGACCCGGGCCGTCCCGTGTGCGCCGGCAGAAACTCGGCCTGCCTTGGGACGCAAAGGTGATAGGGAAAATCGGGATCGGCGATGATCGCCGCGCCGACCGGACTCTTGAACGGTGCTGGCTTCAAGCCCCCATCGGGGGTTCGCCAGGACCGGCTATTCGGTCCGGTATGCCTAATAAATATGGGGGTGTTTTCTGTATTATCAAGCCCTTATTGGGTGACCCGCCGGAGCGGGTTTCAGTCGAGTTCCAACTCTTGAAGATCAAGGCGGTTGGGTTGAGACGCGAAAGCACCGTATGACGCAGACAGCTTGGCCAATCGAGCGTAGACCGGCGGCATTTTCAACTCCGCCCGCCGCTTGTTCAGCCGGTCGATGTCATACAAGTCCCTCATTACCACGCCGCAGGCCTCGCCGATCTGCTTCAGCTGCGCCCATGTGCGGCGGATCGTCGCCTCGGTGCCCGCCGGCCATTCGCCCGGCGGTGGGTCCTGCGGCAACGACGGCGCACGCGCCGGGACGGGCTTAGATGACAGAGTCGGCTGCGGCAGCTTGGTGGGTTTCGCAACCCGCGTCGGCTTTGGCGCCTTGGCGGGTTTCGCAGCTTGCTCGGGGATGGAGATGTTCATGGATTTCATCCTCTGTTTCGGCCCGGTGTTCTCGTGACGGGCGCACGCGCAGATATGTTCATCAGCCACAGGGATTGCGCCTGTGGAACCCGCCGCGAGGGGAGGACCGGCGGGTTTCTGAATTGGAGGATTTCTCCTTTCAGTGGGGGTTTTTGTCAGTGCGGAACTGGGTCCGCAGTGCCGAGGGTTCGGACACCAATGGATGGGCCACTCTCGGCTTTCGTGGTTGGATATCAGCTAGGCACGTCTCGCACCGCTGGTCATCTCCCAGTCCTATGGGACAAGCGCGCTATTCTGCGCCTCATCGATCGGGTCCAATACTGGGATCGGAAGGCAGAACGTCGCCTTGCGGCGCGACGGGCTCGGTAGTCGTTGTGATGTGTAATCCGAGCAGGTTCGCCAGGACCGGCTATTCGGTCCGGTATGCCTAATAGATATGGGGGTGTTTTCTGTATTATCAAGCCCTTATGGGGCGACCCGCCGGAGCGGGTTTCATTACACCAAATCAGGCGACTCGTGCCACCTCTTCGGTTTGCGCGTCTCCGGGCAGCTCCAGCCAGTAGGGGTGGAATTCTGCTTCCGTCGGAGGGGCACTGCCCATCGGCATGACCAGGACAAACACGTCATGGACCCCTGGGGATGTGACCCGGACAGGGCCGGCCTGGAAAGGGCCGGTAGGGTTTGTCTGGTGCAGCGTGATGGGCACGTCCCGTTCGCTAGTCATAGCCACGAAGAAGTCGACACAGCGTTTCATATAAGACCCCGAGATGTTCGGCGCTTTGGTGCGCGTTTCGGGGGGCATCGGCTTCACGGTTCGCCGCCATTCGGGGAACGTCCCGTCAATCCAGAGGCGCTCGGGCAGCTGCAGCAACGTCTGGCCGTTGCCCAGCAGTATCTGCTGGGGGTTATCGGCCGCGACGATGGACAGCATGTCAGGGTTCCCGTTCGGGTGCCTGAGCTGCATATCGCACCAGATGGTGCGCTCCGGATTCGCCTTGGCCCAAGCCGAGAGGCGCTTTCCGACCCGGCCCTTGATCTGGTGATCCCAGATCGCGGGTAGGCCGGCCACATGGGCGTCCCGGTCGAGTATGGCGGCCAGGGTGTGACCGTCGGTGGCAACCAGGATCGCGCCTTCGGCGTGCGGTTCGATATGAACGCAGTTGAGATAGTATCGAGTCTCCTCGGATGACTGGAATGGCTCGATGGCCATCAGTTTGTTGGCGCGCACGATTGTGCGCTGTGGGGTGGTCATTGTCTTCCTTTCGGCCGCTTCAACTGAGCAGCGCATCAGCCCCGCCGGTGGCGGGGTAGGAAGCAGCGCGGCCCGTGGCGCTGAGCCACGGGCCGGTCTGTCATGCTGCGGCGGCAAGAGCCTTGCGCAGCTCAGCCACGATCTCGGGGTCAAGATCGGGCGAGAGGATGTCCCGCCTGGCCCGAGCGATCGGGTCGGCCGTTTCGAGATACTCGTTCAGGAGCGTCGCGGGGACATGGCTCGCCGTGAGCGAGCGCAGGAAGAGCCGCGAGCGGACCCAGGATGGTGTCCATTGGGTCACGATCAGGATAGCGGCCGCGCACAGCGCCACCGCTGCCGCAAGCGGCACGTTGGTGGCCAGGGAGCGGGCCGCGATTGTGCCCAGAGACGGCACGGTATGGAGCGGTAAGTTCATTTCAGAGCCTTTCAGCCGCGTTGTGGCGGCTGGTCACGCCTGCCATGGGGCAGGCAAGGCTTGTGGGAGGCAATTTACGGCTTGCGCCGCGCGCGGATATAACATTAAAATGTTTATGCACATTGATATATGGTATTGAATTGTGCAAAATCAAGGCTCTGCCAGTTTTGGTAAGGTCGCGAGTCACCCGCAGGAGAGGCGCATGTCATCCCAGGTCATCATCACGAGCGCGAAAGCGAACAACGGACTGATCAACGTCGTCGAGCATATCCTCGACGACACCGGAACACCTACCGGCCAGAGTCGGACGGTCGCCACGCTCGATGACGGCGAGACCCTGAACTACCATCTCGGGCCGGACCGCATCATCTCCTGCCTGGAAACACCCCGCAACCAGCCCGTCGCCGCCGCGCCGGTTCCGCCCGCCGGCCCGCAGCCAGTGGAGATCCCCGTGATTGGTGGACAGGTCACCCTTGATCCCGCGCCGGCGCCCGCCGAGACGCCGACGGCAGCAACGACGAGCCCCAAGGCAGCGGAGGCCTGACGGAGGCCAGGGCCATGACGTCTCCCGGCACCCTGGATGCGTCATGGCCCTTCGGCGATCTGCGGGAGGGGCATTACCGGATCGTGCTGGTCGATCCGCCCTCGTTCTTCAAGAACTACTCCGCCGCGGGCGAGAAGAAGAACCCTCTCGCCCATTACGACTGCATGTCGCGCGATCAGCTCGCCGCTCTGCCGGTCGGCGCTCTGGCGCACCAGGATGGGTGCGCCCTGGTCATGTGGGCCACGGCCCCGCTGCTCCCGCTCGCGATCGAGCTGATCGGCAAATGGGGGTTCACCTACAAGACGGCCGGCGCATGGGCCAAGCGCAGCAGCACGGACACCAAGTGGGCCTTCGGCACAGGCTATTGCTACCGGTCTGCCGCTGAATTCTTCCTGCTCGGGACGCGCGGCAAGCCGGTCCAACAGGTCAGGAACGTCCGCAATCTCATCGTCGCGCCGGTCCGCGAGCATTCCAGGAAGCCAGACCGGATGCGCCAGGACCTGGAGACTCTGTGGCCCGGCCCACGCTGCGAGCTGTTCGCCCGCGAGGCGGCCGAGGGCTGGGACTCGTGGGGCAACGAAGCAACGAAGTTCAACGAAACGGGAGCGACAAAAGATGGCTGACAAGATCGTACCAGGCGCACTCAAGATCGAGGCGATGATCCGCCGCGAACCCAATGGTGTCGAATTCAAGTTCACGGACGCAGCAAAGCTCCTGGCCGCAGCCGAACGTGAGAGGCGGGGCAGGCCGGGCACTTTCCTGCCCACCAGCGCCCAGGGGGCCTCGCCGACCGGAGCGATGCGATGACCACCTCGATATCCCACAGGGTAGCCCTGCGCGGCGGTGTCGACCCGTATGTTTCACGCCAGCAGGTCAGGGCCGAACGGGAACGGCGCGAGCGGATCGAGCGAGGCGAGGACCCGCCCGATGGTGAGCTGAACGACCGGGACTATGCCGAGCTGGTCGAACTCCTGCGGGACGCAGCGCCCTGCGCCCGCCTGAACGACTGGGAAAAGAACTTCCTGTCGAGCGTGCAGGCCAAGGTCTTGAGCCAAGGCCGGGCGGTCAGGGTCAGCGAGAAGCAGGACGCGTCCCTGGATACGATCCGCGAGAAGGTCTATCGCACATGACCTCGCCGATCGAGCGCGCCATCGTGGCCGAGCTGCAGCGTGCCGGCGCCACGAACATCGCGCTGGGCCACAAGCGCAAGCATCCCTGCGTCACCTTCGTCTTCCAAGGGAAGGCGTCGGAATTCGTGTTCTCTGGCACGCCGAGCAGTGACGCCGGGCCGCGCATCGCCTGTGCCGAGCTGCGCCGGAAACTGGGTGTGACCCGCCCCGCCACGAAACGCCAAGGCACTAGCGACGAGACGCGGCGGCCCTCGGGGCAGAGAGAGCGACCTCCTCCGCTGCCAGAGCAGATCACCGTCAAGCCCGATCCCTTTGCCGAGCTGGCCAAGCTGAAGCGGGCCTGATCGACCGCGCCCAAACCAACACCCGTACCGGGGAGACACACAGATGACCGAACGCACTTTTGCCATGATCAAACCAGGCGCAGTGGCCGCGGGCCATGCCGGGGCGATCATGCAGCACGTCCTCGATGCCGATTTCACGATCGTTCGCGCGCTACAGGCACCGATCACCACGAGGCAGGCAACTGACCTGTATCAGGTCCATGAGACGGCGGCTTACTTCGGGCGCCTCATGTCAAGCATCGTTGCACCGGATCAACCCGCCATCCTGCTGGTGCTGGAGCGCGTCTACGCTGTCGAGGTGTGGCGAGCCCTGATCGGTCCAGCGTCGATCGAGGATCGGCGCCCGGGTCATCTCCGCCACCTTTACGGCGATCCGGCCGAGAAAGCCGCGAATGGGTTGCACGGCTCCGACTCAGTCGAGGCGGCGGCCCGGGAAATAGGCTTGTTCTTCCCGCAGCTGCTGCCGCCCGAGCGATTCTCCAAAGCGAACTGGACCTTCGCCGTCAGGGACGACGTTGCGAGCCGGCTCCCGCCCTATCTGGTCGGAGAGACCGACAGGGCGCTTCAAAGCCTCGCTCGTATGCTCCTGAATCTGGGCGCCGTCGAGGTGACCCGGAAGTCCGACATCGATGGTAATGATGGAGTATGGCGCTCCTACCAGTTACAGGTCAGCTACATCTCGCCGGCGAAGCAGGACCCCGGTGTGATGGACCAGGTCATGGGGCGAAAGGCGCCGGTCCAACCGCCTCCCCCGGTCGAGCCGGACATCGCAACGGAGCCGAGTAGCGGTCCTGCCGCGGCGGAAGCCTCTGTCTCGACCCTCCGATCCGGGCTCATCCCGGTTGGTCAGGAGCAGGGCGTGCCGCCAGTGGCGCCCGTGTAATGGGGGCCACCGACGGCCCCTTCCTGGTCCTCACCGAGCACGGCAAGGCACTGGCCGCCGCGGCAAAGGCCAAGCGACTGGCCCGGCAGGCCGCGTTCTGGACCATCGTGCGCAACAACGACCGCATCCGAGCTATCACAGAGGCCCAGCGCGAGAAGATCAAGATCACAATCGACTGGGAAGAGGTGATTCCACCGGAACGCGAGTCGGAGCGCCCGAAGGTGCGGTGCCGGCTCTGCGAGACCGAAAACGACAGGTGGAGCATGCGCGGCAGCCCCCGCGAAGTGTGGAACCTGCGTGCCTGCTTCAAGTGTACTGCCGGGCCAATGGTGCCGACCAACAGGATGGATTGGCGGGATCAGGAGATGATCAACATCGCGAACGCAGCCATTCGCCGCCTGGAGGGAAAGCATGCCTGACGAATTGATTGGCCCGCTCACGGAACGGTTCGACCTGGGCCGGTTCGTGGACCACCTGCTGGAGGATTACGAGCTGCTCCGCGCAGGCAAGATCACCATCCCAGTCGCCAGGGCGCGCGCTGACTCGGCCCGGCAGGTCCTGCGGGGCGTGAGGCAGTTCATGGAACTGACCAAGCAGCTTGAGATGGCCACCCCCGTCCTGCCGGCGCCCAGGGAGCCTGACGAGGAAGGGACCGGCCGCACGGGAGATGGGGGGCCGCAGATCATCCCGCCACCGCGGGCCAAGCGCAGGAGGACGCGAGACCTATGACCGCCGCCAACCATCACATGCCGGCCCTGACGCTCCACCAGCCATGGGCCTCGCTGCTGGCCCTGGGCGTGAAGCCGTTCGAGACTCGCAGTTGGTCGCCGCTCGAACGCTACGCCGTGAGACAGGGATTCGTCGGCCAGCGCATCGCGATCCACGCCGGCATCAAGCGTATCCCGGACGCGGAATACAAGGAGGTGATGAAGGCCGCGCTGGCGTCCTATGGCGCATCGCGGCGAGAGGCGTCCATCCTGGCCTCTGTCATGGTAGACCCACCGTACGGGGCCGTTCTCGCCACTGGCACGCTCATCGGTGCCCACCAGGTCGTGTCGGTGACGGACGATGGCCCAGTCCTCGACAACGGCCGCGCGATCAGGGACGATCTCCTGGGCGATTACAGCGAGAGCCGCTGGTGCTGGGAATTCGGGGACGTGCGGCCCTTGGATGAGCCGGTGCCGGCCAGGGGATTCCAGGGCATCTGGTCCTGGTGGCACGACCCCGCCGTGATCAGGTGATCAGCAGTCCCAGTCGTCTTCGTCGCCGGGAGAGGTACCATCATTGAAAAACGGCCGGATGCCGGCGTGATGTTCTTCGATAGCGTCGGCGTCACTGGCAACCTGCTCAGCGAGCGCTTCGAGGTAAGTTTTCACATCGGCGGGGTTGTGGTTGCGTCGGAAAATGGCCCGCCTGAGCATTTCGAGCTGCAGCGTATGCACATAGAGAACGGCGATATCCTTCAGGCTCCCTCGCTCTTTCCTTACGGCCTGTTCTACCTTTTGCCACATTGATCCCAGGGCGTCGATTTCCGGCCTGTTCTCGGCGATCAACTGTCGGACGCTGTCCAGGATCGTGGATTGCCCGCCCACGACGTGCTTGAACGAGGTCTTGGAAAGATCGCCCCCCGCCTGTTCAGGGCGCATCGCGGCACGCTCCACTGCCACGGCCTCGTTCAAAATTCGCCTACCCGCTCTCTTGCCGTGAACGATTTGCAGAGCCGCGAGCGCTCCTGTGCACTCGGGGCTCGTTCCTTTGCAGGACGCTAGCCTTGCCCCGCTCCAGACTGGACCAACCTCGTCGCCCACACCCTTCACCTTCCACCAGTGCGTGATAAACGACAAATTACATGGTTCGCATAGGGTAGTATTTTCGTCAAAGGCTCGCATGATACGGCGTCCTTTGCGCGCTTCAGCGTCCGACATGATCTATTTACCTCGTTCTTTCGCGTTTTTAACCGCCGCTGCCTATAGGGAACCGATCATCCCGGAGCGTAGAGCTTGCGGAGATCGACGACGCCGATCCTGTCCTGGATGACGGTGTCGAGAAACTTCCGCATCGGGATCGGCAGCTTCACTTTCGCGTTGGCGACGCTGTTGGTGAAGAAGCCAATCCCTGGTCCGCCCCACTGATAGCAGATCGTGACGGTTCGCTCGTCCCGGCTGGCGACGGTCCACGATGAGGTTAAGACGACCCAGCCATCGTGTTCGAATACCAAGGCGGTCATTGGAGCGTCACTCCTACCCGCTCCACGGGATACGCAGCAATCGCGATGCGGTCGGCCTCGTCCTTGGTGACCTCACGGAATTTACCCCGGGCCGCGAGCAGGAGATTGGCGAACATCTGCATCGCCATGCGGCTCACATCCCCGCCCGTCTCGCCGCCCGCGAGGATGGTCGCCAGGTCCCAATCGACGTAGTAGGACCCATCGACGTTCCCCTGGCACCACACCGTCATCGGCATGCCCAGGCCCGTATTCTGGTGCTGCCAAAGGAAGACGATCATGCGCGAAACGGGGGGGGAGCTCTCAAGGCGGACACTTGTCACGGCGCGTTCCTTTTGGTTGCGAGCGGCAGGATCATACCGACTGACCACACGACGGTGTTAAAAACATATTGATGTGTTGCACGCGATCCCCTATGGCTGTCAATCGGAAAAGCACCAGAGACACCAACAGCACAGAAGGCACCTTTGCCACCATGAGAAAGCCGCCGGCTCCTATTCAGCGAAAGACCATCGGTCTGCCCGAACCCACGTGGGCCGCGGTCGAGAAGTATCAGCACAAGAACCTGATCCCGTCCCAGGCAGCGACGCTGCGCCGCCTGCTTCAGATCGGCCTGGACGCGGCCAAAGTCCGCAGGAGAGCCACATGACGGACGGAGATCTACTCCGGACTGACGCGGAGTTGGTGCGGCGGCACGAAGCCGGCGAGAGCTTCGCGGACCTGGGGCGCGCGTTCTCGATCAGCAAACACGCGGCGAAGCGCAGATACCGCGCCCTGGTGCCATACGGGGCTCTGGCGCCGGACGGCGACATCGACTTCGACAAGCTGCGGTCGCTATGGACCGAGGGGCTGTCCTATAGGGCGATCGGCGTCGAGATGGGCGTGAACGCCGACACTATCAACTCATGGCGCGAGCGGTTCGGGTTACCGCGGCGCCAGGCCCAACAGCCGCCATGCAATCAGCCGGACCGCCGGTGGACGGACGATGAGAAGGCGACCGTGATTGCGCATGGGTACGATTTGACAGCTGCAGGGTTGGCGAGGCGGTTAGATGGGCGCAGCGAGCAAGCAGTTGAAGCGTTGCGAAATCGGCTGATGCACAAGGGGTTGATTGAGCGGCCGGTGAAGATCGCGGCGACTGTTCCTACAGAGCGGAAGAATTCGACACGGCCGCGGTCGGAAGTGACAGTGGCGCCCAAGGCGCTAAAACCGGCGCGGGCTGCGAAACCCGCCAAGGCGCTAAAACCGGCGCAAGCTGCGAAACCCGCCAAGCTGCCGCAGCCGACTCCGTCATCTAAGCCCGTCCCGGCGCGTGCGCCGTCGTTGCCGCAGGACCCACCGCCGCGCGAATGGCCGGCGGGCACCGAGGCGATGATCCGCTGCACATGGACGCAGCTGAAGCAGATCGGCGAGGCCTGCGGCGTGGTGATGAGGGACATGCATGACATCGACCGGCTGAACAAGCGGCGGGCGGAGTTGAAAATGCCGCCGGTCTACGTTCGATTGACCGGGTGGTCTGCGTCATGAAGGCGATCGAGGCGGTCCGCACCAGGCCCCAGAAGCCGGGCGGCACGCTCCCGTTCGCAGGGGACGACAATTCAGCGTTCCACGCATGGAGGAACGCTTGCGACGCCTGCCAGCATTCCGACCAACGCCTCGGCTGCACGGCTTGGGGCGTGGTCGAGTATCGGGACGGCATCCAGAGCGGGATGCCGCGTATCCCGGGCGGATGCACCAGATGGAGCGCACGAAATGTCGAATGAAACAGAGGCGTCGGGCGTCCCGGCTCACGACGAAATCGACCACGCGCTGGCGCTACTGCAGGTGCTGGCTGACCGAAAGGCCGCATACGACGAGATCAACCTCGCTATAGGGAAGGTGCAGGGGGAGCAGATATTTAGCACCCACATCTTCGCCATGGACGAAAAGATCGAGACGGCGGTCGTGGCCCTGCTCGATCACATCCTCGGTGACGAGTTGGCGACCTATTTCCTCTACGAAGCCCTCGGCATGAAAGGCGACGCTTACATCCAGGACCACGGCCGACGCTGGCCGATCCGCTCGGTCGAGGACGTCGGGACCTATGTCAGGGAACGCAGCGTACTGCCAGTGCACGCTCCCGGCCTGATAACGCGCGCGGCCCGCTATGTGAGAAGCTGACGCCATGGGCCATTCGGAAAACCTGGAGATCGTTGCGCTGAACGCCGCGGGTGACCTGTGCAAGTTGCCCCAGCCTGACCCGCGCACAGCAGCAGCCATCAAATTCGCACGCGAGGTGTGGGCGTTCTACGTCGAGACCGGCATCGAGATCGAGGAGCTGTTCGTCACATGTGGTCTCGCCGAGCTGCGGCCCGCGACACCCGAGGATATTGCTTTGCTCGGGCTTGTGGGAATGGCCAGCGTCGGGGATGAAGTCCTCGGTCTTACCGACCTGGGCCGGGCGGTGCTGATAAGCGACACCGACGATGATCGGGCCGAGCGCTTGGCTGTCAGTGCCCCCTGACACACGGGTGGCACAGGGTGGCACGTTAACCGGCCCGCGCCCCCCTGCGCATCTGTGTCACCTCGTCAGCCAGAGAAAACTCCCCCGGTAAGTCATTGGAATATAAGTGAGCAGTCTCGTGGCCTCGCGCATCGCCATCTGACACATCCCTTCCAGGGGGCGCTGTGACAATGACACAAAACAGTAGCTCATTACATTAGGATGTGTTAGACGCTTTCTATCGGTTGGGAGGCTCTGATGCCTAGGACGCTGCAAGGCAAAGTCGAATTGCCACCCTGGGATGAGATCAGGCGCCTCTACGAGACGACGCCCATCGGCGTCCCAAGCCTGCAAAAGAAATACGGCTTTGCGTCCAGAACGACGATCAATCGCCGGAAGGCGAAAGAGGGATGGAAGAAGCAGGTCGACGAGCTGATCTCTGTGGCAGCCGCCGAGCAAATCGTGGCCGACATCAGGCGGGAGCAGGAGGCTCAGGCCCCAGCTCCCGAGCCTGAGCCTGATCCGGCAGTTGTTCAGGCGATCCAAGAGATGAGGATCTATGACCCGGTGCCGGAGTCTGATCCCGCGCCTGAGCCAGCCTCCGATGAGGCTGAACACGTCCGGGCCGCGGATGTGGGCCGGTCGGGTATGGTGCCCAGCGTCGAAGACCTCGAAAGCCGGCGCGACGCCGTGGTGGTGCAGATGGCGGGCATCCATGCCGATCGCATCAGGGCGCAGCTCACTCGTGCCGGCGAGATGCAGCAGGTCGGCACTGGCATCCTGCGCCTGATCATGGCCGCGACAGTGCCGGCCAACACGACAGATGGCGTGACCCTCGCACTCAAGCAGCAGGCTGTGATGAACCTGTGCGGGGTCAATCCGGATCGAGAGACGCTGGCCGGACTGCTGAAGGCGGCATGCGACATCCTGTCCAAGGGCATCGGCCTAGAGCGCCAGGTCTTGGGGATCGCCACCCCGGAGAAGACGAAGGTCGGGGTCGGGGTCGTCATCACCAACAACACCGGGCCAGCCGCCGATCCCAGCAGTCCGGGGAAGGTGCTGAAGAGTCTCGACACGAAATCGGCCTGGAAGATGCGCGAGCTGTTGGCCGAGGCCAGCCGAGCCGCGCGACGCCAGCAGACCGGCCAGGAGGCGTAGCATGCAGTACCGAGGCGCGAAGTTCAGCGTGAAGTTCTGTCGGGTTGAGCGACACTGGCACTCAGTCGTGTGGGATCGGGACCGGTATTGGTTGGCGCGATGGGAGGCCATTCTTGACGTGGCGATTTACGTCGATCGCGAACTTGCCTCTCGCGGCGCGCCGAACGGGCGGTTCGTTGGCACAAAGGTGCAGAAATGATCAGGCGGATCGGCAACTCGGTTTGTCCAGGCCATGCCGCTGCGGTGGTGCGGGCGAATGTGCGGCCGGCGCCCGAGGCGAACTTCACCGGAGCGATGGCGGCATGAGCGTGGCCAGTGACCCCATGGCCGCGCTCGGCACCATGAGCATGGCCACCCAAGCATCCCGCCTCGACGCGATCAGCGCCGGCGAGATGTCCGTCAACGATGCCCGTCAGGCGGAGATCATCGCGGCGCACCGCCTCGAAGCCGAGGCAGAGGTCGTGGCCGCCACGATCTGGACCGTGTGGACGCAGAACCCGAAAGCCCCGGAGTGGGCCGTCGGCCTGACCTGGGACGCGTTGACCTGGGACGCGCGCAGTCATCCAGGCGGTGCAGCGGAGGGGCTGCGGCGTCTGGCCCTGGATGAGGCCAAGGCCTCGATCGCCAACCTGGACGCGTTCCGTGCGACGTCGGGGAAGCGATGAGCAGCCAGGAAGAGACCCTCGTTCTCGCCAGAGCGCAGAGGCGAGAGGATGCGATGGCAGCACGCCTCCGGGCATGCCTGCTGGCAGTGCGAGAGTGCCCGGCGGACCTTGTCGCGTGGGGGGAGGCCCACGGCATCCCTGAATTCGCCAAATTCACGTGGCAGGCAGGATTCCTCGCCGGCATGCGCGCGGCGAAGCTGGAGGCCGACGCGGTAGACGTCGCGAAGGATGCTCTATGAGCAGATCAGATGAGGTAAATAAGTACGTCGAAGATCAGACGGTCGCCCTGAAATGGGAGTTTTGCGGACATCCGTATGTTGATCCGACGGCCCCTGAGTTCGCCGATGTCGCCAGACAATTGGAAGCAAAGGAGGCATCGGGCGATGTGCCGTGGGCTCATCCAGACCTCGCGGGTTGGACGGTCGTCAGCATGAGCATCCGCGAAGGCAGAAGGCGCCGCCATATGGCCGTAACCCTGACCAACGGCCACGTCTGCATCAAAGCTGAAGGCTCTGACAGCCAGGAAATCTGGGAGGACCTCCGCGCCGACGCGGTAGACGTGGCGAAGGCTGCCACATGAGCGGGTCGCACCGAGACTACGACCACATCGGAGGCCTGTTCGGCGGCCCGGCCCGCTCGTCCGGCACCGCACCGCCGGACCTGGACCCAATGTCGTTCGACGTCGACGAGCTGCGTGCCGCGCTGCTCAGCGCCTCGACCGAAATAGGCCTGTGGGACTGGGGCGTCAGGCCCGCGGTGCGCGCCATGGAGGCGGAGGGTTGGCTTGTCCCCAGGCTGGTGACCGAGACGATACGCGGCTGGCACATCACCGAGCTGGGCCGCCTGGAGCTATCCGCGATGCAGGGGACGGAATCACCATGAATAGCTCGACTACACTCTACGTCTTCGAAGAACTGGAGCGCGTAACAGTCGCCGCGATGAACGCGGCGTAAAATGGACGGAAAGTCACCATGAGCGCAACCACGACACACGAGGCCGGCGCGCGGCCTTGGCCCATGCTGCCCGGCGTCCGGGGATCGGCCAGCTTTGCGGGCGAGCGCCAGGAGCATCTTCTGTGGCTCGAACGGGTCTGGGACAGCGATCGCGAGGTCCTTCCCGACGATCTCCCCTTCGCGCTGTGGATCGGCATGAACCCATCCGCCGCGAGCGAGACCGAGGACGATCTGACCGTGCGCAAGGAATACACCTGGACCAGGACCACGCTGGGCCTGACGCGTTATGTGAAGGTCAACGTCGGCACGTATCGCGCCACCAACCCCGGCGACCTGGAGGCAGCGGACGAGGTTCAGCACGTCGAAAACACCTTCTTTATCGCCAGCTTCGCCGCCAAGGCTACGAAGATCATTGTGGCGACAGGTCAGGTTCCGCCGGTGCTGGAGCAGCATGCGCGCGAACTGTTCGTCCAGCTGCGCCGCTGGGGATTCCCGTTGCTCTGCCTGGGCCTGACAAAGTCGGGGTGGCCCAAGCATTCCAGCAGGATCGGATACGACACCCCGTTCGTGGCGTTTCAGCCATGAGGCGGAGCAGGCCGCAATCCTTGGCGGAGCGAAAGCCTGTGACGCTCGCCTACTTTGCGACCGAGCGATCCGTGCCGGCGGGCAGCCTGTGGTGGAGGCAAATCGCCGTGTGGCAGAGCGAGGGAGTTGTGCGCCTGGTGTGGGGCGAGACGCGCGACTTCGCGAACGTGGTGTTGACCGATGCGGGAAAAGTCCGCGTGGCAGGAGTGAAGGTGTGATGGCACGAGACGACTGCGACATCTGCGGTGGCACGGGCTTTATCTTCCTGTATCCCCGCGAACGGGTGACCGCCAAGGCATACGACCCAAGGGCCTCCCTCACGGTCGCGCGGCGCCAGTATCCGTGTCCGGAATGCAATCGGCTTGAAGCGGTCGTCATGGCGGAAACGGCGACGTACGACCTGACCTTGTTGCAGTCCAGTCGTGCCGGTTCTGAGGCGCTCATACCAAGGATAGTGGCGGCAACGACGGCTCGCCTCACTGAGAAAATCATCAATGAAGGATTGGCGCAGGTCGAGGTTTTTCCCCCAAACGTCCTGGGCAGACCGTTGGTCGGCTCGTTACGGGTCAGCTTAACAATGCTGACGAGGGCGGGCACAAAGGATCGGATGAAGCCAATCGACGACGTCTATCGCTAAGGCGTGAATGACGCCGCGTTGGCCATGACGGGACTGCTGGAGGGGCTGACTCCTCTGCACGACACCAACGCAAGATGAAGGGAAAGAGAGCATGACCGAGGACGAGTATATCGAGGAGGTCCGGGCAACCGTCGCAAAAGACGGATTGAAGGAGTTCATCGCCCACGTCTGGCCTTTTGTCGCTGGCGCTTTCGAATCTTATTTGTCGCCTTGGCATATCGACGCGATCTGCGACCACTTGGACGGCGTGAGTGCCGGGCACATCAAGCGTCTCGCGATTGCAGTGCCGGCGCGGCACGGCCTGTCGAGCGTGGTCCGGGGTGCGTGGCCTGCCTACGACTGGATCAAGCATCCTGAGCGACGGTTCATTCGGGCCTACTCTTCCAACCGTGATTACGTTCCAGCGATGGCAGCCCGCAGGCTTCTGAAGAGCGACGGATACCGGGCTTGCTGGGGTCATACTCACGCTCTTACAGGCCCGTTCGGGAACAAGAACGACAAGGGAGGCTCTCTCAAAGCGGTGGAGGTTGGCAGCCCTCTCGCGGGAGAGGCGGGCGACTTCCTGATCGGAGACACCTTGATCGACCCCATCAACGTGTGGTCCGACAAACTGCGGACCCAGGCGATGCAGTGGTGGGACGAGGTCATGACCACTCGCCTCGCTGACCCGGTGAACGGCGCCATGGTGGTGGTCCAGACCCGCTCTCACCACGACGATCTCATTGGGCACGTCATGGCGAAGGAGCCGAATGGCTGGACCTATCTATGCCTGCCGGCGGAATTCGAGCCAGACCACCCGCACCGCTGGATACGGGATCCTCGCAAGGAGGCCGGCGAGCTGCTGTGGCCTGAGCGTTTCCCGCGGGAGGATGTCAACACTCTCAAGGCTGCTCTCGGGCCTGCAGCATCAGCCGCGCAGCTCCAACAGAGGCCTTCGCCACCTCAGGGTGTAAGGGCAGCGAGCGTGCCCGATCACCACGCGGGCTGCGCGATCAGAGAGCATCTGGGTGACGTCTGCACATGCGGCGCTGAGCCTCAGCGCCAGGCGGACCGGCCAGACCTGCGCGCCGGCCTGGCTCGCCTGGACGAATACTTCGGAATCTCTGAGAGCCTGTATGGGACAGGCTGTGATCACGGGGTCAAACCCGCCAGGGACTGTCCGAATGAAGACTGCCCACAGCGGTTGGCTCATATCGCGTGGGTCGCTCTCTCGGCCGCGGCGTCGCATGGCGGAACATGAAGCACTTCGCCCGATAGAGCGACGCGTCCTTGCTTACCTGGACCAGCACGGCGCCACCCACCGCCGCCTCGTGGTTTTCGATCTCGCGTCGCCGGACAGCAAGATCGGAAGGGCCAGAATGGAGGATACGAGCCATGGCTGAGAAGGCGTGCATAATCTGCGGCTTGGCCTTCGAAACCGATGGGCGAGCCCTGACGTGCTCGGTGACATGCTCAGCCTCGCTGCGGAAGAAGCGCAAGGCGAAACTGGACGCCGCCGTCAAAAGTAACCCCGTTTTACACGAGCGGCAAAAGGAGCGTAACCGAGAGACCTTGCGGATACGCTTAGGCGACCCGCGCGTGCGTGAAGCTACTTTGGCAGGAGCGAAACGATACAAGGAGTCGGAGCGCGGGCAGGCGAAGATTAAAGCTTACTCGGCGGTGTATAATAGGCGTCGGCGGGACTGTGGGAAACAGGGAGGCCAAGCCAATGACTGACCTCGAACAGACAGTCGTCGACGCCATCTCCCGACTGAACGAATACTTCGGAATCTCCGTGACCACATGAGCGAATCGTCCCACGCGGACCCAGACTTCGACCAGTTCTCCGCGTGGGCGCTTTCCGATCCGGACGGAGCTATCGTTGAGCTGGATCGCCACATCGTCGCCCAGGACGGCCTGAGCCAGTTCATCCCTCTATCCTGGCACCTGATCGAGGGTGCCAGCACGCCCTACGTGTCGAACTGGCACATCGACGCGATCTGCGACCATCTCATGGGAGTCAGCGCGGGGCACATAAAACGTCTCGCAATTGCGGTGCCGCCTCGTCATATGAAATCTGTCTCAGTTTCAGTTACGTGGCCAGCTTTTGATTGGGTTGAACACCCTTGGCGGCGGTTCCTCTATGCCTCCTATGCCCATGCCCTGTCGATCCGGGACTCGGTCCGGTGCCGGCGCATCCTGGCCAGCGATTGGTACCGGAAGCGTTGGGGCGACTCGCACAATCTGACCGAGGATCAGAACACCAAGATCAGATTTGACAACGACAAGAGCGGGTTTAGACTATCCACGTCGGTTACTGGTATGCTGACAGGAGAGGGGGCGGACGTCATAGTTGTTGACGATCCGCACAATGTATTGGAGGCCGAGTCAGAAAAGAAACGGACTAGGGTGCTGGAGTGGTGGGACGAGGCGATGTCGTCTCGCCTCAACGACCAGAAGACCGGCGCCTATGTCCTGATCCAGCAGCGTGTGCATGAGCGCGACCTCCTCGGCCACGTCATGTCCAAGGAGTCCGACGACTGGACCTATCTCTGCCTGCCGGCGGAATTCGAGCCGGACCACCCGCATCGTTGGTTCCGTGATCCCCGTAAGGAGGCCGGCGAGCTGCTCTGGCCAGCTCACGTCCCTCGCAAGGAGCTGGATCGCCTCAAGGGGAGGCTGGGGATATACGCAGCAGCCGGTCAGCTCCAACAGAGGCCTTCGCCACGCGAGGGCGGTATCTTCAAACGCTCCTGGTTCCCGGTCGTCGAGACGGCGCCGTTCGACACGCGATGGGTTCGCGGCTGGGACCTCGCCGGGTCCGAGAAGAAGCTGATCAAATCCGATCCGGATTACACCGCTTCGGTCAAGGTGGGTTGGTCACCATCGGCGCAACGCTGGATCATCGGTCACGCCGAGCGGTTCCGGGAAGAGCCGCACGAGGTCGAGAACCGCATGCTGCGACGCGCCGAGGCGGACGGGACGCAGGTGCCGATCCAGATACCGCAGGACCCGGGTGCGGCAGGCAAGATGTGGGCCCAACGCCTTATGGTCGTCCTGAGCCGGTTTTCGATCTATGCCGATCCGGTGACTGGCGACAAGCTGGCCCGCGCCATGGGATGGGCCGGACGGGCGGGCGCCAAGATGGTGTGGATCCAGAAGGGCGACTGGAACGAGGCGTTCCTGACCGAACTGACCAGCTTCCCGACCGGCGGGCACGACGACCAGGTCGATGCGGCGAGTTCGGCGTTCGACCGTCTGGTCAACAACACGTTCGGGATCGCCGGCTTCTATGAGGCGCAGCTCAGGGAGAAGGGGGTAGAGGTCGGGACGCTGAAAAGCCCGTATCAGGTCGAGCAGGAGAGAGTCGCGGAGGAGAAGGCCAGGCGCGCCGCCGAGGCTGGCGAGCAATCCCCTGCCCCTGCCGAAGGCATGCCGTCCAACATCGAGGCCATCGCGGCCATCGCGGCGGCCCTTCTCGGGAAGAACGCCCGCTAACCCGAACATGATAATGTATTTGACGGGACACAGAAATGTGACGTAGCCATCCCGTGCCGCCTGATTTGCGGGAATCACTGGGAGCCGGCTCC